TAAACAATTTAAAATGTTTTTCAGACACGCTCTAGGAATTTTTCTACATTCTTTTGTCTCTCCATTGATAGCGGCGTTATTAACAGAAATTTCTCCATCAACAATAAATCCATCTGCAAAAATCTCTTGTCCAGTTCTCAATAGAACTAAATCACCTACTACCAGATCATCTTTATTAATTGTCTGTACGCTTCCATCTCGGACAACATCACAATATCTAACTGCCGTTTTTGCTCTTAGCTCTGCTGCAGATTTCTGTACGCCTAGACCTGTCTTAATAGCAATTCCAGTAACAATAGCTAAAACCACTATAATCATTACAGGTTCAGAAAGAGACATTACTCCCATAGCTCCTAAAACCAACTGAAACAAAGCAATTATTATTAGAATCATAGTAATTGGTTCAGTTAATGCCTCCTTAGCAAAATGATACCATTTCTTCAATTCAGGCTCCGGAAGCTTATTACTTCCATATGTAGTCCTACTAACCTCTACTTCGCTACTTTTTAATCCATTAAAATTCATTCTTAAATCTCTCCTAATACAATTCTTTCATTGACAGACATTACAAATTCTTCTATAGCTTTATAATTTGGTTTATCAGGCAATAAGGTATTCTTTGAATCATACTCAAGTCTTTTCTCTAACTCGTTTACCATTTCAAAAAATTCTGGGATAGGCTGACTGTTTGCATCCAAATATTCTCCATTACGTAGAGCCATAAGAAGCTCATGATCATCTTCTCTATATGTAATAATTTTGCCTTTTTCAAGAATATCAAAACACATAAGATACAATCTCACTAAATGGCACATATGCTTTCCTAACTTATTATGTTCTATGGCATGCTTATTTCTCTTCCCAATTCTGGAATAATCCCTAATAATGTTTTTCATTTCGGCCCACATCCCCTGATAATCATTCAAAGGATAGTGCTTCAACTGGATATCCATAAATACTTCTGTTTCATAATCTTCCTGAATACCTTTATCTACATAAAGCTTTATTGCATCTTCTGGAAAATTGAAATACTTTTCAGGGAAAGTATAAAAAGCATTCATAATACTATTAAGAACATGCTGCATTCTTTCTTCTTGTCTCAATTTCCTGGCAGCTTTATTATCAAGCCTTCTTAACTGGCTTGTAGCATAGCCTCCAAAAGAATAGATTGCTTTCTTAGATAAAAACATTTCAGCATTATCAAGAAGTTCTTGACCAATTGGATGAATATAAAGATAATGTTCTGGCTTCAATCCTATCAGCTCAATTGTGTTTGGGTTGCAGTTTGACAATAGAGTTATCAATTTATTAAAAGAATAGATTGTTGTATCTGTTGTTTCTTCCGTTACCTGATCAAAATTATGTGTAGGAATCAGGATTTCTTCTCTTTTATTTAAAGCACAACCCCTAATATCCAGATCGGAGTTTTCTGTATCTGTACCATAAGCATGAGACCCACCTAAGCCTAATAGAATTATGTTACTCCCCAGGTGCTCGTTCGCTCTTAAGAAATCATAGTGTTCACTTTTCAACAATTTTTTGATTTTCTCTATTTTCATCAATTTCTCCTGTTGAATAATAATAATTTACTATATCGTCTAAGTTCCTTATCTCTTTTTCTAACTCTGCGCACTTTTTCTTGCTATCACATGCCCATAACTGTTTTCGTAGCTTCGTTGCAACCTCAGATACCTTTTCTGCTTCTTCTGTTTTATCAATGGTTTCTATGACATCAACTTCAATTGGTTCTCCGCAAAATGGACAGAATTTAAGAGGGTAATAATAATCATCAGGCCATGTATCTCCCCAGTCTTGGACTTCTTCGCTTACGTAAAAGAAAATTCCAAAAGTTTCATTACTTTCGTAGTCACAGTCTTGGCATACTACAGTTTCACAAGTTCTACATAAGTAGGCATCAGGGTATTCATTAGAAATAATTATTCTAGGATTTTCTTCCAATGCCTTACAGCAGAACTTTGGTTTATAATACTTATAAGATGTGTTGCCATCTACAATTATTTCCTTTGCTTTTATTTCCATGTTTGCACCTCAGATAATCTGTAAGTTTTCATCACCAATAAGCCATGCAGAATCTAAAATAAAATTTTCATATGGATCACCATTGTCATTCCAGAACTCATCCGATCCAACTTCCCAATCGCCCAATGTTCCAGCATTAAAGTTACCGTATAAATAATCTGCCACATATTCTAAAAACGCATCTGCAGCCTTATCATAATCTTCTTTTCTTATTGACTCTTCTACATCCGGCTCAAGATCAATCCATTTATGCTGTTCAATCAAAAAAGATTTAGCGTTGTCTCTTACTTTCAACAGTGAGTTTTTAATGTCTGTCAATGTTGCATCTTTCTTTTTTGCAATAATATAACTTGAAGACGAACTATTAGTGACAAATCCTCTTCTTATTTTCATTAACCATCTCTCCCTTCTCCTTCGGCAACTTTTATATCAGCAAATCCATTTACTTTCGTAATAACATTTATCGCTTCACCCATAGAGTAATCATAATCATATATAGCATCGCCCCATTCATCATAATAAGCATCGTTACTGTCCTTAATTACGATATATTCTCCATCAGGGTGCTTTTCTAAAATGTCATCAACCCCATAAATGACCGCTCCGCACCAACTAGCACCAAGCTCACCAGACCAGTTTTTTTCATCATTTACACCAGTAACATCTAATACATCAAGATTGAACTGATCAATTATCTTCTGAGCTTTTTCTTTGTCAGCAATCCTTGCAAAGCAAATAATGAAACTGCTAGAGCTTGAATTAGTAACAAATCCTTTCCGTATTTTCATGAGCCCTCCTTTCTAGTGGCTCTCGCCACTAGATTTCTTATTCCACTTAGGTTTATCAGTTTTCATTTTATTTACATGTTTAGAAAAAGCAAGTGACTTCTTAGACTGCTTCATCCCATGTTTAACCATTCTAGTATGTTTCTTTCCGTTTTTATCTACTTTTGTCTCATACTCTTTGTTCCAGGAATTCTTTGATCTCATATTACATGTCCTCCATTGAATAAATTACTTTTTCTAAGCTTCTTTTTGATTTGAAACACTTCTTAAGCAAACACCACATAATGGCTTTTTCAGTATCATCTTCGTCTTCCCAATCATTTAAGACTACAGAAGTCTGTGTTCCATCTTTGAACCCTACAGTAGTTCTAATTTTTCCTGTAGCAATATCTTTTGTTCTTCCTACAAATGTGATATCATCTTTCGAAAGTGTTTTACAAACCTGTTTATCAGTTTTATTTTTAGGTACAATATATACATCAATGCCTAAAGCATCTTTAATCTGACGCTCACAGCTTCTAAGCTCTTCTCCAATAGTATGCTCTTTTTCTTTTTTCGCTACTGCTTTTTCAAGTGCTTTTAAAATCTCATCTGGTGACATATTCATATCTGTTTTCTCCTCTTTATAATTAAAATACTGCATTGGTTTCAGTTTAAACTTATTTTTTGTATGTAAACGATCAATCCGTCTTTTAATTTCCGGATCATCGCAAATACCTGTACGAATATATCTATCTAATACTGCATAGGTAAATCCGAAGCTATCTTCATCTGATTTACCGCATAACCCATCTGATGGTGTTTTCTCTATATATTTTTTAGGTAGTCCTAAATAATAACCGATTCTTTTTACTTCACTCTTTGTGAACTGAGCCAACGGTGAAAAGTCCCCTGCTGCGTCACCATATCTAGTGGAGTATCCGATGTAATCCTCAGAAAGATTACATGTATTAACCACTCTTCCATTGTGTGACTGTGACACCCCGTATAGAGTGGTCATTCTTAGTCTAGGAGCGAGATTAATTAATGTCTGATCTGTTACATTAAATGCAGCATCAATTTGATCAATAATATCATCATAAGCTGATCCAATATTAATAGTAAGATAATCAATGTTTAATACATGCTGGCAAATATCATAAGCCACATCAATATCATCCTGTTTATAGTTCGGCATGATTACTCCGAGAACTTTGTCAGCTCCAACGGCTTCCACACATAGCTTAGCAGCTACTAAAGAGTCAACGCCACCGGAAATACCTACTATGAGATTACATCCAGGACCATTCTCTTCTCTCCAATCTCTAATCCACTGAATACAATCATTTGTTGCTTTTTCTACATTAAACATTCTGCTCCTCCAATTTCCACAATTCTACTTCAAAACTACTTAATTCTTCTTCTATAATCTTATAAACCACTTCCCAGTCTGCTCCTCCTCTTCCGCAGCCTATTTTATATGGGAGTGCAATGGTTGTCTTGTGAGGTCTGTTATCAGCATCAAACCAATAAACAGGTATTTGTTGTCGAATAAAATTTAATCCTTCTCGAAAAGCTTTAACATCAGTATACTGTTTTCCATCATATCCATACTTGTCTTGTGCAAATAAGGACAATATCTCTTGATTTTTCCTTCTGATAAAGTACTCGTCATATGTTCCAAGAAGTAATTCTGGATTAAACTCACGTAATTTACAGACGTTTCTATAATGTATATAAATACCTTCGTCATAATCTCTTAATGCTTTAGCAACTCCAGTATTCATTTCTCCTTGGCAATTAACTTGATGAATTATATAATCGGTCTGTGCATCTACAATGTTACCTTCAATAATTTTAATCATAAATCTTTTCCTATAAATCCTGAAATGTAAACTTCTCGCCACAGGAGCAAATCACTTCTCCAATAGTTCCAATGCTTGTGGGAACAAATTGATATGTATATCTCCCGCCACAACATCCGCCAGCTCTCAATCTCTGTTCCATAGTTTTCAAACCATGTTTCTCAGCGTCATGTTTTAACTGCCACTCTTTGATTTTCTCCTCTTCTTCTTTAGAAATTGGAAATCCTCTATGTAAATCATCTTTTGCTTTTTCCAACTCTGTTTTCATTCTCTGCATTTCAGAGTCTTTATAATGCTCATCTTTGAGCTTTTTGTTTTCTTCTTCTAAGTATTTGATTCGTTTTTCATAAGTATCTACTTTATCAATAATCCCCTGACAAAGATCTGAAACTGAATCAGTAAAATAACTCATTTTTAATACCTCCCTATATCTACTCCATAAATGATGAAACATGTACAGTTACAAAATCGCTATGTGCACGAATATAATCCAAAGTTTTAACTGTATCTTCTACAATTGCAATCTGAGATGGCTTAAGTCCGAGCTTTTGTTGCAGCGTTTGAAGCACAGTAAGTTTTTCTGTCTTTTCTAAAGTGAAATAGATATTATCATCTGGCAGATCATAATTGTCTTTTATAAAAGCTCTTTTACCAGGAATTTCATTTAAAGGACTCTTTGAACAGGTATATACTTTATTCACGCCTTTCTTCTGAATAAACTCCTGTATTAATTTGATCGGACGCACATCTTTATACGGATTCTCACCGGAAGCTACAAGTCTGTCCCATTCATCGTCAGTCATACTATGACTTAATTCAGAAAACTCATACGGAGCAAGTACTCCATCTACATCCATTACTACAATCACATCATCTTTTAATAAATAATCTGTAATTTTACTCATCTTTGTTTCTTCCGTTTAATCTGTCTCTGATTTCTTTAAATATTTCTGTATGATATATTTCACCGTCTTTAAATACAGTTTTTAATGCCCCATCATAAACAAAGCTGTCATATCCATCTCTGCACCTTAATTCTCCATTTTCATCGTAATATACATGACAACATCCTTTATGAGATTTCTTTAAATGGCTTACATCTGTCTTTGGATCTTTGTAAATCATAATCGGTTGTCCGTTAACTTCTCCAAATGTAGCTTTCATAGCAATGCCGAACATATCTCTGGTTACAACGACCATACGTCCATCAGGTTCTACAACTGCCGAGAAACAAAAAGCCCCAACTCCAAATACAATGTTGTTTGCAGCGAATCCTTTCTTCTCAAGTTCTTCCCATACCTTTTTTACATTGTTAAGAGTACAGCCATCACCATAGATAATTCCAATATGAGGGTCCAGTACTTTGTAACCTTTGCTATTTACTGATCCTTCAAATGTATTCCAGAGTTTTTCGATAGTCTTAACTGAAATCTCTACCATATCACCAGAATCCGGACGAACCAAGAGCTTACCATTGTGCTGCATAATTTCTTTTTTGCAAGCTGGAAGAATATTGTCAATCATGTTCCAGTAATCATATGTATCAGATACCATGCTGAAAGATGCATTCGGATATAATTCTGTAAGTAGTCTTTTCACAAATGTAATTTCGTCTCCGTCCACAGCATAATTTGAAGCCATGACCGCATGTTCGGTAGAAATCGCACCAATTCCAATATGACTCACGCTACAGTCATTGAAATAATATTTGTCCAAATAATCAATTGCCGGGATCGTACTTGTCTTATCAAAGGATAATAGCCAAGCAACGGAGCATCTCTCTGCTTCTTCCATACAGGACATTCCACGCATTCCAAAGTCTGAGCAGGCCATTTCAGGTCTTAAAATGTCGTCGCAGGTCTTTTTATAGTAGAAATTTGCCAGTTCTCTGTACATATGTCCAATTGTTGCATGAGCACACGGCTTCCAAAGCTCAACCTGCAGAATACACTCAATCCACTGCACAACCCATGCAAAATCTGGATGTGTATTCGTGATTTCAATGCATGGCACTCCCATAGGCACTAATGTACCTTCCGGTAATGCACGGATCTGAATCGGAAGATACCCTAATTCGTGAAGTTTAAGGATTGGAGAAATATCGTAATTTCCTTCTCCTAACTGAATGTCCATACTAATTGTATAAAGTTCTTGAACTTCATCAGTGCTTAATTTAAAGAAATCTCTTTTAAAATATGTAATAAGATATTCTTTAATAAAAGCCTGCAGTCCGAAGAAAACCATATGATCCTGCTCCTTTAACATTGATCTTCTCGGAGTCCAATAAGAGACTAACTTCGTCAATCCTCTCGGAAACATATTGTGGTGTACTTGTTTGTAAGTATCGCTTAACAGAATTGCTAAGGTATCCATTATTTTTTATCCTCCTCTTTGTCGTTTACAACTTTATCAATCTGATCAGTAATGTAATCAATAACATCCTTGCCGGTTTTCCCAATTGCTTGAACATTGTCCGATGTTAGTTCATTTGCAACCATCATTGTATAAACGGTTTCGGTAGTTGGTGTAAGAACTGTTAAAATTACAGAAATAATCCCAATTGAAATAAATAACTTGAATCCATTCTTTGTTAAATCATCAAATCCTATCAAACATATTGCAAATGCAGCTACTGCAACAATCAGAAATAAAGTCCCCACTGCATCTGCTCTACTTGCAAAATAAATCAACCAAGGACTAATAATTGGTTCCATACTTTCTCATCTCCTTTATAATTTTATCAACTTCATATTCTCTTAAAATATCATCCACATCTTCTATATGAGAATATCTATTAGAGTGTCTATATGTAGCAATTTCATAAGCCATTGATTCAATCACGTCTTGTAAGCTTAGAAGTCTATCTTCCCATTTGTATGTTTCTGTACGGTAATCTGGTAATTCTCTTAATGGACATAATTTAGGAATCGTTGAATGTTCTTTCCTTTTTAAGGAATTAATGTATTTATTTAATAATTGGCAATAATATCCATACGTTTCTAATTCTGAAAATGGGCATTCGTCACATGAATTAGGTTCTTCTATAGATAACATAACTTTACTCATTATTATCTTCTCCTGTAATTTCTCTCAAACAATCATTCCAACCAATCTTGTAGCTAGGCATTTTTCCATTGCTTTGAAAATACTCTCTTCCGTACACTCCTGTTAATTTCATTTTATCCGGCAATGGATTCAAAGGACATCCTTTCATTAACTCATCCCACGAATCACCAGCATTGAAATTTGCATTAGCATCTTGTACTGTGCATTCATCTGCATCGTTTAATAGCGGACAACGTATACATTTCTCTGGCGTATCAATCACTAATACTGATTTACTTATTTTCTTCTCTTACCTCTTTTCTGCAAGAATGCTGCGTGTGTACAGGACTGATTCATCTAAATCTCTCAACCAATTCAATCTTAGGACTTTCCAGATTTGTTAGAATCGTATCTGTCGTATAAATCTTCTCAATCAGTCCATTGTTTTTCAGAAGTTCTCCTTCATAAATAGTATTCTCACAATGAGTTATATAAAGATAAATCTTATTTACTCCTGTTTCTTTTAGTTTCTTAGCACTATAATAAAAAGTACCACCTCTGCTGCAGATATCATCTACAATAAGGATATCTTTACCTGGCAGTTGATTAATTTCACCTGATAAATCTAAACCTTTAATTTCTCCAGTCTCCCAATCTCTATTCTTAATACCGAAAGCATATGGAAGATGTACTGCTGAAGAATATCTTTTCATAGATCCTGCATCCGGATAAAACATCATAAGATTATCACTAGCAATCTTCTTGACAGTATCTTCAATCATTCGATTCGGTGACTCTACATGTACTTTATTAAATAATGCGGCAGATACATCAGAGTGAGGATCTAAAACTTCTACTCTTCCAAAATGTAATGAATTGATAGTCTGAGCAAAATATTTTAAAGTAAATAATTCGTTCTCATACTTAACTCGATCCATACGAGCATCTGGGATATAAGGCATATATAAATTAGGCACTACTCTATGATCCCAACAATATCTAGTAATATATTCAACTGCTGTTAATTCTTCCATTGATTCAAAGAACCATTCAATATTATCTCTACACCATCCTCCGATGGGTGGGATATTCTTAAATAAGAATGTCCCATCAGGATATTTGTCAAGTTTGATTTCTACGCCGTTTAATTTAATCATTCCAAATCTCCTTATAATCTATTTCTCGCTGCTCAATAATGTTATCTCTTGTAAAAATAATCTCAAAATCTGAAATCTGTTTCGTTCCAACAAGCTGAAATTCATAAATCTTATACCCAAGTTTCTGGAGTTCAAGAACATCGGTAAGACTGAACCAGTGTTTTAATGTTTCTTTTGACGGTGCTGCTGAAAACCACTGTTCCCCACCTTCTCTGTATAATTCACTATCTTCCATTGGCAGGTTTCTACTCAATCCTTCTGAGAGCTGGTCGAATACAGGATTCCATGTTCCATCAAAATTCCGCCACAGTCCATGTTTTTCAACTTGGTCTTCTACTCTATACCCAAAAATCATTTTTTTCCCTATTATGTTAATCCACTTATTCAGCCATTTCTAACGTTTTAAATGTATCGTATTGTGTTAAAACACTTCTCAACGTATCTAAAATCGCTTTGTCCACTTCTGAATAATGTTCTGTGCTGGTTGTCATATTGTATTTTGATTTAATTTTTCTAATTTGTTCTTCTATTGTAAATTTAAACATCTTTTCATACTCTTCTTTCAATTTGGTTCTATTTAAAAATGCTTCTTGTACAAATCCATATGTAATTGTATCTTCGCACAATATTGAACCATGTGTATTTACCTTAGTCCTATCTAATGCAGTTGATGCGTCTTTCATCAATGCCAAAGCATAAAAATCATTCATACCATATGCATCATGCAAAATTATTTTTGCTTTTTCTCTACATCGTACATAAATTGTTCCTTCTTTTCTACGCCCGTATATCCATGATAAGAATAATTTTCTATTTAAAATATCAGGCGCATCTCTATGGCATCTTGGACATAATAAAACAAAATTAGACGGTATATCTTCTCCTTGTAATGCTTTTGGTCTAATGTGTGCTAGCTGTAAATTATGTTTTACATCTTTTCTTGAATATATATACTTTAAACCATCGTCTTCTCCTAACGCCTGATTATATCTTTCATTGTCTTCCATGTGAGAATAATCTATTGCAGAATGTCCACACGCATAGCATTCTGGTTCTCCCCAATCATTCACTATGGGAATTGTATTATGAAAATCAACATTATCACCTATATAACAATTTCCATATTTATCAATACTTTTATCTTTCCAATAATCAAAAACTTCATAATGCGTTGTTTTGTTCGCCATTATTAGATACTCCTTTAAGATAATATGGCAACATTTTCCAAAAACATTCTGTTAAATCATCTAATAAATCATTATAAGATGTCCATTCGCTGTCATCTCTATCTAGGACAAATACAATAGCATCCCCAAGATTCATACTCATAACATTGTTATTTTTCATTTTAGTTAACTTATCCTTTACTTATGCTCAATATCACAGGTAGTTATTACAGACGGATTATTCAAATGATTACCATTGCAGAAATTATTAATAAAATCCACCTGTCTTTGAAAGTAATCAATAGATTCACATAATGAAGTTTTCGCTTCGCTTAATAATCCTGCGACAATTGTACTAATCTTAAACAGTTCATTTTCTTCATCATCATATTCAATACCATCTGCATGATTAAATGGACAAATCATCCCCTCATTTCTACATATAATAAAATCACCATTCTTTTTATAGATTGAACAAACTAAAATATCATCGTCATAATGTCCATCAAATTCCAAAATCTGCAATGTTTCCACATCATTTTTTGTAACGATTTTTGTTGTGATTGTTTCATCACAATCATTATCATATAAATAATTCTGAATATCCTCTAATGTAATTTCTTCTAATTTCTTCATTTTCACAGTATTTTCTCCTACCATCTTATTTCTCTCCTATCACATTAATCTGGCAACTTTTCATCACTTCTAAAGCTGCTTTATGCTTCTCCGGTGAAGTCCCGGCACAGCATGACGCATCAACTGTAATTTCTATATCCGGATAATGTGTTTTTAATACTAATGCATTAGTTACTACACAGATATCTGTGCATACACCAATAATTTCAACATCATAACAACATATCCAATGGCTTATATTCCATCTATATCCAAAAGTATTTTTAGGATAAATCTTTTCCATTGTTGAAAGTTCAACATTTAATTCTGGAATAATTTCATAGCCAGAAGTTCCTACAATACAATGTGACACTGGAAGTTTTTTGCCTTCTGGTGTTTCCAAATAATCATCGTAATGAGTATCAGTTGTAAAAATAATCACATCATCTCTTGATCTATATTCTTCCACTTTTTTCACTATATTCGGTACAACTGCCTGAGCTTCCGGTGTACCTAGCGAACCTGTCACAAAATCATTCTGAACATCAATAACAATCAAAATTTTCTTTTTATTTTCCACAAGTACTACCTCCAACAGTCATTCTCCCGAATGGATATTCTACAACTCTATAGCTACAAAGAATCTCCATTTCTTTAACAACGTCTCCTTTACACATCTCTAATAAGACACCAATCTCTTCTGCTACTTTTTTAATTTCAACTTTTTTCTCTTCTGCTGAACTTAAAGTAATAGTTCTCATTCCTCTGGTATAATCAGAAGTCATATCATAAATATTATTTGGTATTTCAACTTTAAACCCGGCATCTTTTAGATCATTCATGTGTAAAATTAAATCATGAGTATATTCATCTTCTGCAAGCAATTCCATTAATTTAATTTCAGCTTCCTTATCAATCTTTTCAATACTTCTTTTCTCCCAAAGTTCTATAATTGACATATCATTTTCCTTTCTTGTAAAATTATTTAGCTCATTTTCTTTAAAATAAAAATCTCCTTCTTCTGATTCTTCATTGTAATAACTAGAGATATGTATTCTTATATTGTTAGAATAAACTGTTTTTACAACGCCTGTAGCACCTGCAATATCATATTGTTTATATTTTTTAGGCACTATTATTACTTGTACTATATCTCCTACTTGAAACATTTTTTACTCCTTTCTATTTATTAATCCACCCAGAGAGACTCGAACTCTCACGCTATTAAGCATTAGAACCTAAATCTAACGTGTCTGCCAATTCCACCATGGGTGGGTACAACTGGCAGTTCAACTGCCAATTGTTAATAATGAAAGCGACTATTATATTTACTTATTCACTACTTACCAGCCTTGTACAAACTAAGAGCCAAGTATAATCATGCTCATAAACTTTTACCAAGGATTTGATAAATCTTTATTCTTTATGCTTTATTCTTTAATCTTTAAACTGGGATAAACTTTGAATTTTGAATTTTAAGATTTGAGTTTTAATCTTTGAACTTTACAGTACTATGGCTATCTGCCTCATCCAATAATATAATATATTAAGCTTACAGGTCCTATACGACCACGTAATCCTAATCCATTTTGTATTTTATACTATTATCTACTGTATAAGTAATGCTGTGGTTTCTTTATTGTTTTATATATGTCTAACCCAGCTAAAAAGACATATAGATTATAGTTTAAAGTTTTCGATAAGCAGTGAATATATCTTAGTATGTAATTTCTATTTCTGTCAGAGAATTACTTACTGAAAGTGCCGCATCTACTTCAGCAGTGAACTCTGCAATTTCTGTTTCTAAATCCTCCATTTCTTTAAGAACACCAATTGGATCAACAAGTTCCATTGTCTGAGCTTCTATATAGGCTTCTCTAGTTTTTGTAAACTCTTCAGTAGAGGTTTTACCTTCTTTGCTACCATAGAGCCCTACAACATAATTTTCAGCTTTATCTTCCAATTTACCATTCTCAGTTATGATCTGAGCCATAGCAGCATCATACTGTTTTTTAATTTTCTGTTTTAAAAGTTTCTTGAAGTCCATTCCATGATTTTTCATTTCAATAGCTTCAGCTACTGTATACTCTTTATCAGCAACAGTGACTTTAGTTACTGCATTTGAAAGAACTACAGCTCTTTTAATAGCTTCTCTTCTCTTGATTAAATCAGTTGCTTTATCATAAGAAGATTTCATAACCCCTGTGTAAACTTTGATATCTACACCTTTGACTTTTGTGTTAGAATGCTTATTTGAAATACAAGCTTCTACACTGTTAATTGCTTTTACAATACGATCATCTAAGATCTTCAGTTCCGCTAATGCTTTGTGTACATTCATTTTTTCTGTTGTCATGATAAATACCTCCTGAATTTTAAACTTTAATTTAATTGCCTGTGATAAGAGTGGACTCGAACCACCGACCTCACTTTTGTAGTGCGCTCTTTCTCCCAACTGAGCTACTTATCACTTTTCATGCATGACCTGTCGTGCTGCAGTCACAACAGGATTATGTGTTCTTTGATCAGCTCAATTCCCTACATTTTCTCTAAAGCTGAATGTTTGTCTCATTACAAAACATCTCAAAAACTATCTGTCTTTCCAGCGCCATCTGATTCTCACTACCAAATCAGCAACGGCTCTTTACTATTGAAAATTAGAGCTCTCAAAAGTCACTCCTTCGTCAGGAGAAATGGAAACTCTGGGATTCGAACCCAGGACCGACCGGTTATGAGCCGGTTGCTCTAACCAACTGAGCTAAGTTTCCATAGTGGGTGAACTTTGAAAACACCCACATATAAAAACGTAACAACTATAATGATTGATTTGTAATCATGTCAGCTACATGAATGATCGTCATCATTCTCAGACCTTCTCTCTTTCCATCACCCTCGCTAACGCAATTACTTTTTGCTTCATACTAACTACACGTACCATACTTGTACAGTCCTCTCCACTCCACTTCCTCATTAGCACAAAGCACATCTATATAAATGTTTCGTACATCCAAACCATTGCTACCAATGTACTGTGTTCCCTTTTTTGAACAGGTTCCAGTTATTAAACCATCCAAATTTTCACTTAAGTTTTATCTATGTCCGCCATGAACATAAGTAGGTATACCTTAGCTCTATCGGTTACCTCTTTGGCCTTCAGAGCTAACTTAGAACTACGGGGTAGATGGGATTCGAACCCATGAATGCAGCAGTCAAAGTGCTGTGCCTTACCGCTTGGCCACTACCCTCTATAGATACCTATGAAGGTATCTATATACAGATTATTTATACTGCATAATGCAATTCTCTACTTTTTGCTCTTACAAAAGTCATATATGCTGGCTTCATTGTTTTGATGATCTTTTTATCTTCTTCATCATTGTAGTAATTATCACTTTCTAATTTAATATCATTTCCAGATACATAAATGATGCCTTTTTTATGATCAAACTCACAATCAAGAACTTTACAAGAAGCATCTACATAGGTTCCTTTAAAGCAGAATTCTGGTTCAATCGTTGCGCTCTTATCAAAGAAATCAATAGTCAATTTTGTAGTTGCTTCAGAACCATCTTCAAGATGTAAAATGACTTCATATATAACACTATTCAGATTAATAATGTTCAAATCTTTGATTGCTATCTCAAAAGGCTCTCCAAAATTCAACTCGAATGCAATTGCTCTCAGGCAGTCATAGTTTAAATCTACTTTGTGAGCGAAAGAAATTACTTTTTCAATTTCACTGTAATACTGTTTATCTAACTTATCTTCTAAGTACTCTGTAATTTCAGCATCTGACGGATACTCAAATCTAAAATGATAGTGGAATCTTCCAGGTCTGTTTACTAAATAACTATTTAACGAGTTGAGGTCATTACAAGTAATCACAAACATTTTCTTCCCTTGAGACAATCCATCAAACAATGTAAGCATTTCTGTTTGAGGATCTGCCATGCCATCAGCAGCTTTAATACTGCCAAATGTTTTATCAAATTCATCAAACAGTATCATTACTTCCTGTTCAATTTCTTCTATGAAACTTGCAATTCCAGGAATATACGTGTCTACAATGATAACTGGTAAACCAACTTTTGTTGCTTCCACAGCCAATGTCTTTGCAAACAATGATTTGCCGATTCCTTTATTGCCTGACAGGATAACGCCAAGGTTCTTTTCTGCTTTTGGAAAAGCCTTAAGAACTTTTTCAACCTTACTCATATGTACTCCGTAGGTTTTTTCTTTGATTTCTATGTCTGCATATTTTTCTAAAAAGAAACCAGAATTCTTTTGAAACCTCACGACATAATTCTGAGCCGGAAGCTTGTCGAAAGTTTCTAATGAATCGTCGTAAGTTCTAAATGTGTTTCCTACCTTAATAATTCTCATTTTTTATTCTCCTGTTTTATATCATTGTTTATATCGAAAATCAATGCCCTTTAACATCTGCTTCATGTAATAACATCACATCTGAAAACATCTGTTTTCCAATTAAATACTTATCTTTATTCTTTGCCTTGTTTGATTGCGACCATGATAAATAGGGATGCATATGATAATAAATCAAATTTGCTGTATAAAAAGCATCATATATATCTTTTCCTGTAAGTGCACCGGAAAAATCAAAACATGTTAAACATTCATAAGCTCCAACACAATGATGTTGATAATAGTGACAGTAATCATCCTCTTCACCTTTTCCATTAATTCTTGATTTAGTGAAAAGCTTTCCAATATCATGGAGACAGGCCGCCACCCATAAATTTTTTTCTTCTCTAGGTACTCCTTCTGAAACCTTTTTCAGATGTTCATAAAGAGTAAGAGAATGATGTGGATTCTCTTGATCGAAGTCACGAGCCATATCTATTAATTCTTTTATATCTTTATGATCATCTTGTACAACTCTAATTTCATTGAACCCTTCATGGTACATTGGTGGAGAAAATACTTTCCTCATTCTTGTAATCACTTCGTCTGGAACTGAATTTTCCCTTTTTGAGTTATCCTTTAAACATTTTTCATACGTTTTCAAAAACATAATACATGTTTTATAAACATGTTTAGGAACTCCTTTTAAAAAATGCACTCTTCTTTTCTTTACCAAATTAGTAGCATCATAAATAACCGAATGCATTTTCAAATCTTCCAGTATTCTACGATGCAGTTCTTCAAATACTTTACTGTTGTCTGCGTCATCATAATTATCTCCATACATTTCTTCTCTGAGTTTATCAGAAGAGTGCACTATATAATCAGGATGAGTTTCTGAATACTCTTTAGCCCATGTACTTTTACCGGAAGCAGGTAAACCTACCAGCATAATTAATTCATTCATTATGTAATCTCCTCTATTTCTTTGCAAATCTTCTCTGCTATTTCTTTAGATATGTACTTCTGATTAAAAAACTCTTGTCCAATATCTGATCTAATTCGATATTTTTGATTATCTAAATTAGGCCTCCCTTCCCCGTTTACAATTTGAGGTAATGAAGCTGTCTGAAGATAATCTATATAATATAGATCTTCTTTTATACTTCTTCGTTTCTCTCTAATTGCTTTTTTTATTTTATAGGCCCAATATCCAGAAGTAACATTCAGTTTATTAAATTCTATATAGTGATCAAGATCCTGAGATATAAGCTCCAGTTCCTTTAGCTGTTTTTCTAAAGGTTTTCTATTACCTAATATTTCTTTAATAGGCAATATGCTGTCATCTATTTTCTTTTTATAATCACCAATCTCTACAAGAGATTTATTCTGCTGTACAAAACCAACTCTCTCATCAACTGATGTTACTTTCCAAGGGGCGTATATGCTTAAATTTTTAGGAATTGTTGATATCCTGTTTAAAGCTTTCGGTACATTGTCAAACTTCTGAGCAGATTTTAAATCCACCACATGAGGAGGACTTCCATGTTTAAACACCAAATAATTTCCAGGATATTTTTCACTTTCTAAAACATATCTCATTTTCCTCTTCCTTTTGTGATATATGTATTATAACATACTCCGTATTCTGTGTCAACAAGTTTTTTACAAACTTGTTTATTGCTTGAAACTGTTCTCCTTTCTCTTAACTTGCTCTAAGTATACCATAGTCATTCTACCTTGTCAACACTTTTTTTACAAACTTGTTTAAAAATTCTTTTTCTGAAATTATCGGGATACCAAGCTGCATAGCTTTCACATTCTTGCTACTCTTTGACAATGTATCATTATTAATAAGGTAGTTAGTTTTTTTAGTTACTGATCCTGTGACTTTACCTCCAAGAGACTCTATTTTCTCTACTAGAGCTGCTCTATTGGCAAACTCGGTGAGTGTCCCAGTAATACAGAATATTGCCCCATTCAAAACATCTTTTACCGTCTCCTGAGAAATTTCTTCAAACTGGAATTCCGCAGCAAGCTCAGTTATGTATCTTTGATTTTCTTCAAAATAATTTTTCAAAGAAGAAGCTTTCGCAAAACCAAAGTCTTCCAAACATGTAAAATCATACTGAGAATCCATATCTTTAATAAAGCTATCAAAAGCTGTTTTTAACCCTTTTTCTCTTGCTCTCTTCTCTTCAACAATGTTTAGCTGCTTACTAACACTTCGACCGATTAAAGGTATGGACAGCCCATAAAGGAATTTAGGCAGAGTTGTCTTGCGGCATTTTTCTATTGATTCCAGGATTTTATCAACCTTTTTTGCTCCTAGCCCTTGTAATGTCACTAACATTCCCCGGCAGTCTTTTAGATAAAATAAGTCTAAAGGCCCTTTAATAAATTCTTTCTCTATTAATAGACTCAGAGTAGATTTAGAAAGCCCTGTAATATCATGTGCTTCTTTGCTTACAAAAGTACATAATTCACCAAGAAGTTTCCCTTTACATTCAAGGTTCATGCACTGAAGCTCTTCTGTCTCATTTTCACCTGTAATTTTTACATGACCACCACAAATAGGGCACTTGTCAGGCACAGTAAACAATTTGTCACCGTTTCTGGTCAAATTCTCTGCGATCTGCGGAATGATCATGTTTGCCTTATATACCGTAATCGTATCTCCTACTGACAGTTCATAACTTTTGAAAATACTCACATTATGTAAGCTAGCTCTTTCAACAATAGTATCATCTATTTCAACCGGATCAAAAACTGCCACAGGTGTCAACTGTCCAGTCTTTCCCATGCTCCATTCCACATCTCTAATTACTGTTTCAAACTTATCATCTGCAAATTTATATGCCAATTGTGATCGAACATGATGTGATGTGTTTCCTAAGCTTTCACTATAATCAATATCATCATATGAAAATACGATTCCATCAATAGGAACATCTTTTTCTCTTGCGGTTTTTCTAAGTTCTTTAATATTCTCTTCAATATTATCAACTTTTACCCAAGGGACCACTTCAAATCCTAACAGATCTAATATCTGTAATCTTTTCATGAAACTATTTCCATCTATTCCACGAACGGCCTTCCAAGCAATGAACTTGATTTTTCTTTCTTTTGTAACGGAGTTATCAAGCTGTCTAACAGAGCCAGCAGTTAAATTTCTGATATTCTTAATACCATTATCTTTAATATATTTTTCTAATTCTTCACCAAAAAGTCCCTTTCTTTCTCCATCTTTTTTCAAATCAATATCTTTTAGCTCTTTAAGATAAGTATAATGATGGATTTCCATGACAGCTTCTCCATCAACTACTACTTCATCTTTATAAGGAATTTCCTTTGGAAGATTTACAAAACTGTTTGCTGTATGTAAAACATTCTCTCCGATGATTCCATTCCCTCTAGTTTCTGCAGCAACCAATTTACCATCTATATATTTTACTGAAATAGTAAGCCCATCCATTTTTAGCATGGCTAATCCTGGCAAACCATTCATAAAACTTTCAACTTCATTTATATCCTTTGTTTTGTCTAAGGACAACATTGGATGATCATGTTCGACTTTTTCTAACTCACTAACTGTTTCTGAGCCAACATTGATAGTGGGACTGTTGGCTAAAATAATACCTGTAACTTTCTCAAGTTCTTTAAGTCGATCATATTTTTTATCATATTCATAATCAGAAATTAGAGAAGTATCTTCCATATAATACGCATGAGCATATATATTTAATTCTTCCACTAATTCACGCATTTCTTTTAAAAGCACTCTTCTTCCTCCATTTTATACAATATAACATAATCTTTACCATGAACAAATTTTTCCCCTTCTCCAACTGGAACCTCTTCATAAAGCTTCGGCTCCAGTCTTATGTAGGAATCTCCGGTTTCTACTCTTACAACATCTCCCTCTTCATATATATTTTCAATTACAAAGTTCATCCACCCCATTTCCATGCCATTTATGTGACAAATTAATCCAATTCTCTCCTCAGTTCCAAAACATTCATAAAGTCTCTCTAACACTGCAATCCCTCCAATGTTCGAACGCTTGTTCGCTTATTATGTTTAAATATTACCACACACAGCAAATTAAGTCAATCTATGTGTGGTATTATCTATTATAAATAACTATAAAATTTATTTTTAAGAGTTCCTTTGCCATAAGAACTTATATTATAATTTGAACTAACCATTTCAACATACTGGCTTTCAAAGATATCTTCCTTAGAAACATTATATTTCTTCATTATTTCTCTAAACTGCTCTACAATTCCGGCTGTATAGAGTCGAGGAATAGTCAGATACGGAATATTAAGCTCTTTTCTAAGCGCAATTAACCTATTTGTCAGTCTTAGATTTAAAGCTTCTAATGAATCACTACGTGTATTATTCCTGGAGTTAACAATATTCCCCTTCATACTTAATAAAGAAGCAGTTCCAGTAAAAGATATATACTCCTCCTCTTGTGAACTAACTTTAGCCAAGTCTACCAGCGTCTCTGACAAAGTTTTTTCCTCTCCGTTTTCGAAAGTAAGGATATTACCATTCAACTTACTTATTTTAGCTCTTAAAAGCTCACCGGGGGCTTCTGTTCTTACTCCTTCAAACAAAGCCAGAATTAAAAATTTATCAGAATAGTTTCTAATTTTAGAAATATCCTTTAAAACCTGTTCTCTGCTGGGACACACCGCTCTCTCCTTATTAAGATATTTCTGTAGACTTTCAATTTCCATATTTATTTCATCATAGTGATTTATGTTGTCTATAGATATGTTGCAGGAACAACACCAGTCAGCATATTTCCGTAAAACACTTATATTTTTCCTTAAGGCATTTATTGATGAGGCTGCAAATGTAGACAACAATTTATCTATTTCAGAAAAAGTAAAATCACATAAGTCCTTGTTAAGTAAGTCCTCATAGTCTTCCGTTTTGTTAAAAAGAGCTTTCGCACTTTGTGGAGTTTGTCCGAGATCTTCTACTACATGTCGCAGATATTCTTTCTTCCGTTCTTCATTATACATAATCACACCTCCTCAAATAAAGCTTTTATTTTATTTACTTTCATGTTTGTAACACTACTAATAATCGGCACATCTTTTCCTAATGCACTTTCTATTTTTTCTGCACATTCATATGCATCCTTTGAGATAGATGAACCATATAACACTACTGGCATAGTGGTGTCATCAAATACAACATCTGGATTATTCTCTTGAACTATCTTCAAAATATTTATGATAAATACCGCAGTTTTGATACACTGACTCCGGTTCATATTTTTAGTTTTAAGAATAAACTCCAATAATGAAAACAAAGTAGCTCTGTCTATTTCTCCTCTATGTGCTCTTTCAATTTTACCTCTTACTGGACTATCCAATGTGTTGTTTAGTTTGTCAATAATTATATTAGTAGGAGACGACTTATCCATAGAAGCTAAGTAACTTTTAGAAATCTTATTTCTCTTATCTTCCTGCTCGATATACTGACATGCTTTGTCTTCTGTAAAATTCATGATATTCAGAATAAAATTAAACTGAAAATCAGGATTCTTAATTTTCGTGTTTATTGCAGCTCTAAACCGGTGAAAACCATCAATGATATCAAATTTACCAGAATTAAGTATCAATTCTGATCCAACAATATCAAAATCTACCTCTGGATCATCAACATTGAGATTAAGAGTTAAAGCATTAGGTACAAATTCTCCCTTGCTCATTAAACCTTCAATAGCGTTTACTGATGAAGAAACTATATCAATTGTATATGATACATCTTGTCCTCTACGTCTCTGTTTAAGTTGACGCTGAGTCCTTGGATTGTATATTATAAGCTGGTTATCATAAAACTCTTTTAGTAAATCAATACTTATTTTTGTCACCCATTGATCTTCAGCTATCTCTATCACTGGACTTATTCTTATTGGATAAATATCTGTTTTTAAATAATCTGCCTTTAGGCTCGAAAATCTTACTATTTCCTTATCAGAAAAATATGTTTTCATTTCCATATTTGTCCTAAAAACATTATTAAACGCATCAATAAGCCAATACATTTCATTGTCTGGAATTTCATCTTTGCTTTTTGCTCCAATGATATACTGCATATATTCAATATCTGAGTATTCATATTTTTTCATAAGAAATTTTTGTACTTCTCTCTTGTAATATGAATTTTTCTGGATTTGAGAAAAATACTTATCCAGTATCTCATACAGGTTTTCACTTCTTAACATTTTGCAACCTCCTTTCTTGTATTATATCATTGTTTAGAACTTATTTCAATAAACTATTTACATATTTAGCAGCTTCAGCATTAATGGGCTTTCGAACGATGTATCTTTGTGTCGTGTCAGGTCGAGAATGATTCATTAATTGCTGTACATATGCAATGTCTCCTGTCTGATCATATAATAATGTAGCAAAAGTACTTCTAAATTTATGAGGAGTAATATGTTTTTCAAAATCTGCGGTATATGCCTTAACTAAATCTCTCACTGATTTGTCAGTGATTCTTGTTCGTCTGTTAGAAATAAAAAGAGCATTACAATCTCTTTTATTCAAAAGTTCTGCACGTTTTATTACCCAATTTCTTAAAATATCCATACTATCATCATCAAGTTCACATTCATAAGTGTTTCTGCGCTTATCAGTAACCCTAATAATCTTCTGATCCCAGAATATATCTTCCATATTAAGTTCTGTAAGCGCAGTAACACGAATACCAGTTACCATAAGAAGAGTAAATATAGCAAGGTTTCTTTCCTTCCATGCTTCTCTTCTTGCGTTGGCCCTTTTTGTACCAATAGAATTATCATTTATTCTTTCAACAACTTTTTTCAACTCTGCAGCTGTCATTGCAACCTGTTTAAGCGGATCTTTTACAGAAACTCTTTTTATGCCACAATCAAAAGGGTTCTCTGAAATCATTTTCCTACTTAACAAATAATCAGCAAATGATTTTAATGCCGTATAAGTAGTTGCTTTAGCACTATCTGAACTGTATCCTCCATCTCTTCCTCTTAAACAAGAGAGATAAGAGTTTACATTGTCAATAGTCATCGCTCCATTACAATCTTCTATTGACTCTATAAACCCGTTTTCTTTCAAATAGTTCATAAACCTAACAGCCGTCATAGTATAATTTTGCGCAGTAAGATATTCGCATGAATTGAATAGACCATTATAATAACCAGTGAAATATTGTGGCTTATCCCTAAGCAATGCTCTCATCTTGCTTTCTGATTTATATTTATGTTCTTCTCTTCCTTTCATGCAATTCACCTCACCATCTAAATTTGTGGTCTAATCCACTTCCACTAATTCCATGTTTATTTCTTTGTTCAAGGATTTCTTTTCTTACTTTTTCATGCTTTGAATGAAAATAAGCTGCTGCTACCGCCCACATTGTTATCAGTAGACTCAAACCAGAAAGTCCAGCCATTAGCAGTACAAATGATATTATTCCTAATATAACTATAGTCTTTGCATCAGACTCGTCCCAAACATCTACATGCTTTGCTGCCTTAGAATCAGGATCGCTTGTTTCCCCCCATGTCCATGGATTCGGCAAAGGTATTGGCTCATAGTCATCTCTCACTACAGCAATAGGGAATGGATAAGCTTCTTCCATTTCAAAATCTAATGAGTCTACTTCTACTCGGACAGTACAATTGGGATGATAGTTCCAAACCTTATTCCCGGTTCTTACTACTTGAAAAGTTCCTTGCTGACCGGGCCTCAGTGCTTTTTCTGTCAGCTCAACTTCTTCATGTATAGGATATAGATTGAACCCGTATTTTTCATCCCAATTGTTTTTATTGTCTTCAGTAACTTTGAGCAATAATAAACCTGTATTTTGCTTTGCGTCTGTCATTTGTACCGGAGGCCATTTAGCATATTCATGCGCACTTTCATAAATTTCTTCCAATGTTTTGCCAGGTACTCTATATGTCCAACCTGGCTTCATATCTCTTACTTTAACTTTCTTTCCCAAATTCACCTTACCTTTCCTTGATACAAAAAGATGGCTATTTACAGTTTATAGTATTTATGTAGTTTTTTCAATAGGTCTCCATCCTACAACACACTTATCTGTCCAATTCCTCCATTCATAATTTCCATATTTTCCTTTAACCATTATATCTCTTTTGATGCTGCCATCAGTCATAAGAATTTCTACTTCTTTATATAGTTCTGGAAAATCTCCCCATTTTGTATGCCAACTCATATTTACCTTTCTTTCTTAACCTGAAATTATCCTTTTAAATCAATTCACAAATAATATTGTATATAGAATCAAGTGCTTTTTTATATTCATCTACTGTGTCATGCACCCCACTTGCAATTCGATCGTATAGTTTGCCTTCACTATCATATAATGCAAGATAAATTCCTTTTCTGCCATCATACATCGAATATGTAATTGGCCTTATATTACTGGTACGCTTTTGGCATAGTTCTTTTGCATAGCTTATAATTTCATTCCATTCTGATAGTTTCATAATATTTTCTCTCCGTTCGTCTGTTAAAACACTTGTTTCATCAAAATTCCTTCTATAATTCATCATAATCAATACTTTCCAAATCTTCTTCATCCTCTATCAGTTCAGAATCATATTCAGTATCTACATAATCATCAACATCGCAACCATTTGATTCTGCGTTACAAATACTCTCTGCTTCTCCACTAGAATCTGCTTCAACTAAATAAGTATGTTCGAAGATTTCTCTTACTGTTACTAAGTATTTACCCATAGCGCCCTCCTATGTAACTAACCCAAATTCTTTAATAAGTCTCTGCACAACCATCCGGTTACATTTCTTATAAGCAATTGAAAGTGTTTTACTTACTCCTTCTTTCTTATAAATACTATGACCACCAGTACAATGATCTAACTCCCAACCATTTTTTAGAATGATTCTCTCAACTTCTCTTCTGTTATAAGTTTTCATGTTTCACCTTCTTTCATTTAAATATCCATTCAATAATAACTCTTGCTATAACTCCTATTAAAAAATACTGCAATTTTATCCCCTTATTTTTATTTGTATTATAAGAAATATCCAACTGTTTTATCCTTTGGCTTTCCCCAAATAGATTCGTACAGATACTCTACCGTACTAGGTGCAATTCCATGATAGTTACACAATTCTTTAAATACTTCATATTTTGGTCTGGCATCAATATCTTCAATTATTTCTTCTAACGAAGTTCCAACATAATCAGAAGTAACACCATATCCAGGAATAGGTCCATACATATAATCTTTTAGCTCTTCATAAATTTCATCACTGTATTTATGACCGTTATTATTTGATTCCTTTGATGTTAATATTGTTGCTCCAGTTTCTTCTGGTTCAGTTTCTTTAGACTCTTTTTTTTCGTCTTGAATAATTTCATCTGCCTTGAACAGAATAATATTGTTCATATGCCACTGATAATCATCATCAATACATGAATCAAATGAATTAACTTCGAATATATCATCATTAGTTATATCAATGTCATAATCATTAGCCATTTTAGCTGTAGAATCTAACATATGATTTTTACATTCTTCCAAAGTGCCAATCTTCTCTACATAGAATCCAACACCTTCGTAAGCATGATGATAAATACAAAGATAATCTCCATCTTTTATTTCAATTTCATGAATAGTGTTAACATAGAATTCTCCATCTCCGTATGAATAATCAATTCGCATGATCTGGTCGTCGGATCCGTCTACATTTTTATATTCAAGCTCACTTATTACTTCTTCTCGGCTTTCCTCTGTAATACTGACTAAGTTGTCTATAACCCATTTATGAGCCGCAAAAGCAGTTTTGAAAAAGTAAAAATATGGTTCTCTATAATGTTCACTATCCAATGTACATAGTAAATATATCTTCATTTTTCACCTCCACTGTTTCCTTCTTTTACTTTGCATCTTCCAACCAGACACTTTGGATTCTTTCTCATAATCCCATGGATTTATTTTTCTTTTTGGTTTTATAGGCTTGAGGGTAATACCATATTCATTTCTTACTTCTACAATCTCTTCTGGTGTAATACTTTTGCGCTGATCCGGCACTGTTGAAGCCCAATGAATATTCCATCCATGATGTTTATGATATGTACGATAGTATTTCTTTTTATATTTCTTAGTAAGCTGATGAAAGTCTCGTACATTACCATAATCATCCATGATCAAATATCTGTGATATTCGTGTGGGTAATACATAAAATCCCAATCGTTATCCGTTCTAACATATTCACTATCAAAATAGTTGAATGAATGGTAAAAATTAATACTTCTTGTGCTGTATGGGAACTTCAACTTAAAGCATGTATACAGCTCTTTAGTCCCTTCTACATATCCTACATATTCCCACGGAAGCCATTTATATATGCTATAGTCGCAATGCCATTCTGTACGCTTTGTACGCTGCATATAAATATGGTATTCTCTCATAACTACCCTCCTATCAGCCCCTCTCAAGAAGAGAGAGGCTATTTTTTATATGGCACAAAGAAATCTATGAGTATCTTTTTCATACTTATATATTTTCCTTGTGAGGAAATCTTCTTTAGGTGTCGCTTCTTCCAACGTATCCTGTAAGATTATTGATAAGTCTACCGCATCAACAGCATCTGCTTTATGTACCATTACCTCATGTACACTGGTAAACACTAAATACAAATCTGAATCCAGTACATCAGCAAAGCGTTCAGCCACACCGGGATAAAATATAGCTACCGCACCGTTTGTTTTCTTTGCTGTAGTTAGACAATTTCCAATAAAATCTTGACTAATTACTTCTTCTGTGCCAGGACTCATAAACTCTTCTCCTTCATATTCCGGATTAAAGAGCATCTGATCCCATCTGTAAATTCTCGGTGGATACATACGTTCTGTGTTTCTTAATGCTTCTTCCAGAATATTGTCTTCACTTAAGGTCAAACCATCTTCCTTCCATTTCTCTACTACAGATTTAAAAATCTTAGTGCTCATAATGTTTCCATCACATTCAGACACCTTCATATATAATACCTGAACAATATCACCTATTCTTTTATAAACAGCATTACTCAATTCTTTAGAATTATCATCATAATTAAGCAGCCTTATAAAAAGAGAATCTTTAACAGTTTCATAGTTCCAAATTTTCTTTGTTTTTTCATAAGAATTTTGTCCTTGTAATTGTCTAATGTCTCTTACAGTACTATTAAGAATGGTGTCAAATGATGTTCCATTTAAGAATTCTCTAAAGAGTTCTTTTGTATGTAATCCGCACACTTCGTAGGCATCATCATGCTCTGCAAATTTCACCAGCAGTCTGTCTCCTGTCGGAGAAAATCTGTCTCCATCTTTTGAAAATTCTATATTCTCAATAGGAATGTTGATAGCTGCACTTATTTTATTTTTAAGTTCTTCTACAAACATTTCATAATTCATCATAACTACCCTCTCTTTCTTAACCCATATGGTTACATGAATATTCCGACATTTCGCTTAACTTTTTAACTATAAAATCTGGTATATAGCCACATTCTGAACAAATACAAATCTTTCCTAAGATATACAAACATGCCTGATCTCTTGGAATTTCTTTTCCCATGAATTGTTGTTTAGTTTCCTGACATTCCTCTTTATAGCAGTATTCATTGTCTGGGCAACTATCGCAGTCATACTTTATATTTTCAATCCAAGGAAAATACCAAGCTAAGATATCAGATTCAATTCCATTGCCGTTGTCTCCTGAGCACTCTCTCATTTGTGTACTGAAATCAAGAGGAATATATGGATCATTGCAGGAAAAGTCTCTTATATAAAAAGGTGCATGAACTCCGATTTCCATTCTAGGAGTCCAAAAATTAACATAATCTTTGTATGTCTCACAGCCGATCCAATCAATTATTTCCGGTAATTCTTCATAATGATCAAGACCAAACATCAATCTTAACTGAGTGTCAGCAATTTTTGTACAATCCCATGATTTCTTTGAGTGTAAATATTTACCTCTTTTTTCAGTGACAACTTCAAATACATCAGGATAATACTCTTCTACATAGCTATACATTTCAGAACAAGATTTATAATATTGTTTATAAAGTTCTTTTATTTCTTGATATACCGAATCAATAGTTACTGTGTTGTCGTTTGCTTTGCCAATAATAAAACTTGAAGAACTACTATTAGTTACAAATCCGTTACGAATCTTCAATGGTATCACCCCTTCCTATATCATATGCTCTTTTACAATACTTCCAATCATTACACAACGATCCATCCATTTTCTTATAGCAACCTTTACACAAGTATTCTCTATTTTCTATGATTTTATTGAATCGCTCATAGTTTGCATAGAATTCTTTCCGGTAGGTTCCATCTTCATCTTCAATAGTGCCTATATAGCCACCATCTGCTTCATCAAGAATGTCTGAATTAAAATATGGATACAGAAAGTCATAAATATCTTGCCCTAAGTCATCACCTAGGTACATGTATCCTTTCATACAGAAGCTGGCAGTCAAGAACCACACTCCTTCTGAAAATTCTAATGTGTAAGTCGGATATAAAGCTCTATAATGATTCATCCATTTAGACTCTTTTAATTCTCTATGCTGTAACAGTGGTTTTATATCTCTATCACAGCTCCGCTCGCTTGCAAGCACTGATAAATCATGTAACAGTTCATCTGGAAGATTTCTTTTCAATCCAAAAATTAATTTTCCTTCATAGTAATTTCCCATTTTCTCCACACCCTTTCTAATACCTACATTTTTAATGATGACTAATAACAGCAAGACAACAATTCATATTCAGTGCAATGTGATGTTCAAGGGTTGAATACCTAAGACCATCCTCGTCTGAATAATTAATCTCTACAAATACAGAGTACCCTTGCATATCTTCCTCTAACTCAGACACCCTATCTGTTATTGCTTTATTGAGCTTATTCTGAAACTCTTTCGTTTCTCGTATTTCGAACTTCTTATCATAAGGTACATCAAGTCTATACTCTAAATCCCAGAGAGTATCATAATAAATTTCTTTTGAATACCCTTCCAAAGCTTCATCTTTAGTCAATTTTGTAGCTCTCATTACATCTTCCAGGACCTCATCAAAATATTCTTTGAGATCCTCTGCTTCCAATTCTTTTTTGATATTTTCTTCACTTGTAAAACCAAGAATGAAACTACTGCTGCTGCTATTAGTTACGAATCCTTTTCTAATTTTCATGACCAATCCTCCCATTCAACAATATCTCTGTTAATACCAATTAGCCTTAGAAACTTGTTCATATCTCCATTGTCCATACATGTAAAGCCTCTAATTCCAAAATTTGTTTCATCAATATCCCACAAATCATCGAAATCATTCATTCCAACTTCTTTTGCAACTTCAAAGTAATTTTTAATCTTCTCAATCTGTTCATCTGTTAAATCACTTTTAGCAATAGTAAAACTGGATGAGGAACTATTAGTTACAAAGCCTATTCTTAATTTCATACGTCCTCCTCTATAATTCTGTAATTACGTTCTTGTGCATAAGTTTTTGTATGAGCATTACATGTAGCACAAACATAGACTTCTTTATTCATTCCATTAAAGTTTATCTGGCTTAAATCTCGTGCTTTTGCTTCGGCTTCGAAATGATTCTGTGCTTTTACGGCTACATATTCTTTGAAATAAGTATCTATATACACTAGATAGTATTCCTTAGGTTCTTCTGAAACTTCTTCATACATGGCACTAAGTTCATCAGTATCAAAATCTATTGTTTTACTCTCTGGATCACAGTGGATATAACCTTTCTTTTTCCCTGTGAAATGGACAACACCATCCTGAGGCAACCGCTGCAGAGCTTCAATCATCTCTGCAACAGTTGTTCCCTCACACCTCACTCTCTTGTTAATGTCTAACATAAGACTCCTCCTTATTCCGTCACTTTAATGACGTAGATTTTATTTCCACGTTTAGCGTATTTAATAACTTCTTTTTCGCCTTCTTCATTGAGTCTCTTGCAACAATTCATTACTGCAGAAGCTCTTCTTTTAGCTTCAGCCTCATCATCGTACTCAAAGCACATGTTGGCTCTACTTGTTTTCATAAACTCAACAATAGCTCTTCCCTCTTCTGAAGTAACAAGACCTCTTCTGTTTGCTCCTAACTCCTCAACCTGTACATCATAGCTCATTTTCATAATTTTAGTTCTCCTTTTCTTGTTTATTTAAAATTAATAATTTTAACGAATTTAGCGGCACCATAAAACATCTATTGACAGGATTAACATTCTCCATTACTGGATAGTAGACATTTACCCAATCATTTATTTGTTTTTCTCCAGTTAATGTAAAAATTCTATTTTCCCATCCTGGAGTAAAAGTGCCTTTCATAATAACTTGTAATCCTTTTTTGTTCGGAATCATATTATAAACCTGTTTGCTTTCCAACAAAGTTAATTGGTTTACCAGTAACTTTGTTAATGCCATGTCCTACTACTTCTAAAACATAATCTTCCCAGTAGTCACCTTTTTTCCAGTAGTCGGTATCTTCTTCATAGTAGCCCTCAATGTGCTTAACGACAAATTCTACAGTTCCTTTGAAATCTTTAATCCAAGTAACCGTCCATTTATTTTTTAAATGATCTTTATAATATGGATTATATTTCAGGACTTCATCTAATAAAAATACTGACACTAAACCAGCATCTGCACAAAACTCACCAATAGCTTCTTTTGTATCAGTATCAAAAGTAGTACAACTCCAATCTCCATAGAGAGTATCTCTTGTCATATAGTGAGTTATTCCAAGTGCTTCCATATCCTCTCCGTAGGCACATGTTGCCCAATCATCATCTTCTTTCATGATATAACAAGGATCTGTGATAATAATATCTCCATCAAATTCCATTGGCTCTCCATCTAAATATGCATCAATCCAATTTTTCTTGGTGTATTTATAAAACAGCTCTTCAATTCCTGTAAGTTCTGATAATTCTTTATATTCTTCATAAGTTTTTGTAGAATCATCCACATATTTCATAATAAGTACCATGTTTAATTCTTGTATTGCAGTAGTATAACAAGGAGATTCGAGACAATCCATGATTTTCTCAAATTCCTTATCATCCAAATGCAGCTTGTTCCTAAGTATTTTTTCAATCTCAGGCCGGGCACTTTCACATTCTTTTATTTTCTGTTCTAACCAAGCTTTATCCATTCTTCTTTCCTCCTTCAATTTGGTTCATCATAGCTGAGTCCTGCACTTTCCACATATTCATTTAATGCTAAAAACATATCTTCTTCCAACTCTTCTTTCCATCTGTTACTCCACCAATCCACATCTGCTCCAGTCCCAATATATTCAATAGGCTCCCAATCATTCTCCGTTTTTAAACAAGTAAAATATTCAATAGTCGGTTTATATGTTGGTATTTCGTTAAACATTCCGAGAACAGAAATATTTACTTCAATATCAACATAACCTATTTCCAATACAGCTTTACCTATAAGAGGACCATTATCGAGATCAATTTCTAAATGCTCTTCTCTTATATTCCTTATTAGAAGTTGGATTCCGTTGAGTCTAAAACAGTAATCCGAACGCTGTTTAGCTTCTTCAAATGTCATATCAACACCTCGAATATAATTCAATTTCCATATGAATATATTTTCCCATGTTCCCTTCTAAGATTTTTAACAGATCATGACCGCCACATTTGAATTCTTCTTCAGTCCAAAGATATCCAGTATAATCACTATACCGATGATAATATTCAGACTCAGTGATTCCTTCCATTGATACAATCTTTGTCTCATCAATGTGATCCATATCAATAGGTGTATCTCCTGTAAGCATTTGAATACTTGCATATCTGTCAAGCCACCCGCATCGACTTTCCATTTCTTTTGAAAAAGCAAATCCATTATTAGATACAATAATTTCTTCACCAGAAAATCTTTTTACTTTCTGAATATTTTGTATTCTAATAATGCTATCAGCATCATCTCCTGTGTTTACCCACCCTACTTTTCCATTGAGGATAATAGTGTCTTCTAATTTATATCCTTCTTTCATATTTATAATACCCCCTTCTTCTTACTATAAGTGCTCTCAGATTCTGTTTTTCAAATATGATAGAATAATACTTCAATGCTTCTGATAGCGGCACCGGATTTCCACATAAACTGTATCCACAACCATTACCACATTTATACTTGGGATTTATGAAAAATATTGGACAATTAAAGCAAAAATGATCGGAGCAAAATCCACTTAACTTGAAATATATTTCATTTCTATCCATGTTTCCTCCTATAGATCAATGTACTTAAAGGAAGTTCTAACATCTGACTATTCCAACAATATCTTGCTTCTTTTATTTGATAAAACTTATCTTCATGCTTATAGAATGTATCTTGTATCGTAATTTTTTGATCACACAATTTTTTCATTTGCTTATTAAAACCGCAGATGACATTCGGCATTCCACTAGAGTTATCAGAACCATATTCTTCCATTAAACGAGCAAATGATTTTACTTTATATTGCCCGCCAAGTTTAAGAAATTTAAGTTTATCTGTATTCATTATTCATCCTCTCATATAGCTTTCTAAACTTTACAAAATCTTCTTGTTTACCTCCATTGTCAGGATGAGCTTTAATCATTGCATAGTGAACAGCTTCTTTTATGTCTGATGTAGTAGGCTTTAATGCATCAGGTTTCATTAGTAACTTTACATAATCTCGGTATACGCTAGAATAACTCAAGCGTTGGGTCTCGTTCTTTATTTTTAGTTCTTCTACTTCCATTTTCAAATTTATATTTTTGCTTATGCAAGCGAATAAAATTATCAATGTCACTATTAATACAGCACTTAGCCCAATTGTTAGCATAAATCTTTCTCCTCTTTTGTGCACAAGACAATTTCTCTTCTGATCGGGCATCCACCTAAGCAATCACACTGACGACTACAACCTCTACAAGAATTCCTGAAATGGCTTCTGAAATCATCGAACACATCTGAATCCCATGCTTCCTGAATAGTGTGTTCATTAAGATCAACTGCCCACTTAAGTTCCTGATTGTCAAAGCTGCATGGCAGCATCTTCATATCAGAGGTAATATACCCAGAAAATCTTGCTCCTTCACACGGTTCCAGAGTAGAATTTAAAATCTCTTCTGTAAAATTCAACAGTCCAGGCACAGAACATGAATCAAATCCAATCTGAAATTTATAATCATGTTTATCAATCAAAGAGAAAAATTCTTTGACTCTTTCATCATCAGGAGACAATACATTTGCCTGAGTTCCTAAACCTACTGGCTTATGCAACAAGAAAATTACTGCATTGATACCATCAGGAAAATCTTCCTGCTGCAAATGTTCAATAGCTTCATCAATAGAATTCCGTCCAAGGACATAATGAATATTGGTAGTAACTCCTGCAGATACTAACATATCAATCGCTTTCTGTGTATATTCACTTCTATACCAAGAAATAGCTACGGCTCCGCAATATTCTTTACATAAGGAAACAATTTTTTCATTGAATCCTAAACCGGAACTTGTAAAGTTTGGCACAATCCCTTGTGAACAACAATACTTAAGGATTTCTTCAAAATTTTCATGCTGGTCTACATCTCCTCTGCCGCCAAGAGCAAACTGAAATGTTTTTCCTTTACATTCATCTACTATTCTCTTGAAATTCTCAAGGGACATATTAGGCTCCTGTGTGTGTAATCCATTCTGATAACACTGAACCCCTGACTGAATACACAAACCAGATGCCCCATGGACGCAATGTCCCATAACACCAATATCTAACAAAGCAGGAAAATTTCTCATAAATGGTTCTTTTCCTGTTGTAAGATCATCGGACCGGATATAGAATCCTGTCTCCGGATTAAATGTTTCTACAAAGTTGTTTTTCTTATCATAGTATTTATACATTTTTTCTTCTCTCCTTAATCATAGTTTCTAGTTTCCCAGCGATTGGAATAAGCATCACTTCATCCCAACAGAAATAAAGCAGTTCTCTATTTTCATCTTCGTCTCCCGTAATAGTTTTTAAATCATATATGTTATTAACGGGATCATATATTGCTTTAATTCTGTACTCTTTCCCACAAAAGCATCGCATATCTGGGACAAAACTTGATGGCGTGTTTATAGTTCCATCTGTAACTCCGTACTCCTGTGCCATCTGCCCCCAAGATTTAACTCTTACTTTCTGTCCTACTTTATACATTCCTGTCTCCTTGTGATTAACATTGATAAGTCTCCTTTTTCAAACATCTCACTTGTAAAAGTCCATGTATCTGCAGTATTCAAATAATAATAGATATCATCAAATTTCTGTATAGCACGTATCCGCAACTTTTGGCCACAATATTTTTTCATTTCTCTTACAAAACCGCAATTGTTACATCGAATAACACCATAATAATTAACACCAAATTCTTTAACCATATCATCCCATTGACGAATCTGAACTATGTCTCCTACTTTGTATCGCTTCATATAAATCTCCTAATGGTGTGATCATGTCTGTAGACCACATATATCTACCGTTATCTTCTTCGATTCTAAAAACATTGTTGTATATAAAATATGAAACAGTTATAGTAGTTCCACAAAATCTACACATGTCTTTAACAAAAAATGCCAAACATGGTATATATGTTTCATCCCCAGTTTGAGCGGTTCCGAACTCTCTTTCCATATCATCCCAAGAACGAACTTTATATTTCTTTCCTATCTTTACCATAATCTACCCAACCATCATGACATCAACTGCATTCTTAAATTTTCTCAGCATTTCCGGATTAGAAGAAATGATTTTCTTTCTTCTTGCTCCTGCTTTGCCATGTTTGTTAATATAACGAACTTCTAAATTATGCCAATTGATCGGACTCATTTCTCCCATCTTTTTGTATACTTTTCTATATGTAACCATTCCTCCGTTGCTCTTATCTCCATATTTTTCTACGAGAGGAGCAATAATAGAATCTGTTGCATCCTGATTACAGATTGATTTATATTTTTCATACAGATCTCCTAACGCAGCACTGAAGATAGATCTTAAAGTATCATTGGCATAGACAACATCATAAGTACTAAATTTACTTACTGGATTATATTTTTCTTTGTAATCTTTCACTTCCTGATCCCAACAGACACCATAATTTTTATTCATATACTTATATACAGTTTTCATTACAGAGCCACGATCAGAGAACTTGTCACAAGTGGTAAGAGCATCAATCATCTGGTACATATCATTTTTCCATTTTTTACCAGGATTCTCTACTTTCTTCACTGGGATAGGTGTCGTAACAATTTTCTCCTGAACCATCATAGAAGCTAAACGCCCCATATCTTCAAAGATTTTATCTACTTTTCTTTCTAATACTTCAATTTTGTTATTGAAATCTGGCAGCTGTAACTGAATAACGTTTGGATTATTAACTTTTTTCTCAAGGAAAGCTGCTGCCAGTACATCTTTTGCTTTGAGCTGATATGCTACAAGTTTTTCTGCTATTCCCGGCATTTCCTTTTTCATAGTTGGAGTAATTGAGATTTTAGCCAACCATAATGGTAAATAATCTAATTGTAAGCACATAACATTCTGATTCCCGCCATTGGTAAGGAGGGTAAAATTTTGTACCCCCTTTGAAATTACTGAATCCGTTTGCATTTTTCTTCTTTCATATTTGATCCGGTTATCATCTAAACCGATAGCTTCACATACCCAGCGAGCACCAACCCAAATATTTCCATCAGGATCCTGTGCTGCTTTAATAATATCTCCGTTAAATTCTACTTCTTTTGCTATTAATTTATCCATAATGATTTCTTCTCCATTAATATAAATTTGTTAGTGGTCCATTCTGTACAACTATTGATTTTCTTATTTTAGCCGTTAGATTTTCCATCATCTCTTACTTCCAGATTCTTTAAATCTTCAATACTCCAGGGTTCTTCATCTTCCCATTTGATAAAATCAAATTTAATATCAAACATATTCATTAATGCACAGTTTGCTAATCCCCAAGTTTCTAATATTTTAATTGGCTTTTCTGTATAGACTAATAAGAAACCATTTTTCTCTCTTGCAATATATTTATAATTAGGCAAAAGTAGATCAAGAAATTTCTTTTCTTTTGATGTAATTGTATGTTTCTCTACATATTCTAATTCTGACCATTCATATCGCCTAATTCTGCAACTTTTATAATCAGCAGGAACATAAAATTTGCACATATCACATTTAAAACAATCACAAAAAGTAATTTCACCTGACTTTGTAACTGAAAATGGATACCCTTTGCAAGCAATATCTAAAATTTCTTTTGCAAAATTTTCCTTATTTTTCATAAAAATCACCTCAATAAAAAATTTCTTTTACTGCTCCCCAAAACATAATTGAATTATCAATATCTATGCCCCATTGCTCCTCATGTGAAGAACATGTACTCTCATACTCATACACCGGGAAACCAACTGTAACATCTTCTGCCTCAATAACTTTTCCTACTGATGTAGGCCCTTTATCTTCCTGATGATAGTAAACTATTCCTGTGAGGAATTCTATTACTGTTTCTTTATACTTTGGATTGCACCAGACATATACCCTATTTCCTGAATCATTCTCTACTCTCCAGATAACGTCTTTGTACTCTCTTGCGTTGTTGCACAGTTTTAGCCATGCCATTGCATAGCTTTCTGTTGTAGGTGCTGTAAAATCGGCTGTAATCATTACAGCCTTTTTCCGCTCAATAGATAATTTTTCTTTTAACATAGTTGTCCCTCTTTTCTTTTCAATATCATATTTCTTAATGCACCAACTATTTCCTTGCACTTGTAATCACGATTATAATAATAGGCGGAAGAATTATAATATACTTTACACTCTCCATTAAAGCGTAATCTTGTTGGGAAATCACAAAATATATTAGTTAAATCATACCCAGATGCCCATGTGAAACCTTGCTTTTGAGCTTCTTTGATTAACGCTATATATTCTGCTTTATTATTCACCAAAACAGTACAACATTCCAAATCTATCATTTACGTTTCCTTTCTGACCATTATGAGTCTCCGCAATCCTCCAACTAGAGCCATGCATTTAGGATAATCTCGTGCACATCTGCCACGGCTAGAACCCCAATATGTTTCATATCTCCTACTAAATTCTAATCTCGTTGGAAACTCACAAAGGACTCTATTTAAAGGGGGGCCCCACTCACCCATCTAAAGCCTTGTTTCTTAGCAATTTTAGCCACAGCTATATATTCTTCTACATTGTTAACCAATACTGTACTATCTCTCAGATCAACCATAACTTTCCCTTCTGTCTTATAATTATCAATTCTTGTAATCTACTCATCAAATTTTTACAATGATAGTCACAATATTTTTCATGATATCCCCCAAATGTGACCCTTCCTCTTTTATCAAAAAACAATCTTGTTGGAAATGTACAGTAGATATAATCTAAAGAGTCTCCAGAATTCCACTCACATCCTTGTTCTTTCGCAATCTGAATTACTTTTTCATATTCTTTTTCATCTTTAACTCCCACAATACAGTCTCTAAGTTCAATCATTTCCACCCCCAACCTTTCCAGATAAGCATTTTCTTCAAGTTCTTGCATTTGATGAAGCTTGGTGTATATTCTTTTGTCTCCTTACAGTAGCCGAACCATCTCCCATGAATATCTTGTTGAAGAGTAAATATCTTCATCAAATCACCTCCCTTAACAATATCAAACGTTTTAAACCTTTTATTGGCATTAACATTGCGTTGTTAAAATACCACTCTACTTCTTCATTACCTATTAACAAAAAATATTCATCCAATTCAGGATCTGTAATTTTAGTTATTACACAAACTTTCCCACAAAGCTTAGACATGTGGCTGTTAAAAAATAATCTTCCCATTGAATTTTCATAATGGTAATACCACCCGCTAACTAAATTTTTTCTAATCACTACTCTGTCTCCGACTTTATATCTCATGATTTTCCTTTCTAATTTCTACAAGTCTACTTAAATTTCCTACTGGAATAAGTGATGATCTGTACCAGTATCCTTCTGGAGTACCAGATAGATAGTAACCTGTATAACTTATTCTATTGATTCTATAAACTTTTCCGAGATACTTCACCCCTATCTCATGAACTGCTAGGTTACGTTTTACACGAACCCAATCTCCAACTTTTAATTCTTTTTTCTCTTGCATATAAGTCCCCCTAAACACTGAACAGGTTCTAACATTATGTCACTGAAAACCCACTCGCATGTTTCATCTCCTAGTGCTAGTCTATAGTTAACATAGCCAGGATAAAATGATGAAACTTTATCTATGATTTTATATGCATGGCCACAGAATTTTTGCATGGCAATGTTAAAAAACAAATATTCATTATCACTACCATCATAATAATATCTTGTATTACCTTTCAAATTACTTCTAACTCTTACTATGTCTCCTATTTTATATTTCTCTTGCATATCAAGCTCCTTAACCCACTAGCAGACATCAACATTGCGTCGTTGAACAGCCATCTGAATGCCTCTTCTCCCAGAGATAATTCATAAGTTTCACAACCATAATCATACTCACCTGAAACTGTTATTACTTCATACATTTCCCCACGAAATTTTTCCATTGCTGAAGCAAAATATAACTTTCCGCATAACGGATTCGAATAAGGATATTCCAATCCGCCAACTAAATCTTTCCGAACTATAACTCTATCCCCAACTTTATATTTCATGTTTCCTCCTCTTATCAATTAGTGCAATTAGTCCTTTGTAAGGAATGAATTCCTCTACTGGAAACCAATAATTACTAGCTTCTTCTAACTCATAAGCTTTTCTTTCAAAAGTTTTAGAAGTTAGTTCTATAATTGATTTTATGGTACATATATTTCCTAATAAATAATTTATATCTACGCCCCATAGAATACGAGGAGTATTAGATCTAAAAATTACTTTATCTCCTTTTCCCATACTGTCTCCTTTTGCGAATTGCTAAGAATAGAGTATCTTCCACAGGAATAAATATACTACAAGGAAATATATATGTTTCTTCCTCTACATAGCAATAAGATGTGCCATCATCATTACCTATACTCTTTATAGTCATAATTCTATCTTTAACTAACTCCAGGGAGATCCCCCATATGGCTTCACACAATTTAGGCAGTCTAGGATTAACGATTACTTTATCTCCAACTTTCATGTTATTCCTCCAATATAAAATCAAGTACTTCTGCAATGCTCATACCTGATATGTCTAATAGTTTCATTTCCTTTGAAGCATACTGTACAATACAAATCCCGTCCTTGATTGTGCAGCTTATTATACTTCTCTTTTTTAATAACTTATCCAATTCCATAATAGCTCCTTGATAATTCTCTTGGGGAGTCGAACCCCAAGAGAACTGTTTATTTTACTGTTTACTCAGCATCTGGCAGATAGAACTTTTTGATTCTATCCTCTCCTACAGCTTCGACAGCAGCCATTGCTACCTCATGAGAGCTGAAGTAAATACCATCTGTGATTTTCCTTCTGCTCCATGTGGAATCAACTTTCTCTGTCTCTCTGTTCCAGCAGAGTTTGTATTTTCTCTGAGAGTGATCGTCCCAGTCAATCTCATCGTTGTGATCAATGGCGAAGCGTTTCAGCTCTGCTACAATCATCAGATACTCAGCGGCTGCATCTCTCTCTTCCTCAGTCTTGAAGCAGTTGCCTACTGCTAAACGCATCACATCTTTCTGGTTCTCTGCTGTGAATACTCCACCGTCTTTCTTTCCTGTACCCCACAGATAGAAGTACTGCTCACCTTCTGTTGGCTCCCAATGTTTCTGTACTGTCTCTGGTGCATCAACCATTCCCTGAAGTGCTCCGATGAGTTCTTTAAGCTCGTCCTGTCCAAGTGCTGCCATAATTTTTGTAATAATAGTTGTGTTCATCATAATCATAATCTCCTATTCTTGTTTGAAATTTGTTTTTTGTTGTTTGTTTTAATCTTTACCCATATTCAGTTGTAATTTTTCTATATTCAGTTGTAATTTATATGAAAACCTCTTAGTGGGCTAGAGGTCAATCATATACTTTGGCATAAACATTCCTCCTTTACTGTGATTTTATATCAATAATGTCACAAGCAGAATAATACTGATAATGACTTAAAGCCATACCAATTGCTTCCATTTCATTTATTGCGAGGATTTCACAACAGATTTCATTTCCGCTGTAAGTCTGAAGATAAATATGGAAGAATTTCTTTGCCTTCTCCTCTTTCGAGAATATATAAGTACAATCATCTGTATAAGCTGTTGTGTAATCAGTGCTAATAGGTGATGCTTCTTCATCATAATCTCTCCACCAGTTTCCATAACCACCATAGGCAGCTTCAATGTACTCAAATGGTTCCTCGCATGGTAAAGCAAGAATCTTTTTCGCTTCTTCAATTGTAGAAAGTAATGCCTCTACATTGATTGTTTCTCTTGTAGTGTGTTCGTCGAAATAACCAGAAGATAAATTGACTGCTGCTACACCGAGTGCCGGAGCAATTGTTGATATATCACTCACAGAACCCCATGCTGTTTTGAAATATCCAGTAGACTCTATGAACTCTTCAAAATCTGGATTGTCACAAGAGTAGAATACACAGTCATTGGTCCCTCTTCTATCAATTTCAATGATATAATTTATATCATTGTTTACTATATAGTCACTTACAGCAAACTTCTCAGCTCCTACGCACCCTTTCTCTTCATCCTCTGTAAACAATACAGAACAATGATACTCTTTAATAATTTGCAGAATAGCGTAGATGCCACACCGGTCATCTCCCCCAATCCCTTGAGGAGAAGACATGATTGCTCCAGTGTATTTGATTTTCTGGACACATTCTTCATGTACTGTATCCATATGAGCAACTAAGAGTACTGGGAAAGTTCCCTTAGCATAGAGGAATCCATCTTCTGATTTAGGCTCATAACCTGCTGCTTCCAACTTGGCTTCCAGGTGACTCTTTAAAGTCATTTGTTTCATTCTCAAAATCTCTTCTAATTCTGTAATTTTATATTTATTTTTACTCATCTCCGGTCTCCTTTTCTACACAATCTGGACAAAGTCCTTTGTCACCTTCTTCAATTAAGTAAGTTTGTCCACATACGCAAGTATTTACTTTTTCAATGGGATAATACTCATCTTCAGTATCTACATATGCATATTTGTTCTCTAAGCATCTGCCACAAACATTTTCATCTGTAGATTCAATATAAGTCAAATCATCATTGTTAGTTAACTTTCCACAACAGTCACAAGTGGAAAAATCTTCAGAGATACATTCATCACAGATGTCCTCATCTAACTCCCCGTAATAATGAATACTCGAATTGGGTACTCTTTTACCGCAGTGATCACAATAAGTGGAACAACCACTACAATACCATTCTCCGTTGATACGATACATCTCATCTTCGTCATAACGATCACCGCAATCACAACATCTATGAGATCCACTGTCACCATAGTTATCATGACAATCCTCACAAAGAAGAGTGCTTTCCATATCATGCCAATCCCCACATTTTACACAGTAGATATCATGTCCAACTGTCATATGCCTATTATCTACTCTTCCCTTGGGAATCATTTTGACAATCTTACTTACTGAGCACTCACTCTGGCACTCATAATCTCTGTAGTGGGTACCTTCAGAATTAATAACTGAGCAACAAGCAGAGGTGCCGCCTTTCTTTCTCCAAAGGTTAGGAGCCACCAAACAATCAGCGATGATTTTCTGAAGCTGTGCTCTAATTGGAGTATACAGTGAGTTTTTGCCATCGTTACATTGAGGGTAGAGTCTTCCCTGTACAAGGATTCCATCTTTATAATGGAATAACTGACGGATGATTTTCGGCTCGAACTCTAAGTCATTTCCGTCGTACTCTTTATCTACCTGATAGTAAACCATTGTAGTTCCATCAAGGAGATAACTCATAGTTCCGGAACAGTGACAACCTGAGAACCCATTAGGATTGTTTTTATCAAGTGTGTGGCAAGAAGACCAGCTGTTTCCATTGGAGGACAATAGATAATCAACTGGATTAACTGACAGGATAGTGTGCCGAACAACGTCAAGAGGATTGATTGCATCTGAATATTTGGCATACCTCTTTTCAAAATCTGAATAGGTATTAGAAGTAATACCTATAAGTGTACAGATTTTCTTCACTGCTCTTGAGGTTTTCTGACCTGCTGAAATACCTTTAATATCAGGATAGCATTCTTTAATTAAAGAAGCTGTTCGTTCGTCCAAAAGCTGTTCTCTGTAATCTCTCAGTGCAAACAAAGCATCTGTGCGTCTTCCCTTGATAATCATCCAATTAATGAAATTATAAATTTTCTCCTCGTCTGGCTGTCCCTTGATATTCTGATCAAATGCTACATAGCATTTTTCATCATTCCAGTTAGGATGATGTCTTAATAACTCAATCAAAGGGGTTTTGTTGTCTGCCCATGTGTTGATAATTTTGTCAATGGCTGAATTACCCCAAGGGATATCATACATATTAAGAACCTTAATCATACCCTGTTTCATTGTTTCTTTATTCATGCTACAAATCCTCCTAAAATTGTTTCATAGAGATCCTCAGGAATCTGCTCTTTTCCTAAGTACTGTTCAGAGATTTCTCTTGCTCTCTGTACAGCTAAAGTTCCCTTGTCTTTGATTTTTTCGTAGAATGCTTCAACAGTATTCATTACTTTTGATACTGTCTCGTACTCTGTATACAGCTCTTTGTCGTCTGACTGGATCTGTTCAAACACTTCCTGTACTCCATAGGTTACGAAGCATTCTGGACAATAATCATTGACTAAAGATCCGGAAATAATCTTTCCGCAGTGCTTACAAATGGAGAGTTTATAATCTCTCTCATCCAGATCTTTATAGTCACCGTTTTCAAACTTGAATACCTCATACTGGTCAAAGATATAAGCTGCTTCGTAGCTCTTAGCGAGCTCCTCAAACTGAATCAGAACCTCTACAGAATCCTCTTTTTCTTGCGAAAATGTTTTTATTTTCTTGTTTAGAGGTTTCATTTTAAACTTGCTGTCCTCAATGTAGAGAAACTTTGAGTCAAAGTTCTCTGTGATGTCTTCTCCTAAGACATAGTTTTTGAAGAGGAATCCAAGGACAATATCAATGTCCTTAGATTCTACCTCTGATGAAGTGATTCTGTTATCTTTATATAAACTAATAAGTGTTGCCATTTGTTTTCTCCTTTCTTAACTGTAACTGCATTATAAACCAGTTTGTAAAACTTGTCAATACTTTTTACAAACTTGTTTAAGAAATTTTCTTTCCTTTCTCGTTAAACTGTTTTGGTTCACCAAGAGATACAAGATAGTCCTGCAGGTAGAGAGCAAGACTTAATTCAACTCTTTCTGGATAAGCAGCTATTCCTTTTGCTTTAAGTGTACTTGGCTCAGTTCCTCTCATAATAGGCAATACTTTTACTAATCCAATATCTCCGTAGAAGCAATAAATTTTATATAAGTTCCTAATTATCTTGTCACATAATCCATCTCCTGATAAGTTATAACCAGCTTTACAACAAGTAGATATAATACTTTCATAAGCTATCTTACCTTTTGCTTTAATTATCCTGTAAGCGGATGTGTAACTACCAATAGTTCCTGGTTTTCTTACCCCTTTGTCTTCTGCAATGCTTAAATTATATTCATCAACCACTTCCTGCAACGCTACAGCATTCGGTTCACCTAAGATAAGATTTGCCTTATGCATCTGCAGCGGAGTAACTTTTTCAGTATACAAGCTCTGTCTTGTAAAGATACTTGCTTCGAAATGTCTTCTCTCATCTGGATCAGATGGGGCTGAAGTAATAACAACACATTCGAGTTTATCTAAAATACCTTCTGATGCAATAAAACGACCATAACCGTCTACAATAGAAAAAGTGCACTCTTCTGGATGTGGCACCACTAATAATGCATCCATAATCATATGATCAAAATTGTCATGCATTGCTTTAATTTTTCTATGATTTCGTGTTTCCAGCCGCTGGTAAGCTGGATCGACAGACATCAATTCCCTTGGAATTACTGCACATGCCTTTGTACCAGAGATTAATAAGTTGCTCATAACTGTGTTGTAAACGATGTTTTCCATTTTGTTTTCCTCTTTTCTTTTTTATATAATAAAAAAGAGCTGTTTTCACAGCTCTAATTTTATTTCATAGTTTAGCAGTCACATTCTACTAAGTTGGTGAGATACTCAATACCATGACCACATAAAGCAGTCAGAACTTCATCTAATATGTCAAGTTCTCCGTCTGTTTCGCATGATTCAAGGGCTTGAATGATTCCGTAGCCTTTTTCATACTCACTGGTATTCATCATCTCCTTAGTTACTGTGTCACCGAGTTTTTCCTCGGCATAATCAACTCTGTAGAGTCTTTCCTTTGCTGTCTTCATTTTGAAAACCTCCTTGATATGATTAATTCTTTAAGATTTTTTGGATCCTTTGTCCAAATTAAATCTTTATCTTTGTATTTCATTTCATAAGTAAGTCCATTTACAGTTGACTTATATAGAGCTTTTATAGAGCAAATGCCACGAATAGTGCTCAAATTTTCATCGTAATTACTGCCTATCATAAAACCATCAGGTCCAATAATACAAAAATCTTGACTGCCATAATTCGCCGTCTCGCAATCGGTAAGAACAAGATAGCTTCCTGCTGGTGTGACAGCTATCATTCCAGACCGGAGCTTCTTCCTTAAATCAACCATGTTGCCTCCTTTCTATTAATGTACGGACAGAGGAAATAAGTTTCAGGTCTTCAGCATAGCTCCACTAATAGTGGTAATCTGAGCCACCATTTCCATTGTGTAATGAAATGTTTTCTTTATAGTAATAGACTAAATATTGGAATGGTTCTCCAAGATCTTTGTCAATATCTTCTATCTGTCCTATACCGTAATATTTATGATAAACTATGTCACCTATATTTAATTCTTTAGGATGTTGCATTTCTTCTCCTTTCTATTAGCTTGCACAAAGACAGAGAACGGACAAGAGTAAGTGAACTTCTGAAGCACCACCAATAGCGACAATCTGGGCCTCTATCGTTGCCATTATACAAACGGTTATTTTCTTTATAAAAATAAACTAGATATGGCGCTGAGGAAGATCTAATATCTATTATTCTTCCCATACCAGAATTGCTTCGCCATACTATATCACCTATTTTCATTGTTGCCTCCTCTCTATTAATGATGCTAGCGGAGGAAGGTACTTCATTCTTTTAATGTCGTCAGAACCAAACCACCAACCATGGTTGTCTGGACAGGAACCTGGCTCTATTGCACCATCATGTAGGTTATCATTTGCTTTGAAAAAGTACACAAGTTCACTACTGCCAGGTCTGAATTTTATAACTTTGCCTAACCCATAAAATGGGTCTTTAATGTATTCTCCTAACATCTATATCTCCTCCACATATTCAAGCAAGTCTCCGGGCTGTATCTGCAATAATCGACAGATTGTATTGAGAGTTTCTTTACTAGCAAGTTCACCCTGCCGAATCTTTTGTATCTGAGCTTCTCCCATGATTCTATCTCTCCGCAAGACATAAGTTGAATATCCTTTGTGCTTCAACTCTTGCAGGACATTTATTTTGTATACTATCATTTGCCTTGCCTCTTTTCTATAAAATGTCTCAACGGTTTCTTATGTAAGAGCTTGATTTCATCTTTACTATAAACCATACAGTTTATAACAGCTCTACCATCAACTGAGCCACTATATAAAAATATTCTATTGTAGGAATGACTATAAGTGACTACATAAGGGTAAGGGACTATACCCCTATACCATATCAGCTTTCCTATTTTATCTTTACGATTATATACATATATGTTCTGCATAGTCATTCCTTTCTCTTGGTGATCAGATCAATCAGCGGTCTCTTCCTGAGAAACTTGATATGTTCTTTGCCATAGCAGGATGCGTTAGTTATATATCTTCCTTCATAGTATCCAGAGTAAAACTTTGAATCATGTTTATAATGGTCTACTATGTAGTGAGAATGCCATAATGATCCATCATAAAAATTTAATTTACCTAAACCATCTGGTGTTTTCACATAAATATGTCTCATTTCCATTCTCCTTTCCTGTGCAAAATCGCTTCATAAAGAGTATTATGAACCAATAATGGTTCTACTATTTTTTTAGGAAAGTCAAAAATATAATTTCCATGTAGAAATTCTACAGTATATTTATTATTTGACTCTTTGGACACATAGCCCAGTCCTATTAATGTTGTATAAATTATTTTCATGTTTACCTCCTAATCGAATCATAGCAAACATCTGTTCCCTTGTCAAGCATCTATATAACAGAAACTTCCGGTTCCTGTATCTACAGTGCAACAAGCATGTTCATATTTCATTATCAGACGATTAAATTTCTCTTCTGACATAGGGGTCTTCACTTTGAATGGATGCGCCCAAGGTGAATTCACTTGCATTCTATTCGGAAGCAAATATACAGGATTTCCTGCAACAAGTGCTTTTTGTGCTTCTCTTCTGGTTACTTTCTTTAACATATTGTTTCCTTTCTAAGCAGCATAGTTAAACATCTTGGAGGAAAACGGGTAACCCTAGATTTCATGCTACCCTTTTTGAGTAATTCAAGATGCTTAAATATACTGCTTATGCAGTATATTGTGATAACTGGTCTAATGTGCCAACATAGTGAGCGTCTACAATTTCATCGTCATAGACTTCATCAGTTCCGTTGGAGTTCATGATGCAAGATGCAAGGTCATTGATACACCAATCATCTGTGCTGTCTACATACCAAGAGAACTGATTTCCATTGGCACATGTCATAGTTACGAGGTCCGTGTCTTTATCTACTTCCTGGACTTCAGTTACTATACCTGTTAGAGGGTACAGGTCTTTGCATTCTCCATCTGTTGTTGGAGCCGCTGATACTGGGGTTGAAACCATCATAGTTGCTAATGCTAAAACTAATAATTTCTTCATGATTTTTATTTCCTTTCTATATAACTACGATATATTTATAGATATCTACATATTGATCTAACTGATATACAGGTGCCTTGTCAAAGATAGGCAACAGTCTATCAATCATATCTTTGTATTGCCTTGTGAGTTCTGCCAGAATAGCTTCATACACTACATTGGACAACTCACAGAATTTCAAAGTCATAATCTCTTGTATTGTGTATACGTTATTCATAACAGAACTCCTCCTTTAGATAAAATTCACTATCTCTCTTGCAAGATAGCTATACATAACAGACACTGAAATTCTGTGCCAGTTTCCATTCTGAAACATTAACACAGGAATATTCATAGGATCCTTTGGACGTTCAATACATATGAACTGAAGTCCATTGCCTCTAATAAATAAGGCTCCTTTAGGTACTGTGTAACCCAAAAGAGCCTCTTTCCGTTGTATTCTGACAGTTGTATATTTGTATGTCATTGTGATTCCTCCAATTTTTCTTTAATCAATGCCCGGATGAGTCCTGCTTTGGAATATCCATGTTCTTCGCAATATGCTTCAAGCGCTTCTGCTTCCTTAATAGGCATTGACAGTTTCACTTGTCTGTAGTTATTATCGAAATATTTTTTACTTGCTCTCTTCTGAGCTTCTGATACTGCCATTTCTTTTCTCCAATAAAAAAGACACCTCTTTCGAGATGTCTTAGTCTGCGCAAAGCACTCCTATTTTAGACCATGAGGCTGGTCCTCTGTCTACTATAGTACACAAGTCTGGATGAAATTCATGCGGCATAAAAATTTTATCAATCCAATTGTCCGCTGCTACTTCATCTATAAAGTAAGTTTCCGTTGTGTATTCTACAGTAGTATACGGTACTCTATGTAATATACTAACGTAATACATATATCACTCTCCTTTTGTCCCTATTTTAGTTCCATCTGGGAAATCAAAGGAACAGTTAAATTCTGCTCCCATACAACGAGCTATTTCTTGAAGTTCATCAAGAGTGAATTTGCCTCTCTGGATTCTTTTAGATATATTCTGTTGAGTTACTCCCAAACGAGCACCAAGTTCCGTTTTGCTCATGTTTGCCTTGGCTAAGGCTGGATTAATAATTCTCTGCATAGGTTTATACCTCCTACAGAGATTATAAATTATCTAGTTCCCTTGTGCAAGTGAAAAGATTCCTGTTTCAGCATTGTAAAAATATCCTTTGCCTTGATATTTTCTCTGACAGAGATTTTGGAATCTTTCCAAAGACATAAAACTTTCACCGATTAATATTGCTCGATCATCTCCAGCACATCCTACATAGTAACTTTCGCCTAGTACCATTGCCAAGCGTTCCATTGCTCCTGGATAGAATAAAGTTATTGCTCCTTCGTCTCCGACAGAAGTAGTCACTATCCACCATGGATAATCTGATTTTCTCATTTCTGTTGTGTAGAATCCTTCATCTTCATAAGGTTCACCTGTTAATTTCACTTCCATACACTGACCAATGGAACAAAGAATTCCTGGATACATTTTCTCTAATGACTCAAGATACACTGACTTTCTGTCCTCTGGTGTTTTGAATGAATCATTGCCAGAGAACTGTTTATATAATACTTCTAAGTTCATATTAATACCTTCTTTCTAAATACCATGTTTCGCTTGCGAAGTGGGCTAAAGCCCCTTCTTCAGCTGCTTCTATTTCTATTGGTTGTCCTTCGCTCACAACAGCCGATTTGATATAATCATCTACTGTTTTGGATGTGCCATTATTAGACACAACACAAGATACTGTGTCACCTACTGTGAAGCCTTTTCCTTTGTAACTCCAAGTGCGCTTATCAGGAGAAACTATTGAGATACTTCTCCCTGAAACAAAATATACAGTGCCTATCATTGGACGGGTACTGTCTTCTGTAGCTCCTGTAGGCTTTACTACAGCTAATAAAAAAAGGAGTGCTATTAACACTCCTATCAATGAAGGGATTACTACTTCCCTTATGAGTTTCCGTTTGATTTTATCTGTTTTGTTCATAATGATTTCCTCCTAGCTGCAATTTCAGCAGAACGTTTCTCATACATTTCCTTGCTGATTGTCTTTTTAGTCCAGTATGCGTTGCGAACTTCTTCCCAGATACAGGAAAGTTCGAAACTTGATTTTGCTTGTGCGATTCTGGTTTTATAATTCTGCATGATTTCCCTCCTTATGCGAAAGTTGTGAACTTGTCACAACGCATTCTCTTCTGGTCTGGTGCTACACGCTCAAATCCTTCTACAGGTGTCATAGCTGCTACTTCTCCAGGGTATGCCTGTGCAGCTATAATACTACCGACAATCACAAGGGTTCCATTGGAGAACTGTCTGTTATAAACAGACTTGATTCTCTCTATTGTTTCTTTACCTTCTTCTGTTCCTACGAACTCTGTCCGGACAAACAGATCAGAGACTTTCCGCTCTTCTGCCTTGGCATTGATCAGCACAGAAGTAGGCACGGTGATTAGTGTGCCGTCCATATCCTGCATGGTGACAGGATGCGGAGTTGTGTTCACTACTACTACGTTGTTGCTGAATGCTACGAAGTTGATTCCTTCCAGTTCCTTTGTTGTTTTCTTTAAGTTAATCATGATATTTTCCTCCTAAAAATTTCCTTCTATGATGTCCATGTCCACATAATCTACTACTTCGCCTGTGAACAGGTTGATAGTATACTCGTAGTTATCTCCTATCACTGTGATCAGCAGATTTGCTTTGTGCTTCTGTTTCTTTACAGAAGCTTTCCAGAGAAGAGAGAGTTCGCTTGTTGATGGACACATTAAGTTCGCATATGCGTACTCAAAGATTTCACTGTACCTAAGAACAAGAACGACAGCTTCCTTCTGCCTTGCTGAAAGACCAGAATACAATGATTTAAAATCATCAAGCTCATTATTCTCAAGCCAGTCTTTCAGAAGGTCTTTGGCTTCATTAATTGATTGCCTAAATTCTGCCTTGCCTTCTGTAATTTCTACATAGACATTGTTGAGTTCCGCCCATGCTTCATAGTTGGCAATATACTGGCAGAACTGTTCTGGTGTGTAGCTGAAAGAAAATTCGTTGAGAACATCTGTCCAGTTTCCATTGTTACAGATGTAGAGTTCTCTGCCTAAAACAGATTTCAGCTCTACAGATGTGGTTTTCTTGTTGATGATTCTTGTGTAGATAGTCTTTGTCATAATTTTTCCTCCTGCCTTTTAGAGTGGCATAACTCATATTATTTTTTTGCTTGTGTTTCAACAACATAGACCTTGCCCGGTCTGCACTTAATCTGTTTAATCTTCATGCCATCTCTACGACGTGCTTCTGGCGTGTCGGTGTAACCTTCGAAGCTATTAAAGCCCACCGGCGGTAATCTGTGACCTTCGGAATACTTGACAGGTAAACCATGACCGAATACAGGTTTGGAATCTTCTTCCCATGAGATGTTATAGCCCTGACCGTCAACTCGTGCCTGTGAGTAACAGCCGCTTTTTGAGCCATACATAGGTTGTGGATGCTTCTTCTCACGTGGAAGCATGGAAGCTATAGCTCTAGTATCTCTACGACATTTTACAGGTTCTTCACTGATAAAATCAGCAGAGTTCATGAAAGCTATAATGAAATGTCTAATATCTGGATGGTCTTTAGTAGTGGTGTCTACCCATCTGTAGCCATTCCAGACTTTGAGCCGTGACACTCTGTAATGTGGTCTAATACACACGTAAAGTGTGCCATTGACATTACCAAAAAGGCTGTAAAGAGGTAACACATAGTTGTGAAAGTTAGTGCCAAAACCTCTGACCTGTGAACATGGTTTCATAGTTAATTCCTCCTATCATATTGATATGACTACCTACGACCGAAGTCATAGGCAGAGCATATCAGTACGATTAAGCCATACGAGTCTCCATAGATTCCTCTGCTGATACTTTGATAGCGTCATCTACTGGAATACCTAAGTATTCAAGATAAGACAGAATCAGCTGTCTGGATGCTTCGACTTCTTTACCATAGTTACGCTTTAAGCCCTTAGAGTCTGCCTGTAATTTACCCCAGATGAATGCACACAAGTTGTTAGCAACCCATGCTGGTGTAGCACCTAATGTGAAGTTTTTATACATGGAATCATCTGTACCGTCATTGGCAGTATTGAATACTGGTGACATGATGTCTTTACAGAGTTCTTTCACATATTTGAAATCACGCTGTCTATCAGCGTCGAATGACTCAACGTCATTGTAAGTAGCCTGATAGTCTTTAGCATTGACATAGAGTGAATGAAAGCCTGTCAGTGTGAATGTACCGCCTGTCTGGAAGTAAGCCCATACATAGACGGAAGCAATGCGATTGCTAGTAGGCTTAGGGCAGAAACTGTCCTCTGAATATCTTTCAACAAGCTCTGATTTGAAAGTGTCAAGTGCTTCTTTAGCAGACTCAACTTTAGCGTCAAGGTCAGCTTTTTTAGCCTTAGATACTTCACCCTTTTCAAGGGCTTTTGTTCTTGATGCAACAGCTTTAGAATATTTATCAGACAACTGTAAATAGTGCTGTCTGTCGTATTCTAACTGTACATCTTCACCAAACCGCTGTACATTGACAACCTGTTTTGGTGCAAATAACTCTTTCTCATTCTTTCCTGTGATTGTAATTTTAAAAGTTTTGTTTGACATAATAATTTCCTCCTGTGGATTTATTTTATTGTTTATCACTTAAAATATATAGTTAGTCCGTAGACTGTTAATAAGCATATGTAATATAGACAGCACTCTTGCGCTCTATTACTAGAGATTCCAGACAATCCCATCAAGGTGAAAGTTTGGACGTGGCAAGCTACCCATCAAGGTGTAGACGCACTAACTATATATGATTTCAAGGAACGTACTCTTGCATCATGCAAGGCAATATGGTATAATAGTTACAATAACTGTTTAGGGTTTAGGGGGCAAAAGCCCCCTATGGCTCAAGGTATTCTCTATAGTCACGGTATGAAGCAAAAAGCATATACCGCTGGATAGAGTCCACCCATCCCATGAACCCATCTGGAACGTCAAAACCTTTAAGGTTCATGTAATCACCTCCTATTCAGTTATCTCTGCCCTTGTTAGCGCAAGGGCTTTTTTGTTACTCAACAAGTTGTGCTCTTGTTGATGATTGTACTTTACCACAACTGTTTGGTTGTGTCAAGTACTTTTTAAAACTTTTTTGAAAAAGTTTTATTTGCTAGTTTACAAGTTACTTGATGTTTCATCTCTTACACTAGGGATTCCCACTTCTTAAGAAGCATCTTCCCACCGACTAGGGATTGTTGCTCTTCCCTGTCGACACGTTTATACTACTACGGATTACATAGAATGTCAACACTTTTTTGAAAATATTTTTATTTACACGTTTACAAAAGCCCGCAAACCCGCATAAATACAGGCTTTTTGGCATGAAAAAAAGTTTTTTCGTGAAAAATTATTTCCTATTAAAGCGAAAAATAAAGGTTGACAGGATCAGACAGTCTGCATACAGAGCGTAATACGTATTACTGTATGTACTTATATGCACAGTGTAATACATATGAATATTTAGAATAGATTAAATATTTAGAATAGAGTGTTAATTAGTAAAGTTTAATCAATTATGTCTGCTATTCGTGATTTAATAAAAGTTGCGCGTGCAATTTTGTTAGAATCACAATAGTTTTGCAATTTTTCATATTGTGAGTTTGATAATCTGATAGTTATGTTTTTTGTATTGTTTTTATTCCATTCTTCTGCATATTTCTTGTTATATTCATAATTTGACATAAATATACGCCTCTTTTCTATTCAATTTGTTTAATTGTATATACAATTTACCTGAGCTGTTTTTACCAGAAGTCAATTGTCAGACAATTCAGTACAAATATAATTATTTGCCAGAAACATTATTCTTCAATGTACAATTATAATAACAATTTGATTTTCCTGTGGGTCTGAGCTGAGAAATCAGACACAATTCAATACAATTCGTTATATTGACTGAATATTCTGATTACTTTAGTACTGTAAAATTCTGTAGTATTATCACTGCAAAATTTTCCAATTGTAAAATTTCAATACTGTAAAATTTCGCTACGGTACGGATGTATAACACTGATTTATTAAAGTATACTAGGGCTATCCACTTTATCACTTTAAAGCCTTAAAAACGGGGCATTTATAAAACGATACATCTTACCGTTGCATAAATCCTAGCATTCCTACCATTTCAGTCAGAAACAATCAAAATCAGTCCAAACTGTTCACATTTGCCCACTAAAGGTTTGAAAATAAGCATTTTCGCACGTTTTAGACCGAGGGTACTTATGCCAAATTTTCCTTAAAAATGCAGTGTTTCCGGGGGATGCAGAGCTTTTTTGACACCAAGTTCAGATTTCGGATCCATGTTCCCAGATTCTCCGATCATCACATCTCTCTCACTCGATTTCCAGATCAGAGTTTCTTCCTTATTATATATGTTTTCCTGATTCACCTGTTTTTATTTTTCTAAACAAGTTTGTAAAATTCTGTTGACATTTTTCGTAGCCAGTGCTATAATACACTTATCCCGAAAGGGATAGAAATCACAGGAGGCACATATGAACGACATTACTTTTATTGGAGTCAATCTTACTCAAGAACTCCAGAAACAACTTGATTCTCACAAGTCAGCCATTCTATCTACTGCACCTCCAGATGCAGTAAAAGGCTACAATCTAGGTGTACAAAACACTCTTCTACTCTTAGACTCACTTCTCTCATCTTTCGAACCCAACGAGTTCCTGATCAATACTACAGATTCCCACTTAACTGAGTATGACTATGATGAGCTTGAAGCTTTAACCCGTAAACAAGTTTATAAATCATAAGGAGTATTTTATATGAAGACTTTTACTAATACCCACACATTACTATACCACACTAATGATTCAATTTCAATCCCTCTCAGATACTCTATCATTGAAGGCACCACATGGTTCATCGGTAAAGATGTTGCAGCTATCTGTGGTTACAAAGACACCTGGCGAGCTATAAAATACCATGTTTCACCTGAAAATACCGATCATACTATTTTTAATTCCCGTAAACTTATCATCATTAACTATGCAGGTTTCAAAGAAATAGATCCTACCGAAGAACATCTAAACTGGTTTATAAATCATCTTTCAGAAGCGTCTACGCCAACAGAAGCCCCAACAGTGTTCAATCATCCAGAATTTGGTGAGCTGAGAACTGTTGAAATCTCAGGGGAACCATGGTTCGTAGGTAAGGATGTAGCTGTAGCATTGGGATATTCAGATACCACACAAGCTATTAGAAAGAATATTTCTGATGAAGATAAGATGACCCGTCCCGGAGACGCCCCATCTATTATAGACAGTTTTGGAAGAACTCAACATCCCGTTTGGATCAACGAATCCGGTCTCTACTCCCTTATTCTCAGCAGTAAGCTTCCATCAGCAAAAGAGTTCAAGCATTGGGTTACTTCAGAAGTACTTCCCTCCATTCGTAAGACAGGGGGCTACGTTAACCCATCACAGTCCGACCTTTTCCTAAACACCTATCTCCCATTTGCGGATCAGAACACTCGACTTCTTTTTAAAACTACTCTTGATACTATCCAGCAACAGAACAATACAATTCAGCAGCAGAATCACACTATTTCACATCAGGAAGACATCATTCGTAATCTTACATCAGACATTCCATTAGCAGATAAACGTCAGATCCTCAATAGAATTGTACGCTTCGGAGGAAGTCCTCATACACGTTGGCCATTCCTCTACAGAGAGTTCGACAATAAGTTTCATATGAATACTAAAGTACAGCTTGAACATTACAATGAGACACATAAGCCTAAGCTACAGAACCGTTTAGATTACATAGAGCACATTGGTATGTTCAATGATCTAGCTGAAATAGCATGTGTAATCTTCGGTCCAGACATTGAGAAACTGTCTGCTCAGTATTATGAAATCTGTAAGTAAATTTTGATTTTACAGTGAGAGGCTTACAACTTTACAGTGAGCCTCTTACAAAAGAAATTTGATCCATATACTCAAATAAACCCATTATTTAGGAGGTAAGAAACTTGATCGACACCACAAAAATTTTACCCGGTCAGGAATTTAAGAACATGCAGGAACTGTCAGTAGCTCTTACTGGTCAGAAGATGCCTGCCGGAAAAGGCTATGTTCTACAGCAGGAAAAATTCAAATTATATTTCTCATGGAAAAAAATTACAGGTACCCACAAATTGATCATTGACGAAATATATAAAGAACCTAAGACTAAACCTAAACGTAAACAAAAAGAGTATTGTCCACATGGAAAATATAACTCAGCAATCTATGCAAACTTACAGCATCTGGAACTCAATAAGAAATATTCCGTAACAGACCTTTATGAACTCTTAGGGTTTACGAGTGACAGATTCACGAGACCAAAATATTTTTTAGATTGTGTGAATGCAACAGAACTCTCTCTTTCTTCTTATAGATATTTTCATAAAAAAATAAATTGTATCATTGCACAAATATTATATATAAATTTGAGGAAATTTGAAGAGAAAGGTTGTATTTCATATCATATGGACTATGCCTATACATTCAAAGAAGGACACAAACCAGTAGACATTCCAATAGACTACATGGAAGATGTAAAAGCTCAAGCTTTGGCACAAACTTCATATAAAGATGAATGGTCTATCTTACATAGTTCCAAAGCAAAAGAATATACTGATTTTATTCTTAAAAAATTGGAGCCGCTAGGAGTAAAAAGATATACAAAATGTTACGTATTTACTGAGATTAAGCAGTTTAATACTCTTCCATTATCAGATCCTCATACTCTAAACAATTTAATAATACAAAAGTTGAAAGATGCAAGTTCCAAATGTGATGCACTGAATAATAAGAAAATGAATTCAATAATTGACACCGCTGTCAGGTTGCAATAGAGCGAAAGGCGAAGCCTGAGGTCTGAACACATGAAAGTTTTTTCAGCGCTACTTTCTACACTCGGCGGTTAAGCGCCTCGCCTAAAGCAGCTGCTTCTGAAAAAATTTTGCGTTCAGACGTTGATTGTTTTTTATTACACCAAAAAAATATAGTAATTATTTTTTATATAAATAATAATTGTTGTTTTTTACAGGTGTAATAAATCCAACTCGAACTGATTGAACGAATGAGCGAAGCGAGTGAGAGAAAGAAAGTAAGACCCTCATAGCTCGCTACCAAAGAAAGGAATGATTACAATAGCAAAGCAGAAAAAATGTAAAAGATACTTATTCAAGCTCCACAGTGAACGTCTTCGCAGATCACGCTGGAAGCTAGAATATCCATTAGAGGAAGCTCTAAACACAGAAGACATTATTTCTCTGTCTGATAGCCAGATTCTCAGATTCATTGATGAACTCAACGGAGACACCAGTGAAGCCAGAGAAGAAGAAGCTTCTTATATAAAGAAAGAAATCAAGCGTCTCAAAAAATCTGATTCTTCTAAGAAAGATACTCTCATAGCAAATCTCTATAAAAGATTCTATAATCTTCAATTTGTTCCAGATTACATGTGTCTGATCATTGATAAAATGTCTGATTATAACAGAGCCAATAAAGGCTTTTCTATCAATGGAATAAAATATCACAGACTCCTAGGCACCAACGGGGGCATAAAGAATTCTACTATTGTTTATGTCTCTGAAAGGCTATATCCCCAGCTCTATGAGCGTCTCTGTTGCGGTAGGAACCTAGAACAAAAATTTGTGCCAGCTAAACTTGAAGCGTACCAGGCACTGATCTGTTCCGGTAGTATTCCAGTAAGTATGCCAAAAGGGATCATAGTCGTTCCTGACTGCATTACTCATTTCACAGAAGACATTATTCGTGTAGATGACTCTCAGTCTGATGAACCAATAGTAGAGTTCCTCAAGGATCAAGAAATAGAGCTTATGGAATCAGACGGTTACGGAATCATGCTTCCATCACTCTCTTACCGTTGGGCAAGAGAGCTTGACGAAGAAGAAGATTTTTTATCTGGCTGTAATCTCAGAGGACTTCCATGGACAAAGGGCATGGTTTTCACAATGGATTACTTAGCTTTTGGGGAATCTATAGCGAAAAACTTCTATATAAAAGATGCCTGGGGAGATATGAGAGATATCAGAGAGTCTGAACTGATTATTACTACTTCTATGCTTAAATTATGGGATTCCTACTCTTCTTTCGAAGATTACTGGTCCAATATAGAAAAATATCATTATCAAATATCTATAGCCAAGACTGCTCCTGCAAGACTTGATGAGTACAGAAGCACAAATTACCAGTTCCTGCAGAATTACCACCTTACACCGGAAGAAGTAACTGAATTGGTCCGTCCTACAGTAGAAGAAATTCAAGAAATCCTTGGATTAGATTACAGGAAGTCACTCCTATTTCTGAGAGGAACAAATCTTACAGAAGATTCCTATATTGATGAAGAACCGTATATCAATGCTCTCATGATTGAGCCACAGATGATTCATGATCCTTACATCAGAGACAGAATCTACAATATGATAAAGAAAAAAATCAGACAGGCCAAGATTGGTGTACTCAAAGTGAGGGGTAACTTTGCCATCATTGGAGGGGATCCGTATAGCTTGATGCAGAGTATCTTTGGTTTACCGGTCACAGGATTACTCCACGCTGGGGAATGCTGGCATAAACATTGGCTTGATCGAGGAGTCAGCGAGGTCTGCTGCTTCAGAGCACCTATGACAAGCAAATACAATGTGCGTAAGCTTAAGATAGTAGGGACTCCTGATATGACTTATTGGTATAGATATATAAACACATGTATGTTGTTAAACTCATGGGATAGTACTAAAGAAGCTCTTAATGGAGCTGATTGTGATAAAACTCTGTCACCTTATACAGCGATGTATATGTAAAACTCGGTGAACTTACAAATGTAAGGTGTCCGGAAGTACCGGGCTAACAGTGGAACTCTTATTGGAAAAATAGATTATAAAAAAGAAGGTGAGAACAATAGAAGAAAGAATTTTAAATGTAAAAGGTATTGATTACATAGTTCGTGAAGATGGAAAAATATTTAGTACTCATAATCGTGGTAGAGCGAAATATCATCAGGAAATAAAACAACGTATGAATTCAGATGGGTACATGTGTATTACTGTCGGTAAAACAGGAAACAGAACAGTTGCCAGTGTTCATAGATTAGTAGCAAAAGCATTTATCCCTAATCCTTTAAATTTACCGGAAGTAAATCATAAAGATTACAATCGCACAAACAACAGTGTAGATAACTTAGAATGGTGTTCACATAAAGAAAATATTGACTATACTCTCGCTGCTGGCAGACATGCTTCGCAGACGTTAGATTATAGTGGCAAGAAAAATCCCAACTACGGAAACACCACACTCAGTCAGAAGTACAAAGCTGATCCTGCATATTCAAAAGAAAAACAATCTCGTCCCGGAGGACAGAATGGAAGAGCTATTCCAGTATGTTTGTTAGATAAAGACAAAAATGTAATAGCAACTTTTCCATACATGCAGTTATGCGCAGAATATGTGTTGAAACAACTGCACTCTTCTTCATCTCCGGCAGGTCTAGCAGGAAGAATCCCATATTATATAGAAACAGGTAACATATATAAACACACATACTATTTTTCCAAAGACAATACTGTGCTAAGTCTCAATAATGAGAAAAGTTTAACGACTATCGAAAGCATAGCTTAAGAGAAATACTTAAGTAAAGAAGCAAGTAGAGTACCTTGTGAGTGGAATCCTCGCAGGGGAAGTGCCGAGCATCTGTATCTTGGTGATAGAGCTACAGATGAAGATATAGTCTAGTCCTTATGGAAACATAAGGTGTTAAGTCGGGAGACTTAATGTTTACTACTAACAATACTATCTTATTAAAACATACAGAAAACCTACCGCCAATCTATTGCATCCAACGTAAAGGAAACAAGGTAGTTCCGACTGAAACAGATATGATACAAGCTAATAAAGGTTCTTTCGGTGATGCGATTGGTCCTATTACTAATGTTATCACTTCACAGATATGCTTACAGGCAAGGTTCCCGAAAGACAGTGAGGAATATAAAGTCTTAGACTACAGGATATTGTGTGGGCAGCTGTTCCAACAGAACTCTATTGATAAAGCTAAAGGAATCATCGCTAAACCTATGCCAAAACATTGGTATGACAATAGCTACAACCGTATAGAAGAAACAGATACACCAGAAGAAATAACTAAGAAGGAATTCAATCAGAGAATTTGTGCAGATAAGAAGCCATATTTCTTCATCTACAACTACCCTACTCTCATGAAGGAATACAAAGACTACATCAAAACATCAGACGCCGTGAGCAGGTCCAGGTTTAACATCCCACTGGAAGAGCTGCTGTCATCACAAGAGTTGACTGAAGAACAGGCAGAGTTTCTCAAATTCTATAAAGAATTCTATCCAGTCAATGCAGAAACCTGTGTAGTCAATGAACTCTGTTGGGAAATTGAGAAAACACTGGCTGATGTAAAAGAAAGTAAGGTACCGTTTGACAGTTCTATTCTGAAGTCAGATGCCACCTACACAAATAAGGATAAAGTACTTATAGAACGCATATATGATAAATTCAATAAACAAATGAACAGATCCTGTACCACAAAAACAGATGCTTTTTCTGCTTCATATAATAAAGCATTTAAAATTGAATGCGCTGAATATGTATCTGATCCAGAGAAACTCTGCAATATCCTTGTTGATTTAGGATACAGTTCTAAAAAAGGAAAATCTTTTATCTGGGAAATGTCAGGAGATACTATTATCAAAAATCTTCTCTCACGTACTGAAGGATATGCTCAAATACCAGTAAAGGATCCATCTGGGGATATAGAATATTGCGGAGAACATTTTACTATGAAAAAAGTTTACATGGAAGGAGAAAGAGAATGGATTTAATACTCAATGAGAAAGAATATGTTGAAAGGATGTTAGAGCTAGGTGAATTTAATCCTAAAGACTTAGGTTCAGTCATAGCGCTTCTAACAAGATATATGTATCAGGAAAAGTATACACAGAAAGAAATATATAATAATATAGAAGAATTTGTATCAAAAGTCGTACCAGAATTTGATATTAATGCTTGGTATTCATTTATAGATAAATGTATCAGTAAAGCCAAAAAAAGAGACCTGTTGAACATTGACTATATACCTATTACGCAGAAAGAGTTAGATACTATCAAGGAAATCAAAAACCCCGCCAGGGAAAGACTTGTGTTCACACTCTTGGTCATTGCAAAGTTCAATAATTTGAAATCTGAAACTAACAATAATTGGATCAACTATCCTATGGAAATGTGGTTTAAGCTCGCCAGAGTTGCCTGTAAAGTGGATGATCGTCCACATATGATCTACGACTTAAAAGAAGTTGGTTTGGTTGAAGTGAGCAAGAAGATAACTCGCTTCAATATAAGAATCACATTTGTTGATAATGAGTCTGATCCGGTACTTAAAATTACAGATATGCGTGAATTGGGCTATCAATATCAGAACTTGGGTCCGAAGTCTAAGATAAAGCTGTGTAAACGCTGCGGGAAGCCGTACAAGGTGAAAAGTTCCAAAGCAAGGAATCCTTATTGTACCGACTGCCAGAGTAAAAATGCTAAAGATGAAACAAAACTTATTACGTGTGATTGTTGTGGCAAAGAATTTTTTACAATGTCCAAGAATAATCGTTCTACGCTTTGTTCTGAATGCCAAAATATTATTGATTTAGAAAAAACTCGTCAAAGAGTCGCTAAACATAGAGAAAAAAGGCATATGTAACGCTATCAAAATAGACCTCAGTTTCCGCAAATGCGCTCTACAGGCGCGTTTGCGAGATTCTTTAAATTCTGCATATTATGAAAGGGAGATATAGAGATGAAAAACAATAATAGACTTTATTTTGCCAGACAGAAATTTTTAGGAAAATGTCCTGTCTGTGGGAAAACATTGAAAAAAGTAGATGGAGTAAATATCCTCCGCTGTGACAACGCAGCCTGTTCCGGTGTGACTGTGAGAAGAAATGGGGAGTCTTCTCAGGAACCTTACTACAGGATGCTGAATGACAGGGGTATGGAAATCTACGAACATCTATTTAATAAAAAATAAATTATAGAAAGAGTTGATTATTATTAAACCGATTTCTAAGAAAGAAATTGAAAAACTAATGGACAAAGGTATCATTAGAAACACGCACAAAGGTTACATTAACAAAAAAGGATATCATGTAGGATATTACAAGACCTCAGGCAACAACAGATATATTGAGGACTACTATGCTGATAAAGCAAAATCACTGTAAAGGAGTGCCTAACTATTACTAAATTTTATGATACCAATGCTCTCCTGAATCTCCAGGAGGCAGCATTCAAAGAAAGATTCTTCATCTCTGATGAAACTCTTAGAGAAATCGAAAATATCAAAACATCCTCTCGAAAAGATGAGGATATCAAATACAAAGCTAGACATATAGCTCGTCTTTTAGATCAGAATCATGATCAGTATTCCGTAATAAATTATAATTTTGAAATGGAAAAACAACTGTTAAATTTTGAATTGGATCCAGTTAGACCAGACAACAGGATTGTTTTTAGTGCTTATACTCTATCTAAAGTTCAGGATATTGAATTCATTTCAGATGATTTGTGCTGCAAAAATATTGCAAGGAAAGTCTTTAACCTGCCAGTGTACGGAATCGTAGAGCCTACTAACGAGATATATAAAGGATATAAAGTAATTAAAGGTGATACTAATGCTATCAATCAGGCTATGGCTGAACTAGATTATTCAACTTGGTACACCAATGAGTATCTCATTATTGAAAATACTGACGATGGCACTACTAAAGAAATGCGCTATGATGGTCAGGGGTTTGTGGCACTAAAACTGCCATCTTCCAAATTTATTAAGGCAAAAAACTCCTTACAACGTTGTGCATTAGATATTTTGAATAACCCAGATATCACTATTGCGGCTATTCTCGGTGGTTACGGCAGCGGAAAAACTTACCTTTCTATGCAAATGGCACTATACAATGTAAAGGAGAAAGGCAGAAATAGTAAAATCTTAGGTGTACGAGAAGTTTCTGGTGAAGGTAAAGAGATCGGATTCCTTCCAGGCGACATGGAAGATAAAGTTGGGAGATTCTTTGAACCACTCTCTCAGTCTCTTAATGGCGGAGAGTTCGAATTACAGAGTTTGAAAGTATCTGGTGTGTTAGATACTAATGTACCGTTCTTTATGAAAGGTACTACTTATAATGACACTGTTATTCTCTGTGATGAAGCAGAAGATTTATCAGAAAGTCAAATTAAACTTATTGGTACACGACTTGGAGAGAACAGTAAAATTTATCTTGCAGGTGATTATAAACAATCCCTGTTAAGTAAAACGATTAATAATCCTCTCATTAAAATGTGTAATGAGTTTAAAGGAAATGAAAAATTTGGATGTATCTATCTTGGAGAAGATGTGCGATCAGAAACCAGTAAGCTCTTCGCTGATCTTTTCGAAAAGGATCACTTCTAAAAATATAAGGATTACAAGGAGAAACATATGGAAGAATTATTTGATTTTCCAATTATGAAAAGTGGAGTAGATGAATTAGTTGCTGATATCATCAAAAGCAACTATGACAATCGTAGATTAATCATTAACGATGAAATCAATAACAATCTATTAGAGTCCATCTGTTTATATATTTTGAAATATAATCAGGAAGATAAAGATGTTCCTGAAGATAAAAGAAAGCCTATTTGGATTATTTTAAATTCAGTAGGTGGAGTCGTAAACTTCGGAATGGGACTCATTGATTGTATTAAACATAGTATCACACCTGTTTATTGCTTAATAATTGGAATGGCTGCAAGTATGGCAAGTTATATTCCAATGGTCTGTGATAAATCATATATCTTTCCTAATAGTACAATTTGTATTCATGACGGACAAACCGGTATTATGCAGACTTCCAGAAAAGCAAATGACATCATGAATTTTTATAATAAATGTGATGAAAGATTAGCCGAACTTGTATATGCCAATACTTCTATTACCAAAGATTTTTTAGACGGTATTGCTGATCGAGAATATTATATGTTCCCAGAAGAAGCTAAAGAATTGGGAATTGTTGATACTATTGTTGGCGTTGACTGCCCTATTGATGAAATATTATGAAATATTCCAAAAAAGAATTGATTGCTAAGGTTTCAGAAAAAACAGGCTATCAAGAAGAAAATATAGCTGAAATATATGAAGCTTTAGAAGAAACTGTGTATGATTTACTCCTGTCAGCAAATGAACATAAGGATGTAGAAATTCGACTGTTCACAGGATTTGGTATGTTTAGTAAATTAGTACCAAGTCATGAGAAAAAGATGCCTGACGGAGAAATTAAAACAATAGAACCTACTTTAAAATTCTCTGCACGTTACAGTGCTCGTTGGAGGAAAGATAATATTAAAGAGTACAGAGAAGCTTTAAAATTGTGGGAAAGAGTGAAAGGAAGAAAAGGATGAATGGAGTAGAAATTAAAACAACAACTACTACCCAGATGAAAATCAAGAAGGCTACAATTGATGAACAGGGATCTATTTACGTAGATGGCGAGGTAGTTGATCTTATCAATGCACTGAAGAATACATTTGAAGGCTGTATTTTTGATTTAGCTGTCACAGAAAAAACAGAGGTCCCTGTAGAGGACTGATGTTGAGTGTCCTGTGGTATATATTGCATTGAGAATAAAATAAATCACAAAAAGTATGTTGGTCAATCTATTGATATTAAATCACGATGGACTCAGCATAGACATACAAGTTCTTTAGTAAGAGATACATTTCTTTATAGAGCAATGGATAAATACGGTGTTGAGAACTTTGATTTTTATATACTTGAAGAATGCCAACCTGACGAGTTAGATATTAAAGAAATTTATTGGATAGCTACATTAGATACATATAATTATGGGTATAATATGACTCTTGGTGGATCAGGCTTGGCAGGTTACAAAGCTTATAATAGAAATTGTATTCCTAAAAATTTTGGAATGCTTTCTAACAATATAGATGAAACTGTGCCCATTATAAAGTTAGATACTGACTATGAAGTGTTGGAGTATTATGTAAGTGTTCAAGACTGTGCCAGAGCTAATGGCATAGCTTCCACAAACATTTCTAAAACGGCATCAGGGAAAAACAATACATGTCATGGATATATTTTTATGTATTTCAATGACATTAAGGATATGACCACTGATGAAATTATTTCTTATAGATTACATCAAAGAAAGAATTATAAAGATTCTACCCTAAAATCTATAGATCGAATCTCCTCTTCTGGAGAAATTATCAATAATTATGAAAGTATTAGTCAAGCAGCTAAAGAATTAAATTTAGATCCATCTTCTATAAGCAAGGTGTGTAAAGGAAAACTAAAACAAACTCACGGCTATAAATTTAGATATGCCGTAGTAAATAATAAAGAATAAAAGGAGAAATAATTATTATGACAAAAGCAGAAGTTATTACAAAAGTAGCAGAAACAACAGGAATCACAAAGAAAGATACTGGAGCAATGGTTGACGCATTTCTTCAGGTTATCACTAATGAACTGGCAAGCGGAGGAAAAGTAGCATTCACAGGATTCGGTTCTTTCTCAGTTGTTGAAAGAGCTGCTAGAGAGTGTCGTAATCCGCAGACGGGAGAAACTATGATGACAGAAGCTCATCTTGCACCGAAATTCAAAGCTGGAAAAGCATTAAAAGATGCAGTGAAATAAATATTAAATTGCTGACCTGGTGAATTCCAGGTTGGCGATTTGTCCGGTTAGTCTAGCGGTTAAGACACTGCGCTTTCAATGCAGTAACATGGGTTCAATTCCCGTACCGGATGTTTGTATATTTGAGAGTTGTGGGTAATCTCAAATGTCAGTTTCCGTATAGTTGTTTCTTTGGGGAGAACTGGAACTCCCCCCTCCTATTCTGCAAAGTAAATTCACAAGGTGTGGAACCGACCTGCTAAGTCGTGTGATCCGACAGGATTGAGTTTCGATTACTCTGCTTTGCGTTACAAGATATGTAGATTACAGCCCACCTCCTGTGGGAATTCGTAGGTGAAAATCCTACCATGTAACTCTTGGTTATGTGATTGTAGCATATCATGAATATAAAGATAACCGGATTGATTCCGGTTGAAAGGCAGGATTACTCTCCTGCCTTTTACTTATAATTAGGAAATGGCTGCGGGGCGGCCTGACAATCTGGAAAGACAGATTAATGTTGCGTGTCCGGTAGGTCGAGGGTGCAGTCCTGAAAACTGTCTGGGTGTAAAAGCCTCTGGGGTTCGAATCCCTAACGCAACGTCCGGGAGAACGGTAGAGATGGAGATCTACGGCGGTCTGTAAAACCGTTGCAATTGCTTTGAGTGTTCGAATCACTCTTCTCCCATGAGGTTGACAAATTAAATCAAAATTCCATAAAACAAGTAGATAAGTTTTACTATGAGATGTGTATACGCATGGATTAGGTTTATTAGAAGGTTTTGTCTCTGATTGCAACAGATAATGAGCCTTTTGAGTCTACAAATACCGCAGGTTACGTAGGATCGGTTCCTCGGAGCTTTCATAGGGCTTGTAGATGGGTTCAACTCCCATACCTGCTATTACTAAGATACTTCGGTATCTTTTTTTAATTGGATAAAAAGGAGGTGCTCTAGTGGCACAAGAAGTTGAAAAAAAGCCTGTACCAAGAGCAAAACCTAAAGCACCTGCTCAAAAAGTTATTGATCGTGCTATTGATGAAGCTCTCTATGAAGTAGGGCGTACTAAATTTACATGTAATATGTGTGGAAAGCTGAAAGATGCTTCCGACTTTTATAAAAGTACAGATCCTCTATGTACTACTGGTGTGACAAGAATATGTAAAATGTGTGCAGCAAAGTTGGCATATTCTGAAGATTTAAAAGGCAATAAGAAAGCCCCAGATGAGCAGAGTGTCCAGTTAGCGCTCAGATATTTAGACAAACCTTTCTTTCAAAAGCTTTATGATGAATCTATTCTTGAAGCTGCTAACACTATGTCTGGTCGGCCCAAAAATAATACCTGGACTAGTTATATAAAAAATATATCTATGCCACAATATAATACATTAACTTGGAAAGATGGTGATTGTGGCAATAGTTCTACTCTTCTACCGTCTATTGGGTCTGTAGATAACTCTGATGAAGTAAAAAAAATGTATAAAACCAATAAAAGAACTGTTATTTCAGCTCTTGGTTATGATCCATTCGAATCTGCTGCTGATGCAGATAAACCATTAATGTATGGAAAATTAGTAGGTTTCCTCGATGAAAGTACGCAAGACGATGAATTGAAGTTAGGTGCCTGTGTAGAGATTGTACATAGTCTTAACCAATCTGAAAAAATCAATACTGTAATTAATGCTCTGCAGAAAACTCCAGAATCTATTATAAAAAATTCTGCTACTATCAAAGCTCTCGAAGCCACTAAAAAAGACATTATGAAAACTACTCTTGATTTGGCTCGTGATAATGGAATTAGTATTAAGCATAGCAATCATAATACTAAAGGTGCTAATACCTGGACCGGGAAAGTAAAAGAGCTTAAGGAAATGAAGCTTCGTGAACAGGAAGTAAATGCTTTTGATATAGGAACTTCTCAAGGTATGCTTCAGGTTGCGGAAGCCAGTACTGCTGCAATCATGAAACAGTTGGCTTTAGATGAAAATGACTATACTGAAATGATATCTACCCAACGTCAGAAGGTGTTGGAATTAGAAAATAAATGTGATGCTGCGGTTGAAGAAGCACGTATTCTTCGTAGAGAGAACGATGATCTAAAAAATTTCCTCAGAGATAAGAAATTGATTGATGAAAATGATGAGGTGATTGTGGAATGAAACAGACTGATTCTGGTATATGGGTTCCAGATACACCTACTATTTTTGTTAAGCCTACAGAAGAAATCATTTCTCAACGAAAAATGGAAGGAATGCAGAAACTTTCTGAAATTAAACAATGGGGATTAAGAAATCCAACCAAATTTATGGAAAGATTCATAGGCGTTGACCTTCTTGATGTGCAGACCTATACATTTATGAATTCTTGGGATAAGATGTATGCTCTATGGTTATGTACCAGAAATTATGGAAAATCGACATTGCTTGCATTATATTACATGACAAGAGGTATGCTTCTTAATAATTGTAGATGTTATATATGCGCTGGCACCAGTGACCAGTCCATAGAAACTTTTGAAAAGATTGTATCTATCGCTAAAAATGAAATTGAGTCATTTACTGGATTAACTGATGTATTTAGGAATGAAGTTGTCATTAATATGACCAATAATGATGGTTTTATAAGAAATCCTGCAGGTTTTACTTATAGATTGTATAATGGTAGCTTCGTTAAAACACTTAACAGTAACGTCAACGCGAAAAGAGGAAAACGTGCGGAAGCAGTTTGTTTTGATGAATCTGGTTTCCTGGACGAAGAAGTATTTCAGGTTATTGAACCATATACAGCTCAGGATAAGAACTTTAAAATGGGTGGAAGTGTAAATGTAACTACTCTTCCTAAAGAATTGCCTAACCAATTACTCTACACTTCAAGCGCCAGCACTACTGATTCTTACTTTTATAAAAAGTATAAAGAATACAGTAAAGCTATGATCTGGGGTTCCAAAGACCATTTTGTAGCAGACATCAACTGTGAGATTATGTTTAATGCTACATATAGAGGTAAGATTTATCCAGCATCTCTGTTAACCAAAGAAAAGGTTGACAATGCAATGCGTGAAAATAAAGAAAAAGCTCTTCGTGAGTATTACAATATATTCACTTCTGATGGCGGTGCAGATGCCATCTTCAAACGTTCTATGATAGTAAAAAATTCTACTATCCGTCCCCCAATTATGTTTAATGATACAAAAGACAGACTTTTTGCCTTAGCATATGATCCAGCTAGATCTATGGATAACTCTTTTGTCCTTGTTGGAGAATATTATAAAGATTCTTCAGACAATTGGAGAATGCGTATTGCTAATGGTATTAATTTTATGGATCTTAGTAAAAAGAATAAAACTCCTATGCGTACGCCTGAACAGGTCAAGAAACTGAAACAACTGATCCTTGACTATAACGGTGATGGAGTCGATGACTATACAAACATAAGTAATATCTTTATAGATGCTGGTTCTGGTGGTGCCGGTGTTAATATTGCAGATTATCTTATGGAAGATTGGTATGAAGAAGGACATGAAGGTGAACAGAAATATTTACATAGAGGTCTTATAGATAAAGAACAGTCGTCTGATTATGTCAAAAAATTTCCTAATGCTGTAGATAAAATTAAATTATTACCGCCTACTATGTATAAATCTATTATCTATGAAGCTGCTATTGAAATGATGAGACTTGATCTCATAGATTTCACTGCTGAGTATGATAATAAAGGATATTTAACAATGCTAGATATAGACGAAAAAGAAATGGCAAAAGCAAAAAAAGATTTAATTGCTAAGTATAAAGATAAATCTATGTCTAAAAGTGAATTAGATCGTTTAGTTGAAGAAGAACTTCAAGAAAGAAATTTGGCCTCAACTAAAATTTATAAACTATCTCCTGATGAGGAACTTGGTCTAGTACAGATCGACTCGCTAAAGGAGGAAATGGTTAATATGGTACGAAAGAAACGAGAATCTGGTAAAGATGGTTTTGAACTGTCTACAGAGAAGCAAAACAAATTGCATGATGATCGTTCGTATTGTTTCTCAATGCTCTGTTATGGACTCTCAGAACTTCGTAGAGAACATATTAAAAATAAGAAACGTCCCAAAAAAGAAAATATAGCTGCTGCTATGCCTATTCGTAAAGGTGTAGTAAGAAAAATGTTTAGTTAGGAGGTGAGACATTGGCTATTAAAGAGGAAAAAACAACTCAAGAGATAAAAAATTATGCTCTTAAACAACAGGCATTACAAGAAAAATTCGCTCAAGTAAAGCAAGCTGTACAGCTTATTGATTTAACTAAAACAGAAACAAGAACATTTACTGTATTTAGTAAAGATAAATTACGTCAATATATGCAAAACCCTAAAACCAATGAATCTAACCTTCGTAATTTGAGCAGATTCTTATATAGAGTTTCTCATAATTACAGAAGACTTATCTCCTATCAGGCAGAAATGGTAGATTTAACAGCTCTTAATGTTATACCTCAGATAGATTTTACTGAGGATGCGCATGACGATGAAAAAATAAAGACTAGTTATTTTAATACTTTAGTACAACTTGATAAGATGAATATGCAGTCAGAGATTTTAAAATGCCTATTGATTGCATGGCGTGAAGATACATTTTATGGTTATACATATGAAGATGATTCTGGATTCTTCATTTACCCTCTTGATGGAGATTATTGTAAAGTATCTTCTGTCAATTATGATGGCACTCTTAATTGTGCCTTTGATTTCAGTTATTTCAGAAGTCATACTGCCGACTTAGAATACTGGGATTCTGAATTTAATTCTAAATACAATTCCTTTCAAAGTGACAATACTCTTCGTTGGCAAGAGTTGGATCCAGAAAGAACTTTTGTAATTAAAGTTAACATTGATGATCCAACACTTAACATGCCACCTCTTTCTGGTTTGTTCGAACCACTTATTGATCTTATTGATCTCCAAAGTATTCAGTCGGTAAAAGATGACTTATCAATCTATAAACTTCTGGTTGCAAGATTAGAAACACTTACTAACTCTGACGAACCAGATGATTTCTCAGTAGATATTGATACAGCCATTGAATATTATAATAGACTAGTTGAATCTCTTCCAGATTGTGTATCTGCAGCTATCTCCCCTCTTAAAATTGAACCTATAGAGTTTCAAGGTGACCAGACTCAAGATGTTAATAGAATTGCTACTGCTACTTCGAATTTATTTAAAAATTCTGGTGGTGCACAGATTCTTGATAATAACAAAGTCTCAGGTACGACAGCTTTTACTGCTGCTATTCTTTGTGACACAATGATGGCTATTAAAACTGTCCTTCCACAGATAGAAGAACGAGTTAATAGATATCTTACTTTTGCTATTGGTGATGATCATGCTAGAGTAAAATATTTTGAGGTATCTCCTTATACAAAAGCTTCTAAAAAAGAAGAACTTATGAAATCTGGAGAACGAGGTGTGCCAGTAAAGCTAGCCGTTGCTGCTCTTGATGGTATCTCACCTCTTGAAGCTTTATCTATGGATTATCTTGAAAATACTGTTCTAAAACTTCACGAAACATGGATTCCTTTTAGTACTTCTTTCACATTGAGTGGATCTGCCTCACAGCAAGTTATTGATGGTAAAACAGATGATACAAAAGGTGGAAGACCTCAATCCGACAACCTTACAGATGAAGGTGAAAAAAGTAGAGAATCAGAAAAGTCCAGTGAACAGGAGGGATAATAGATGAACAAACATTTTATCCGAACTGCTGACCAGGAAACAGCAAATATTTTAAAATCTATTGGCTTTCCTCAGGTCGGCTATACTAAAGGTATCTATACATTTGCAAATTGTTCATCTCTTTCTTTTGCAAATGTAAATATAGATATAAACAAGCTAACTTATACCGATATTTATTGTGCAAGTTAGTACTCCTCTTCTATGAGGATAAAAATACACAATAGAAAGGAGGCTAACATGAAGAAAAAAGTACTTACATTAGATGATCTCTATTCTTTTTTTGAACAGAGGAATCAGACAACTGTATTCAGTGCCAAAGAGTCTGGATATAATATTGCAGTTCAGGTTCCGGCAAAATTTGAATTAGAAGATTCTGATGAAGATGATGGTTTTTTACGAACTAAATTCAAAGTAAATCATTTATATGAAAATAGAAATAAATCTTATATATCTGAAGAAGCTCAGTTAGAAGCTTTACCGTCTTTACACTATAGACCAGTTCTGGCCGCTATTACCACTTTATCTGATGGAACTACTGATTTTACTTCTCATGCTATGGAATTTGATGATGAAGGAAACATTACATACATTGAGCAACCTATTGGTGTTTTTGTCAATCCTGAAGGATATCATCTTGAGTATGATAAAGAACATGATAAAACATATGTTATTGCCGATGCGGTAATTTATAACGATTATTGTGCTCCAGCATGTGAAATTATTCAGCGTAAACAAGGAAGTAAAGTAAGTTGTGAATTAAGTATCTCAGAACTCTCTTTTGACACTAAGGACAAAGTGCTTCACTTAGATAAATTCAGATATAATGGTGTAACTTGTTTAGGCACTGATCCTATCACCGAGAAACCCGTTGAAGAAGGTATGGAGGGTGCCAGATTAGATATTGCTGATTTCAGTGAAGAGAATAATAGTCTTTTTACTAATACAGAAGAAAAATTACTAAAGGTTATTCAGTCTTTGCAGGAGACTCTTGCTAAGTTTGAAATTGAAGAACCAACGAAAGGAGGAAACCAAACGTTGAAACTCAATGAATTATTAGAGAAATACTCTAAAACTGTTGAAGACCTTGACTTTGATTATGAGTCTATGTCCGATGAAGAGTTAGAGGCTAAGTTTGCTGAATTATTCGAAGGTACAGAAGATCCAGACGAACCGGTAAAAGAACCAGTTGCTGATCCGGAAGCTGATCCAGAATCAAATGACAATTCAGAGTTTAGCAATAAAAAAAGATATACAAAAAAAGAAAATGGTAATACTGAAGTTACTTTTGAAATTAGTCATGAAGATGTAAGAGGTGCATTATATACTCTTCTGTCTACTTGGGAAGAAAATGATAATGAATGGTATTTTATTAATGCTACATATGATGACCATTTTGTATATAGCAACTGGGATGAAAGTAAAATTTTCCGTCAGGGCTATACAAAAGATGGCGATGCAGTATCTCTCTCAGATGAAAGAACAGAATTATTTAAAGAGTATCTTACACTTTCAGAAAAAAGTGAATTAGAAGAACTCAGAAGTAACTATGCTGCTCTTCAGAATAGAATTAATGAGTACGAATCAAAAGATAAAGAAGCTGTTCTTGGTGCTGAAATTTACACTGAACTGAAAAATAGAGAAGATTTTAAAGAACTGATCAAAAATCAGGCTATCTACAGTGTAGAAGAAGTACAGACAAGAGCCGATGCTATTTTAGGTAAATATGTTAAAGAAAAAGGCACTTTCAACTATCAGCAGAAACCTAGTGCTATTGGTTTTACTGAACCTAAGAAAGCTAAGAAACCATATGGAAGTTTATTTAAGGATTGAGCTATCAAATAGCTCTTTTTTATTGCCTAAAAATATTTAAAGGAGGAAATAAAAATGGCATCTAATTTTCAGAAATTTATGGCCACTGCTGAAAAACACGCTGTTGCTGGTAGCTCTAAGCTGAAAGCTACTATTGCAGGTCATATTTATAACATTCAGATTGAAGAAGATCTGGACAACGGATCAATTGTTGCAAAAGGCGATTATATCAAACCGGAGACTTATAAAGCTAAAGAATCTACTGGTTTTGCTGGTGTAGTACTGGATAAAGCAGCTAACGGAAATTGGTATGTAGAAGTTAAAACACCAGGAGATGCTCTGTTACTGCTCCAGGTACCAATGTTATACGAAGAATATACTACCGCTCTTAAACATGAAAGTAATTTCTATAACGCAAATGGTGACATCGTTCGAGCATATGAGCTTTATGTAGGTGATGTGTTTGAAGTATCATCTGAAGGATTTAGTGGTACTCCTACTAAAGGTGCAACTGTAACTGTAGCAGACAAAAAGCTGACAATTGGTTAATGAAAGGAGGAATACATAATGAAACTTAATTTTTCAAGTAATGAAGTAAGAAATATTTTTGCTGAAAATGATTATGCAGAGTACTCCCAGCTTATGTTTGACACAGCTAAGGGAGAAGAAAAAGTATCTACAAAAGATGCTAATAATAAAATCAGAGAGATTATGTTCTCTGTACTTGGAGTAGATGAAAACTGCTCAAGAAAAGAACTTAGAAAAGCTATTCGTAGACATAAAATTGATGTATTTGAAATTATCGAAGAGACAGTAGAGAATCTGCTTGTTTCTGGTTGGGGAGAAAACCCATTCTTCAATGAATTTGTAGAAATCAAATCTATGGCTGACGGTGATACTAATGAATTTTATGTACCAGATGAAGTTATTCTGACAGTGTCTGAGCTTTCCGGTAATCACCATGATATTATTAGACAGCGTCTGGCAGAAGGACAGACATTCTCTGTTAGAACCTCATGGTATGGAATTAAAATTTACGCAGAATATGAGCTGTTTATGGCAGGTCGTATTGACTGGGCTGGATTCGTACAGAAAATCTATGAAGCTTTTGACAAGAAAATTAACGATATGGTATATGCGGCTGTAATGGCAGCAGGTGAGAAGGTTCTCCCGTCTACACAGTTTAATAAGACAGGTACACTTGCAGCAGCTACAAAAGATGAGTTTATGACTCTGATTGAAGATGTACAGATGGCTACAGGTGATGAAGTAGTTGTTATGGGTACCAAATCTGCTCTTGCAAAACTTTCTGCTATGGAAGATATTACTTGGGTATCTAATGCAATGAAAGATGAAAGACACACTACAGGCCGTTTAGGTATGTTTGAAGGTATTCGTCTTGTTGAAATTCCACAGAGATTTGCTAACAATGACACAAGTAAAAAGTTAGTAGATAATACTAAACTTCTGATTATGCCAGTAGCTGATAACAAATTTATCAAGATCTACAATGAAGGCGACGCTCAGATTAAAGAAGTATCTGATGGAAATACAAATATGGATAAAACTATTGAGTATGAATATCAGATTAAAATGGGTGTGGCCACAATTATTGGAAAGCGTTTCGGAGTTTGGACACTTAAATAAAAAACTATTTAAAGAGGTGGAATTACCACCTCTTTAACTGATTAAAAAGGAGTAATAACATGGCAACAAGAAGAGCTGCAACAAAAACTGTTGCTACTACTGAAAATACTACAAAGGAAACAGCTCCTGTTAAAACTACTAAAAAGTTTGAACAGAACGAACTTATTGAATGTCGTTCTTTAGTGCAGGGAACATTATTTATGCCTGGTAAACAAAGTGATATTCTATACCGTTGGGATGGATATGGAGATATTCGTGAAGTAGAATATAGAGATTTGTACTCTCTTAAATCTAGCCGATCCCCATATATTTATGATCCATGTTTCCAGATTGAGAATGATGAATTATTAGAGGATCCTAGATGGAAAGATGTAAAAGATCTTTATGATAATCTTTATGATGCTTCTGATATTAATCAGTTTCTTGCTCTCTCACCAGCTCAGTTTAAGAAAGCACTTGCTGAAGTTCCTAAGGGGCTTAAAACAGCAATTAAAATTGAGGTAGCAACTAGACTGGATAATGGTACATTTGATTCTATTCAGAAAGTACGTGCTGTAGATGAAATTTGTGGTACAGAGTTAGAAAAAATGATTTAGGAGGTGTTCTATGACCTCTTATGAAACAGTATTTAAACGATTTGAAAATAAAGTTGAAGATATAAAAGTATTAAAATTAGCGTCTGATGACTGGACTGAATTGTGCTTAGAATGGCTAAATAGTGCTATTGCAATGATTGAATTAGACCAGTTAAAAATAGAACATGATTTAACGAAAAAAAATGATGTTCTGTTCGAATTCGAGGACACCCTTACTAATGGTGAAATAGAAGTCGTTGCTTTATATATGGTCGTTGCTTGGTATGATATTCGTTTGAATTCTTTAGAGCATACTAATATGTTTTATGGTTCGAAAGATGAAAAATGGACCAGCCAAAAAGAACATGCCAATTATATTATGAGTATTCAAAAGAAATATAAAAAGGAAGCCAGAAAATATTTTAGGAATCACTCTTCCAGAAGTAATTCTTATCTGGATGGTGATCAGAATGAAGTATAAATATGGAACTTTTAATGACAATCAGTTCTCTGATTATATAGAATTACTACATAATAAAATTCATTGGCTTTTAATCTATCAAGAAAACTCTTATCCAAAACTTAACAATTATTTTAATAACTTGCAATTATATATTGCAGCATTAGCTGAATTAATCCCATCACCTTATATAATTGATTTGGCTAATACAATAGAATGCGCCAAACTTGAATTTAATAATCCTAATTTCAACCATCAAAAATATAGAAAAATAATTTTTGATGCTCATTCTATCATAGATAAAATAGGTGATAACCATGAGTGATATTTTCAAAAAAAGAATGGCTTTATGCGGTAATACTGTATCAGACAGTATTCGTACTCAGTCAGACGAAATCATGCAGAAAACTTTCACCAATGACTTAGGTTACAGACAATGTAAGCTATATTCTAGGACTATGGAATACTTAGAAGATGTTGAAATCAAATATCAGTATTCTCAAACCTATACAATCAATAAGGACCAGGTTGAGTATCTGGCTCAATTCAGACCTGGCTATTTCCCTGAAAAGAAATATATGGACCAAGATAGTATTGAACGTTTTGGTTTTTATCTTGAAATACCGGATAAGAACACAGGTGTTCATGAGCTATGGCTTATTTTAGGGAAGAATGATAAAAACTCTTTCATAAGATATAACATTCTTAAATGTAATTGGATGTTTAAATGGATAAAGAATAAACAAATTTATAGTTGTTTTGGTGTATTAAGAAACCGCAACAACTACAACAGTGGCGTATGGAGCGATGGTTTCTTTACATCAGTAGATAATCAGTCACAGTTTATTGTCCCTACTACTCCAACTACGCAAACAATTGATTATAATGATCGTTTCATGTTGAGTGATTCTATGATTAGACCTTTAGTTTTTGAAGTGTCAAAACTAGAAGATACGTTCCCATGCGGAGTAACTAAAGTAACGCTTAAACAGGATCATTTTAATAAAGTTACAGATAATGTTGAATTAAAAATATGTGACTATTATGACTCTCCGGTTATTCCTCAAGAGCCAGAAATAGAGGACATTGTTTTATCATGTTCAGGTACTAATAGAGCTTTACGTGTTGGAGGCTCTAAAAGAACTATTTCAGTTGCGAGTGATATTAAAGATAAATCTGTCATTTGGTCTTATGAGTTCAATGGAAACAAATTATCTGTAGAAGAATTATCTAATGACTTTGAAATCTCTGAAGGTAAGAATACGTTAAGTATCAAAGCTTTGTTAAATTATAATAATTTAGGAAAAGTAATAAAGATTATTGCTACTCTTCCAAATAAGCAACCATCTTCTATTGAATTGGAGGTGATGCGATGAATCAAGAGCGTATTGATAGATTATTTTCTTGTAGAAATGAACAGGGATTTGACAGTATTTCTTATGATAAGAGAAAAATCTTAGAGGATTTATACAAAGATTCAGATATTATTGAAATCTTAAATAATAAAGAACTTCAAGCAGTTAATGCGTGTCCGGAAGATTATTATAATGTAAATATTTATTCTTTTTTAAAGATTCCAGATGCACAAAGTAAAGTCAAAAACTTTATTTGTTTTGAAGTAAATGACACTGAAATTGTATACTCAAATAATATTATGGTTTCTAAACAAATTATTTTTAGAACTATAGCTCACCAGGATGATGTCAGTACTATTTGGGGTATTGATCGACAGGATTTACTAGCAGCTTTAGTTAAAGAAAGATTTCAATGGTCAAACATATTAGGTACGCAGTTAATAAAAACATATGATTCTGGCAAAGTGGCTGAAAATGGTTATTACTATAGGAATATGTATTTTGAACAGACTGCTCCGAATGATATTCAAAATAGGCTTAAGAGTAATCGCTTAGATAAGTTAGGTCGTGATTATTATGGATAAACTTCTCATTTATTTAGGTGAGAACCTTAAAATTAATGATCAGATTACTATTTATCAACCTTCTATTCTTGATATAGCTAAATATGGAGAAAATCATTATTTTAATGTAGTTTATAAAATATGTTCTATACCTTCTGATTATAAGTCTGAATTGTGGGATCTTGGTTATAACTATAGTAAGTTGGATGATTTTGATTTATTCATACTTCTTACTCGTGATATAGGTGTTGAAGATACCTGTCTTCTTTTAGGTGATACTATTTCATTGAAAGATATGGCACCTTTAGTCGATCCGGAAACTCATAATATAATGCTTTATGATGAAAATACTGAATTAATAATTACTCGTGATATATACATAGAAATGATATCTTTCATTCGTGAGATGCACAATATTCATCCTAAGCGTGAACGAGCTGCAAACAAAGAAACCTTACAGCTATTAGTAGATGAAGATAGAAGAAAAAAAATTCAAAGAGTAAAAGAAGCTTCTCAAGAACCCTCTCCGGGTTCTTTTTTATTGCCTTTAATTTCATCTATGGTAAATAGTCCTGGTTTTAAATATGACATTAACAGTCTTAAAAGTCTTGGAATCTATGCATTTTTAGATTCTGTTCAAAGGATTCAGGCCATTAATACTGCTGCCTCCATCTCTGCAGGAATGTACAGCGGAATGGTTGATATGTCTAAGAATCCAAATCTACTTAAACAATTAAATTGGTTGCGTGACTTATCTAATGAGTACTCCTCTTCGAGCAATGTACGAGTCACTAAAACCGAATAATAAATCAAGGAGGAAAATATTATGGCAAATTTTGATTCTCTGGTTATTGATAGAGTCTTAGAAATTGTTGGTGAAAATAGCGATGGAGATTTACTCTATCTGTTAAACAATTTATCTAATGTTTCTATTAATACAACTTCTGAAAGTAAAGATAAAACAGATGCTCTTGGTGTACTGATTAAGAGATTCTATACATCCAAATCTGTAGAAGTATCTGCTGATTGTAACTTACTTTCATTCTCTATGCTGTCTCAGACATTTGGCACAGATAAGATTATTGCTTCAAAAGAATCTAAGATTCTTGCACCAAAAATCTTACATATTGATACAACTGGCATTAAGGAATATACAATTCCTGAAAAGCTGAAACCGAAAGCTCCACTTACAAAGCTTTATGCTCTGGAAGCAAACGGCACATTAGGAAAAGCTTATACTGCTTCTACTACTGCTGCTCCTACTGCTGATACTTTTGTATACACTGAAGATAGCGGAAAAATTACTCTTCCTACTGGAGTAACAGGTACTCTTATTGCTAAATATGAATATGAGACAGAAAGTGGTGTTAAGGTTACTAATGAGTCTGATAAGTTCCCGACTACTTCTTCTATTACAATGAAAGTTCTTGTTGCAGACACATGTTCTGTAGATGTAGTTCGTGCAGCTTATATCGTATTCCCAAGTTTCCAGGTAGCACCAGATTGCGATCTGACACTTGAAACAGATAGCACAATTACATTCTCTGGTGTAGCTCAGAGAGATTATTGTCAGACAGGTTCTCCGCTGTATTACATTGTAATGACAGAGGACGACGTAGAGGAGTAATCCTTAAGTTGTTATACCCCGGTTCATCCGGGGTATTTCTAATGAGAAAAAGGAGGAATACTCAATGAAATCAAAACCAAGAATTTGTGTAACTTGTGGCACTACTTATGAGTATTGTCCTAAGTGCACTAAAGATGCAGATAAACCTGTTTGGATGGTAGCTTTTCATACAGAAGAATGTAGAAAAGTATATAACATTATTGCTAAATACAATACTGGTGATGTGACCAAAGAGGATGCAAAAAAAGAATTGGCTGATGCTGTTACTCATAAAACAAAATTTACTAAACCTATTCAGGATAAAGTAAATGAAATTATGAAAGAAGAACAGCCTAAAGCAAAAACTAAAAAAATAGTGACGGAAAATTAAATATTTTATTGAGGGGAAAGCCGCACTATTTTTGCAGTTTCCCCTTATTTTTTTTCGGAGGAATTAAATGGAGATTGTAATACCTAACTTAAAAGGAGTTCCTTATGATCCTGTTCAAGCAGTAAAAATTATTGATCCAAATCAACAGAAACTCTACCTCAAACATGGATTAAAACCTTTAGATGTTTATTATAGTCCAGATGTGATTGTAATGTTGTTTGATAAAAAAGAAAGTTATCCGTATTACAAAGAATATCAAAATTATACTTTGGAGTGATAACGTGAGGAACTATAAAAAAAGATCTAAATATGGTGTCGATCAAACTACTAAAGGTAAACAGAATCGTACTGTTATAGATAGGAAAACAGAAAAAGAAGTATGTTTCGATTCTCTATTAGAGAAAAGATTTTATGAAGACATCGTATGCACTGGATTGGACTCTGGCGAAATTATAGACTATGAACTACAAAAAAAATATAAATTACAACCGTCTTTCAAGCATAATGGAAAGACTATACGTGCAATAGATTATGTTGCTGACTTTTGGGTTAAATACTCAGATGGAAGTGAACGTGTCTACGACACTAAAGGTGGAATGGTTGATCCTTCTGCCAAGATTAAACGAAAACTGATGTATTATATCTATCCTGATTTGGATTATGTATGGATCACTCATACTAAGTCTACTGGTTGGATCGATTGGGATGAAAATGAAGCTTTAAAAAGAGCAAGGAAGAAAGAGGGAAAAAAGGATGGAAATTAATATTTTAGAATTTGTAAAAGAATATAAAGAGAACCCAGTAGGGGCTTTAGAAAAACTTGAAGTTGAAAATTATGTGCCGTTTGCTACTAAACGAGCACTTATAGATACAGTTATTGAAAGTATTATTGAATATGATACTTCTCTTCTTACATATGAGCCAATGAATAAGCATTTAAACTTTTCTCTGACATGTGTGGTTATCTATACTAATCTCACCTACGAAGACGAAGAAGGTCTTGATGCTTATGATGCCTTAGTATCTTCTGGTCTTTTAGATAAAATTATTGAAATGATTGGTGTTGATTATGGAGATATGGTTGCTATGTTTGAAGAAACACTTTCCGCTCGTATTTCATTTACTAACTCTATGTCTAATAGATTAAGTGCATTATTTGGAATATTAGAAAATGTTTTTAAAGAAGCTACTCCGGAACAGTTAGATTATTTACGAAAGTTGGCTGATGTAAAAGATGGGGACAATTCCACAGTTAAGAAAGCTGATTGACCAGGGAATAACTATTGGTTTACAGCAGTTTGTTAATGACTACAAGCCTAAGATGGAAAAAGATGCACAACAGTCAGAAGAAAAATATTATAATGACTATTCCTCTTGGGCGGATGGTTATAGACTTTATGATTTAAAAAATATTCATACAATTACAGGCTTTGCTTATAGTCGAAGTGCAGAGCTTAGAGCACGATTTGATTCAAGCCATATGTCTGGAGGACATGGCATATGGGAACCATTGGAAGGTGATCCAGAAATAGTTTTTTCTTGGGGATTTGAAACAGGTAATCATGGATTTCGTAAAAAAATAACTCCTATCAGAAATTATTGGGAACAATATTTTCGTGCTAGAAAAATGCATGCCAAAGGGCAAGCAACAAAATTTGTTATCAGCGGATTACATTCTGTTGGTTTATAAAGTGAGGTGAGAAAATGGCTGATTATATAATAAACGTTGGTGTAGAAGTTGAAGACAGTGCGCTAAATGCATTAGAAACACGAATTAATTCTTTAAAAGAGAAGCACATTAAACTAGGTGTGGAATTAGGTAATACTAAACAGTTAACTAAAAATGCACAGACAGCGGTAAAAACAATAAGTAAAGCAACTGCCAAAGCCGCTAAAAATACTCCTGTTATTAAAGGATCTAATCTTGTAGAACAGATGGTAAATCCTGAAGAAGCTTTAAAATCTATGGCTAATACAGTCAGTAAGCTGTCAAGGTACCAGGACAAGCTTGATCTAGGAGAAGTAAAACTTTCCGTAAATCAAGGTATTATGGGGGAGCTTGATGGACTTTTAGCCAAACTTAATGAAATAAAATCTACAGCTAAAAACATGGGCTCTATTAAGCTTACTGTTGGAGACAATATAAAAACTAAAGACGGTAAAATAGTTGTTGGAGAAACCACTAGTTCTTCTAATACTGCAAGATCTACAGGCATTACTCTTAGACAAGCTCAAGCTGAAATTAAGAGAAATATGAAGACAATAGGAACCCTACAGGAACAGTATGTAAGTGGGATTATTGATGAAAGTACTTATAAACAGTCAAAGAGAACTATAGGACATAGAAATTCTCAGCTGGCTAGACAGATACAAAATCAAGGTACTGCTTCTGATTGGGTTACTTCTGCATCTGACATTCGAGGAGCACAGGCTAAGAATCAAGAAGCATACAAAGCAATGACTCAGAGTGCTTCAGAATACGACAAAGTTATCACTAATTTGGGTGAGAAACAGAAGACATTCAATAAAATGGCTCAAGTATATAATCCTAACAATGGTAAACCATTAGATAAAACTCTAGGACAAGGTTATGATGAAAGATTAAAATCTTTCAATGATACATATGAGCAATTAAAAAAATCTCGTGATAGTCTTGCGACTCTTACTGGAGACGAAAGAGACACTGAGCAAGTACGTTTTGCTGCTCTTCGCTCTGAAGCCAATCGTCAAGCTAGGTATCTCGGTAATACTAATCAGTTTTTCTCACGTATTCCAAATAAATATAGCCGTTCAGAATATATTGGTACAGATTTAGATCCAGCATCTGATAAGGTCCGTCTTAAGATGGAACAAATGTCAGCAGATCTGGCAAAAGGAAGCAAATACACAACAGAGTTTAATGCAGCACAAGGTAAAATGTATGCTACTATTGATAGAGGGTCTGGTGTATTTGAAAAATATCAATTAGCATATAAAAATGGTCCAGGTAATATTGACCAATCTCTTACTAAAGTTACTCAAAGTGTAAAACCTTTATCTAGTTATATTTCTGAAATGGGACAAAAGTTCCGTAGTCTTAGCCAGTATCTTGTAAGTAATTTTGGATTCCAAGCATTAACAACAGGTGTCAGATCCGGTGTCGAATCAATAAAAGAATTAGATTCAGCGATGACTGAACTTAAGAAAACATCAGATGGTACAAAACAAGAATATAGAGACTTTACTACTCAGGCTAGAACTGATGCCAAAGACATTGGTAGTACAACCACTCAGATTACTAGTAGTGCTGCTGATTTTTCTCGTCTTGGATATAGCTTAAATGAATCTCAGACTTTAGCTAAAAATACAGGTATTTTAAAAAATGTATCAGAATTCGGATCTATAGATGATGCAACAACCGCTATGATTTCCATGATGAAAGCATACGACGTAAAAGTTGATGATTCTATGGATCTCGTTGATAAAATGAATCTTGTTGGTAACAACTATGCAATTTCTACAGACGGAATTGCCACTGCTTTACAGGATTCAGGTTCAGCATTGGTAGCAGCGGGGAACGACTTTGACAAGTCAGTTGCTCTTGTTACGGCAGCAAATAGTGTAGTGCAGGATCCATCGAAGGTAGGTGCTGGTCTTAGAACAATTGCATTACGACTTAGAGGCACTTCTGCTGAAGAATTATCTTCTATGGGTGAAGATACAGAAGGTCTTGTAGAGACCACTTCTAAACTTAATTCAAATATTAAATCTCTTACTGCCGTTAACGGTAAGGCTGGAGTTTCTATTCTTGATATGAATGGAAACTATAGAGATACTTATGATATTTTAAAAGATATCTCTCAGGTTTGGGATGATATTGGTAAGCAAGATTTGGCAGATGGTCAGAATAGACAGGCTGCTCTGCTTGAAATGATGGCAGGAAAAAATAGAAGTAATATTCTTGCATCCATATTGCAGCATCCTGAATTGCTTACAGATGTTTATAATGATTCCGCAAATAATTATCAAAATTCAGCTCAGAACGAGCTTAATACATACCTTGATTCTATCGAAGCAAAAACAACTAAAATTAAAGAATCTTGGTCACAGTTATGGCAATCAGAAGGTAGTACTAATACTTTTAAAGGATTGCTTGATGTTGGCAACGGCGCTGTAGGGCTCTTAAATGGTTTGGGACTTAATAAATCCTTAGCCGGAGTCGGCGGTATGCTTGTTAGCCATGCTATGAACTGGGGTGGGACAAATTATCAGTTGGTCCTTTAGAAAACGCCCCATGTAACCTGGTGGTGACACGGAACGATCTCATATGAGAAAGGGGTTACTAAGCAAACAACCGAAACTGTCTTTATTCGAAGGAATAGAGAAATGCTTTTAATTTGGCATTCAGGGTGAACCGAAGTATATACTACTCCCCTACTACAGTAATGTAATAGATATAGTAACAATGTATATATATGGGTGGTCTGCAGCGAAGCTTCTTTATTTTATAGAGAAGAACGTTCATCGACTATAATGGGAACTTGGTCTCCGGATCAAGAAGGAATAGTCAGGACTGTTAGGCAGCTTACGCCGAATAAATTAAAGGGTAAATACATCTTATTCTTGTGAGCAATCTTACCTTATGTGCAAAGGTGATGTAAGCACAAATCTTTACTTTATTATTCTTCTATGCTATATTTCACATAGGAGGGTAAAACTATGATAATAAATAATTCTATCAGAACTTATGCACCAATTGCTCCGCCATATTTTGACGGATGCTTATTTATGAATGCAACTTATGAAATGTCAAAGGAACTGGCCAATTTGTTTACTAAAGGATTAGAATCCTTAAGCAAACATTTATATGAAAAAAATATTGATCCTACTAAATTATTTCCTGTAAGTCTAATATTTACAAAAGATGGCAGTTTTTCTGTCACCGAAAATGAAGCAACCACTTATGGAAGATGTATGTCTTTTTTAGTATACTCCATGGAACGGATAATTACATCTAACAATCAACACATGCAACTATTCGCATTTATTGAAGAATTAGTGCATTACTATTTTCAAGAAACAAATGAAACAAAAGTCAAACTAACTACTTTTTCTGTTGTTCAGAAAATATTCCCAGAAATAACTTTCGAGGAGGTAACATCATGGGGAGTAAATTGGAGCTAATGTTTATTAGCAAAGAGAAAAGTCAGATAATTGATTCTCCTGTTATAAGAGGTATTACTTGTGATACTTATAAAACATACTTACAAAATTCATCAAAAGAGCAAAAGACTATTCAGTCTCCTGCTCTTTCTTAGTATAATACGTACAATCTTCATTTTCAAAGTACGGACATTCCTCTTCTTTACACTCTTTGTAAAGAGGACATTCTAATATTTCCATAATCTTTAAACCTCCATAATATAGTTTTGAAAGTAGGTGTATTTAATGGATAAAAACATTTTTGATAGATTAGTTCCTGAATATATTCAAAATCTAAGCTCAAACGAAATTACAGATTTACTTATAGAAATCAGTGATATTGGCAGAACAAAATTTATCAGTAATTACCCAAAAGAAATTGCTAATCAACTCCCAGGATATGACTTATACGAATAATCTTTTTCGGTTGTATTCAATGCAGTCGAGATTGTTAACTTTCCTATAGTATTATGCAAAGTGTTGGTGCACAGAAAGGAGAACTGCTGTGACAGTTCTCCTTCTATTAAAAATTTTAAAAAGAGAAATACATATGACGAAGTAATTAAATGATAAAGTAGAACATTATTAGCGATTAGTCAACTTTTTTATTCTTGTATTGTCTTTTCATCATTCCGGTGATAAATTTGACTTTCTCATCAGATAATTCTGGATGGTTGCAAATTTGATCAACGGTATGATTTTTCGAGTTATAATATAGACCAGCTAATATTACAACAAGTAAAAGACTACCAAGAGATATTATTATTCCAGTATTCATATTCTTCTTTTCACCCCCTTCCCTTATAAATTTCTTTATTGGGGAAGTGTATTGCCCAGAACGGGCAGATTCTTCGTCCGCATCAACAATACAGAATGTATGCCAACACTTCTGCATGATCAAAAGAAATGATCAAGTATATTATCGTGCAGCGAGTTATAATGCAGCACCTATAACCATAATATACCTAGTAGTATAATAACAATATTCGACAACTTTGTATATCCAGAACGTGAGTTCATTAAATTTTATATATTCTGTTGATTATACTCATCTACAAAATCATTTAATATTTTACGAAAGAATTCATCCATGAAAAATATTTCCTCCAAATGCAAAATTCGTTTCATAAAAACATCTCTTTATATGAATAAAAGATTTATTACAAGAAAATTTAAATATTTTGTCTTGTATGTTAAAACAATCTTTTACTTTATATTTGATAAAAGAAAATGTTTCCTATTAAAAAATGAAATTGAAACACAAAAATTATGTGATATTATTGATGATAGAGTATTTTATTTGTCATAATTATCTTCTTAGCCACCATGTGTAACCGCACTTCCGGCAGATTATGATTAAATTGCTCATAAACTATCATTATGTATATCCGCACGTATTACATTTAAAGCTCTTGTTATAAGGTTCTATATTCCATACTTACTCCTGGAAATTTCTCATATAAAAAATCCATATCTTCTCGGTAGCGCTTGATAACAGTAGCTCTATCATTTCTTGATTCATTTATTGAAATGAGTCCTTGTAAGTGTGAAATAACAACCTCTACACGCATTAACCTATTGGAAACAACATCATACAAAACTTGTTGTCGTACCGACTTAGGTGTAGAGCTTTGTGCATTATATCCATAAAGATGTAACTCAGATTCAGATTTGAATCCGCCAAAGCCATATCCACGAGAATGGCTTGCCCTAATCCTAAAATCAAGCAATACTTTCTGTCTTATAAAATCTTTATAATGGCTTTCATCAATATAATACTTTTTACACTTAGCACAATAAATTAAATTTACTCTATGCTTTTCTTTAGTACCTTTTAAATTTCTTATAATAACTTGTCCATGACTCAATGAATCAGAATGATGTTTTGCACAATACAAAAATCCCTTAAATACATATACGGTTTCTTTATATTTAAAATCAGCCCAATTTTTAATATCCCATTTGGGTCCATAATCAATATATGAGCCTACAGTATTATGATTCAAGTTGTACGTTCTTGTACTGGCATTTTTTGAAGAACTTTCCGTAAATGAGCTTAATGAATGTTGTGCTGGTTTCAGCTTCTTATCAATTTTACTAACATGTTCTACTTCTACACCAAAAAGATATTCTTTTTTGTTATTGCGAGCATTTAGTTCATTTCGATACTGAGAAACCTTTAAGCGACATGTTGTCTGTGGTCTAGCCGTACACATTTGACAATAATGCCTATCAGGTAAAGTGCATATATCTTTATCTTTTTTGGGTCTCCGGTAGATACAATATATATCTCTTTTATCTAATTGTCTTTTAGCATTTACAGGTATGTTCATTAAAATCTAGCTCCACACTTACAGCACTGATAAGTCTTACCAAGGTCACCAGCTCCAAAAAGACCAAACAGACCTATCTTCATTGCTTTTCTTGTTCCAGTGATTTTCTTAAGGTTTGTACTGCCGCAGATTGGACACTTAGGCCCAGTAGAGAATTTCTGAGCATTCTGTTTGGCATACCATCTATCTGTTATCCTGTTTTGCTCTTCTATTCCTTCAGGAGATTCACTATATTTTCTTTTTTTAACGGCAGAGTAATCTACTTCATTGTCTAACTTTCCATAAAAATATTTTTGCCTAAATATCTCAGATGATTCCAAATGACTGGGACAATGACCGTCATGAGTTTTCTCATATTCTTTTGATAACTCCATATATGCTGTAGACCAATCAATACCAGTGCCTATATAGGTTCCAATTTCACAGGTATAACATCTATCCCCTATTTTATAAGAAGAAGATGTACTGGTCTTTCCACATTTATTGCAAAATAATAATTCTTCCATATTGTTCCTTCTTTTTATTATATATAGTAATTAAGATTTGCTATATTATATCACACAGTTTGGTTTTCGCCAAGAATGAAGATGGAGGAATTTTACCACAATCACGAAGAGTTCAACGTAATGCTGCTATAGCAAAAGGCTATGCAGAAGCCAATAAAAATTATCAAGCATATTCAGATGATTTAGAAGTTCTTAAAGACCTTAACAAGCAACTTGATAACAATGGTCAGGCCATTACAGACAACGAGCAACGTATGGCTAAAGCGAATGAAGTAACGAAGAATGCTAGTCAAAGAGCCAAAGATTATGGCAAGCAAATAGCTACTAATGCTAAGACTCTCACTGATTTTAAAAGAGAGAATGAGGTGGAGAAACCTGATCAACAGAAACAAGGCAAATGGTCCGATGGTCTAAAAAGTATGGCATCTGCTGGTCTCTCAATGATTGGCAATGCTTTTATTTCTGCTGGTGTTGGAATGCTTGTACAAGGAGCTTTCTCATTGCTTGGTAAAGGCATTGACGCTTTCGTTCATAAAAATGAGAACTTAATTGCTAAAGGCCAAGAAGCAAAAGAATCCATTCAATCCCAAACTAAAGCCTATGAGGATCAGAAAGCTTCTCTTGGAGAACTTACTTCCAAATACACAGAATTGTCCAAAGGTGTAAAAATATCCGGTAATTCTATTAAAAATATTAGTCTTACAGATGATGAATATAAGGATTTCTTAGATACGAGTAATCAGATTGCTGCCGCTGCTCCTAGTCTCACACGTTCATGGGATTCTCAGGGTAATGCTATTCTTAATGCAGGAACTAATGCTGAGGATTTAAACACTCAGGTCAATGATTATCTAAAGCTACAGAGGAATCTTACTTATTATGATACAAAGAAAAATATTAGCGATCAGTATAAAGGGTATGAGACTGCTTTAGGAGAGAATAAGGGCAAACAAGACGAATACAAAAATGCATATGATGCAGCTAAATATAAAGTTGATTCTGTACAAAAATTTTCCGACATGCTTAAAAAGCATACAAAAGGAGAAGATACCATCACCTATACACTGGATCAAACTGCATATGATGCACTTGGTAATACATTTGGAAAAGCAATAAAAGGTTATAAGCAATCTGCGGATGGTCAAAAGATAACTCTTGAATTTGATGGTAAACAGTTAGATTTTCTTAATAGTGAAGCTGCCAGTGTTTTAAACTCAGATAATAGCGAACTTCAAGAAGCTCATACTAATTTAGTTAATACTCAAGAATCTATAGATGCCTCTAAAAGAGAAATGGTTTCTTCTATCAAATCAATGGCAAGTACTATTGATTCTTTTGATAGCTGGGACGATCAAGATAAAGCATCAGAATTTCAATCACAGTTGAATAATATGCTTAATTCTACGGACAATGCCAGATTGCTTAATAATTTTAAAGAATCCGGCAAAGACATGGACACATGGCTCCGTAACAATGTAGTCAACCCTATGGCTACTGCTACTCCAGATCAACAAAAGCTTTGGTCTCAACTGTTTGAAATGGAACCTAAAGACCAGGAAACTGTAAGAGAATTTGCTGCAAGAAGAGATGATGTCCTTGAGTCTATAGCAGATATTTCTCAAAGCGACTTCTGGACTAAAGGTACTTTAGCCGAAGCTTTTGGTTTTGCTCATACTGAATACGATGACAATGATAAGGCTTATACTGTTTGGGAGAATCAAGATAGTCTTAATAGGGTTAGAGATGCTCTGAAAGGAGCAAAGGCTAGCAAAACTAAAGGCGATGCCGAAAAAGTAAGAGAAGATCTAAAAAATGCTACACAAGATGAACTTGAAATAGCTGTACAGGTTATCACTGATAATAAAGATTTAAGTTCAATTGATGAATTTTATACGGCATTCGAAAAGGCTAAACAAGCAGCTAAAAATATGAGTGATCAAGCAGCCGTTTCTTTAGATTCAATGGAAACGAAAGTATCAACTGCTAAGTCTACTCTTTCTTCTATGGGAACTATTCTTACAGAGACTACTTCTGCAGGTGGAATTTCTAAAGACAATGTTAAGATCCTTTCTACTGCTTTCAAAGATGTGAAAGATCCTCGTGGCATTGAGCAAAATGTTAATGATTTATTCACCACTACTTCTGATGGTATCAAACTAAACATAGATGCTTTGAAAACCTTTACGGAATATCAGGCTGAAGCCACTGATGGAGATTTCGAAAAGGGTATTAAGTTACAGACCAAAGCTATTAAGGATCAAACAGATGTAACAAATAAAGCAAAAAAAGCATGGAAAGAAGCTAAAGGAACTGAAGACGAAGATGATAAAAAAGCTGCCTATGATTCTGAAAAAGATAAATTAAAAGATGCTAGAAACGAATATTTATCTTATATGCAATCTCAGTCTGAATGGCAAGCAACTAAGAAACAGCAACAGGAACTTCTTTCCTATTATTCTCAGTGGCAACGTGCCCAGAGTACGGAGAATGCCGGAGATAAATATAATAACATTGTCGCCGGACTAAAGAATGCTAAAGATGCATATGATAAAGGTCTTGTAGGTACAGATGATTTTAAATCATTTGCCGCTCTTATTTCTCCTACAGGTTCAGATGATAGAGCAAACTTTGCAGAGAACTATGGTAAAGCTGTAAGATATCTCACAGAAGATAAGACAGGTGTTAATAATTTCTTAGCTGATCTTAAATCTAAGGGTATGGCATCTTATGATGATGCAAGTAAAAGATGGTCATTTGACATAGATGATATGAGTAAAGCCGCTCGATCAATGGGAATCAGCAAAGAATTCATGAGTGCTAACTTCGGTCGTCTTCGTGATTATGGTATTGATAATAACTTTATATCATCTATAGAGGAAGGTATAGACAGAACTCAAGAACTTACTTCTGCCCTTTCAGATGAACAGAAACGACTCGAAGAACTGAAAAATACAGATAGTACTAACACTACTGCTATTTCTGCTTCTGAGGATAAAGTTAATAAATATAAACAGGATTTAAAAGAAACCTATGATAACATGGAGTCTTATTCAGAAGATGCTGCTCAAAATGCTATTGATAATTTCAATTCATCTGCCATGGGAGCGCAAGCCTACGAAGAAGAGATAAAAAGAGTTCAAAAAAATGATCAATTGACAAATGATCAGCGAAATGCAGCTATTAATCAATTAAAAGCTAAACAAGAAGAGCTAGCTGCTTCTGCCGGTACAACTGTTGAAGCTCTTTTAGGAACAGATGTATCTTCATTAATGGATGGCATCATAACAGATTCTGCTTCTGTTACTACAGCTCTTGATGGTATCAATAAAGCATATGAAGAACAGAACACAGATGTTACTTCTTTAGTAGACACTCTTGGAAAATATACTTCTGAACAGTTAGAAGGTATAGATTTCAATGATGGTAAATGGGACACTGAATTAGGTGATGCAGAAAAAGCTGTTGAATCTTTATGTGAAAAACTCGGTTTAACTAAAGACCAAGCTCGTTCTGTTATTGAGGCTTTAAAAGAAGCTGGTAAATTAAAAGATTCTGAGAAAAGTAGTAATTCCTCTAAAGAAACTACTAAGGGGTCTTGGGAGAAACCACAGACTGCTGAACAGATGGGATTAGGTGATGATCCTGACAGAGTTGCTGAATACACACACTCATTAGAAGCTCTTACTGCTGCACATAAGGAAAATGATGCCGCTACTGAAAAGTCATTTGAAACCCTTTCTAAATATAACCGTACACAATTAGATGGCATCAAATTAAATGATGGTGCTTATAATGTTGAGGGTATGGAACAGGCTGAAGATGCCATACAACAGTTAGCAGATAAGACTCAGTTGTCTAAAGACCAGATTCTTACTGCTCTTGAAGGTTTAGGTATTTTAAAGGTTAATACGGATACTACTGATGCAACAAAAAATCTGGATTCTGTAGTTACCGAAGCGAAAGAAGCTCAAAATGAATTAACTGATCTCACAGGAAAAACTTATAAATTTGATTTTGATTCAACTGATTTAGATTCTATTCATCAGCAAGTAACTGATTTAGGAACAGAAGTAGATAAGTATAGAGATCGGGATGGTAAATACCATCCAGAGATTACTGGTGGCGAAGAACTCCAGACTGTGTATACAGGAGCTATTTCGCATGAGCAAGACGTAGAATATAACTCCTCTGATATATCTCAAGCCGATTCTAGTTCTAGTATTGTAAAAGCTGCTCAAGACTTTATGCAAGCTAAGAATGAAATGGATGTCCAGACCCAATTATACCAAAAAGGCATGGATAACACTCTGGATCAAGCTACTCAAGATGCTAATGCAGCTTTTGAAACTTTACAGCAAGCTCAGACTGATTCTAAAGTTAAATTAGTAGATACTGATAATATACAAACTGCAGAAGACCAATTGCTTAAAATGTCAAATGACGACATAACGGCAAAAGTTGATGTTGAAGCAGATACCAGTGAAGCAGAATCAGATATTGAAAACTTACAAAACGTTTCTGGATCCACTGTAACTTTAAACTGTGATGTTTCTAATGAAGGTAGTTTTGAACAAGCAAAATCTACAATTGAATCTATGCCATCTGATACTACAGCTACTATTGATATGGAAGTTAATGGTGAAGAGGATGTTGAGAAGGCCACCGAATTAATTGAATCTGCCCCTACCAATGGAGCTAAATTAGTTGTTGATTGCGAAGTAAACAATAAAGAAGAATTTGATGAGCTTATGCAAGCTCAAAGTACAGCAAATTCTAAAGGAGCAAATGTAGAAGTACACGCTTCTATTAAAGGGGTAGATGTTGATTCTGCCGCTACTGCTGATACTGAAGTTCCTGTCAAAGGTAAACTTGAAATCGAGCCTTATTCTGGAGATGCTGTTGAAGTCAACGCTAAGGCCAATATCACTGGTGTTACTGGTGGAGAAGGAGTACAAGTAAGTTTAAATGCAAAAGCTAATGTAACAGAAGCTCCCACTGTACCAGATACAACCGTTAAAGCTACAGCTCATGTAGATGAAGCGCCTACTGTCCCAGATGCTGAAGGAATAGCAAATTATGAAGGCATTTTCCCACATGTGGCTGATGATGCATACGGAGTTGCTCATTATGAAGGAGATTTTCCTACCTCAGCTCCTACTATTTCTGGCACAGTTAATTATTATGCTCATATTATAGGTGCTCCATCTGGTGGTGCCATAGCAACTGCTTCGGGTACAATGACTTCAGTTGCCCACGCTTCTGGAACAGCTTATAACGTTCTTAATATGAGGCCTCTCTCTTCTGCTCATGCAAAAGGTGATGTAGCACTTAAACATGATGAACAGGCCATTGTTAACGAAGTAGGTATCAATGGTCATTCTGAATCCATAGTGCGTGATGGTGTATGGTCACTTATTCCTGGTGGTGCTCATATTGAGAATTTGAAAAAAGGTGACATCATCTTTTCAGCTACTCAAACAGAGGATTTATTAAAACATGGTGCTACACATGGTCATGCTAGAGCATATGCACAAGGCACTGCTTCTGGTGTAACCCTTGCTCCTGCCTATGCAGACGGTACATCAGAATTAGATGATACAATTAAAAAAGCAAGTACTCAAGCTAAAGACTGGATAGAAACTGCTCTTGATCGTTTAGAGAGAATCGTTGAAAAGTATCAAGATATCGCTGAAAGCGATTATAGTAATTATAAGTCTTCTGAGAAGAATTATGATAAAGCACTTAAAAATCTAAATAAACAATTACAGACACAAAAAGATTCCAGAGCAAAATACGTAGCTAAAGCAAATGAAGTTGCTTCTGCTGTTGGTTTATCTGACGAACTGAAAAAGAAAGTCCAGAATGGTACAATCAATATTGAAAGTTTATCCGAAGATGATAAGAAACGTGTTGACGCATATCAGGAATGGTATGAAAAAATCTTGGATTGTGACAAAGCGATTCGTGAACTCACTAAGTCACAGAAAGATTTAGCTAAAGCAAAGGTCGAACGTGTTATTGAAGCTTATGACACCGTCATAGGTAAACGTGAGAATAAAGCTGACTATTACAACGCTAAACAGGAATTGAGAGTCTCACAAGGGTATAATCAGAAACCTGGTTCTAAATATGAAAAATACATGAAAAAGGAACTCTATTATACCAATGAACAGAAACGTCTTACTGATAAAGAAATAAAAGAATATAAAGGTAGGATGAAAGAATATCTTAAGGTAAATGGACATAAAACTGTCGATCCAGAATACCAAAAGATGAAGAAACAGCTTTATAGTCTCCAGACAGAGGCTGTTAAGTTAGAAAATGAAGCTGCTGAATTAGTTCAGGCTTTACAAGATAATCGTGAACAGATAAAACAATGGGCTGTTGACCGCTGGGATCGTGCAGGTTCCAAGCAGGATGCAGTAATTGATTACGCAAAAGCAAATGATAATCCTGAATATCAGATTAACGAAAAGATTTATCAGGAGCGCATTAAATCTAATGCGAGACAGATCAATGCACTTCAAAAACTTCGTGCAGAAAAAGCCGAATACTATGATACTCATTTTTCTTCTATGAATAATGAAGAAGCCCAGAAATATCTTAATTCTATAGCACAGATTGACGAACAAATTTTAAAAATCGGCAGTGATATAGAAAATCTGAAAAATGAAATCATGGAACTTCGCTGGAAACCATTTGATGATGCACAAGATAAACTATCAAATGTTATCACTGAATATCAGACTATGCAAAAACTTCTCGGTGACGCTGAAAGTTTTTACAATGATGATGGTTCATTTACTACAAATGGATTAACTAACATTTTATTAACTCAAGAATCTATAGATGCGACAAAACAAAAGATTGCTAACTATAGGGAAGGTCTTAATAAGCTTGAAGAACAATATAAAAATGGTTGTTACAGCTTAGACGAATACAATGAGAAAAGCAAACAACTTCTTGATGGTATTCAACAAGAATCTACTGCTCTTTCTGAACTGAAACAGAATATGCTTGATATGTATGAGACTCAAATTAAGAAAGAGAATGATTTACTTCAGGAAAATATTGATAAGCGTAAAGACGCTCTTTCTGCTAAAGAGAAATATTACGATTATGACAAAACTTTAAAAAAGAAGTCTAAAGATATTAATACTCTTAAATCCCAGATAGCTGCCCTTGAAGGAACCAGTAATGCTGCCGCCAAAGCTCGTCTTGAGAAATTACGTGCGGAACTTGCAGATGCAGAAGACGATATGGCCGATACAATGCATCAGCATGAAGTCGATATGAAAAATACCGGCTATGAGAATTTTTCAGATGAGGCAAATAAGGCATTAGATAATACACTTGATGCAGTAAAGAAAAATTCTTCGTTTCAGGAAGCTATTATTAGTGGAATGCTTACCAATGTAACCACTAATTATGATAACACATATAAACATTTACATACTGTGATGGATCAGTATGGTGTTAAGGTGTCTAGCACATTTGATACTATGATAGGTAAGTCTGCTGATTTCAATACAAGTTTGATTCAACAGATAAAAGCATTAGAAACCATTTCTAATATGAAAGTTACTCTTCCATATGGAACAAGCAATGGGCAAGGTGGTTCTACAACTGGTAATAATACATATACCGGTGCTGAGAATGGTATTCACAATACATTTAATAGCAATAAAGACTCCACTGGTGCTGGAAATGAAACTCCAGGTACAGTTAATAACAAGAAATACAGTTTAAAACTAAACGCTACTGATATTTATTTAACTTATGACCATATTAAACAGCAGCTTAAAGCAACATGGTCACCAAGCAAACCGGAGCACTCTGATATTGAATGGAAAAGTTCTGATGAATCTATTGCGAAAGTTTCTTCTGATGGTACAGTTCGTGGTGTGTCTTCAGGTCTTAATAAGAACGGTTTAATGGCGCGTGATGAGTCTAAAACAAGAAAATGTATCATTACTGCTATTGGCGGTGGTGGTCTTGCTAAAGCTACTTGTACCGTTCATGTAATGCCAAACGCTCATTACGAAGCAATTAAATCCTATGCAGCTAATGCAGGGATTGATGTTACTTCTGGAGATAACTTAAGAGCCGCCATGCAATATGCATATCAAAATGGGGCTAATCATAGCTACCAGTCTGATGTCGCAGTTGAAGGATTCAAAAAGGCATATCTGAAGGATTGGACAAGCTCTCTACCTAATCGTCCAGATGGAGCAACTGATATTCCATCTGGTGTTAGTCAGTTAGTAGGTTACTTCAATTCCAAAGGTAAAAAAGTCGGACCAAAAGAAATGCAACAGCTTGCAGATATTCTTGGAATTAGTACTCCAGGTGTTAAAAAATATGATTCATGGGGTTCTGCTTTAAAAAATCAGATACTTCAAAAGTATAAATCATATGGTTTTGCTACTGGTGGAATAATAAATAAACTAATACCTGCTGACATGAGCACTCTTTTAGGTAAGGCTATTATTAGTAATGGAGATCATGGATTCATTGGTGCAAAAGTTGGCGAATCAGTAATGACCGAAGAATTTACTCGTCTGCTCAAACCTTCTATTGCTGCAATGAATAACTTTACCAATATGTTTAACCCGGTTACTCCTACTGCAACAAATAATGATTATACTATCAACAACGAAGTGAACATTAATGTAGCAAATATGAGTAATGATTTAGACATCCAAGATGTCGCAAACAAAGTTTCTACAATTATTAACAAAAATATGACTAGAGACTGGAGAAAGCTTAGATGATAAAAGGACTGCTTCGGCAGTTCTTTTATTGTATGAAATTATAAAATGAAAGAGGTGAATAAATGTTACAATTTGAATTTGATGGACATAATTCTAGTGAATACGGGATTATAATGACTGGAATCACAGACAATGATAATCTTGAAAGCAGATCTTTACAGTTAGGAGAAAAGAATAGATATAGAGCAAGAGAAAATCATTTCGGAACAGTGTACGACGATAATTATAGCTTTACACTTAGCATCATGAAAAATCCTTGTCACAATATAAATGTGACACCTGAATTATCTAGTGGAATCATTACATACCCAGAAAAATGTACTCCTATATTGAAAAATGGTATTATTACTTTCCCATTGGAGTACATACCAGATGTTAAATTAGGTGTTATACAGATGAATGATACTGATTACCTTTCTTCAAGCAATATCCGTATTATTAATGGCTGGTTAACTTCTCCACAAACACCAAAATTATTTAAGATACTTGGTGGTGACTACTTCTACGAAGATATAGAGTTCTTTGCTACATTCACAGAAATTACTACTGATCATGTTGTGTTCCCATATGAAATGAATTTTACAGTCACTTGCGACAGTCCATATGGTTACACTCCTGAGATTACGCATAATATCACCTCTTCTTCTACTCTTCCAAAAACTTATATAATTAACAACACTTCTGACTGTCATGAAGATTACATCTATCCTCTTATTAAAATTTCCCCTAAAAGCCATGGCACTATTACAATCCAAAATGTAACAGACAATAACGGAACAATGAAAATAAATGCTTTAAAAGATGATGACTTTTATATTGATTGCCAGCATTTAAAAATATATGACATTACTAATTCAATTATAAGTTTTGAAGATTTGGGTGTAAAAGATATAGATAATATATACTGGCTTAGATTGGCTTACGGTGAAAATGAATTAAGATTCACTGGTGATGCTACATTTGAGCTTATTTATAGAGAACCAAGAAAGGTGGGTGCGTTTGGGTGAAAATAAATCATAAGTATGATATTTATGGACGTACTGAGCCTTCTATTATTTATTTAGCTAAACCTGGCAAAAGATTATATTGTGCGCTAGGAGGCATTGATACATCTACCGCTTCATTGTCGTTAAAAACTAATAATACAGCTGAATTAACATTTACTGTTGATAAATACATAAACAATACTGTTACTGACGGGTATGAAGAACTTGATGAGTTAATGGAGCTATACTGTGATGGCATTTGGTTCAAAATAGTAGATCCGCCAACTATTAATAATGATGGTTTGCGTGAAACTAAAGAGATTACTGCTGAGTCTTATGAAATCATGCTTACTCAATATAAACTGAAAAACTTTAAAATTAATATGGGCGAAGAAGATTCCTATGAAATGATGTATCAGGCAACTCATGATACAAATAAGTTTTATCAGATTAAGTTTTATGATTCAGAAAATGAAGATCTAAGTTTTTTACATTTAGTATTAAAACATGCAGATGTTCCTGGTTGGCATATAGGTTATGTGGATAATATTACTCCTGATGACGATGGAAAATTACTCCCTAATAATATATGTAACTTTGAAGTAGACGATCAAAATGTATATGCTTTCTTAACACAAGAGGCCGCACAAGCCTATAAATGTGTGTTTGAGTTTGATACTGTAAATATGACCATAAATGTTTATAGACCTGACAGCTTAGGTAAAGATACAAATGTAGTTTTGGGTTTTAGAAACATTCAGAATAGTATAACTATTTCCAGAGATGAAAATTTAGTTACACAATTTTATGTTGAAGGCTTAGATGATTATAATATTGATGCAGTCAATTTTGGTGATTCTGTAATTACTGATCTTTCCTATTTTATATGTGAGCCTTACATGGATACTTCACTACAAGAAAAATATAATGCATGGCAAAGCTACCGGGAGTCCCGCAGAGAAGAGTTTATTAATTTATCCAAAGAATATAATAAAAATTTGGAAGTTCTTACTGAATTAATGAATAGAGTCCCAATTGATACTGCTCAAACAAATTGGTTCGGGAAAAAAGTTGAAGATTTAAAAGATGCATATAATGCTAACATGGCAATCATTAAGGGTTTAGAAGCTCTATATGTTGATGATGAAAAGAATTTTGATTTAGAAGCTTTAAAAAAGTCACATGATTGGCCTTTATATGAATCAATTATGAACTACACTCTTCCATCTATTGTAGCTGCATTACAAGCTCAAGACGAAACCGTAGAAGGATTCGGTAAAGGAAATATTATTTCATGTGTAAATCCGATTGTGTTGGGCCAAGATTGGTATATGGTAAACCCTGGAACTTCTTCTTTTCAAACTATACAAATTGATGATGCTCCTGCTTATGGAATCACTCGTGGAGTTAAAGTAACTGGTACTAATGGAGGAATTTATCAACACAATATTAGTATTGAACCATCTCAGAGATATACTCTTAGTTGTTTTGTAAAAGGATCCGGTACATTTTATCTTGGTTATAATAACACTGGAGAAGATAGAAAGAATGTTGCTTATAACATTACATCTTCTTGGACAAGAGTTTATACTTCTTTTAATCTTTCTTCTCGTTTAATTGATGTAGCATTCGCTGGAACTAATGATTTCACTATATGCGGTATGCAATTAGAGATGGGCGATTCACCTAGCCAGTTTGGGTATTTCACGCAATCTGAAAATATTATAAAAGCTTATGAAACTGATTGGAAGTTATATGGAATCTCAGAATTAAAAGTAAAGATTTCAACTTACGATAGCTGTATTAAAGAATTAAAAAAGAGTGGTTATGCAGATGGTTATAATCCTCTTTCTGGATATGAAGAAGCATATTTTACTCAGATGCATCAAAAATATCTGGATTATCTGAATTTAAAAGATCAGGCTGAGGCTGCTTTAAAAGAACGCCAGGCTGAATATGATGCGGCTAAGAAACCTGAAATTCAAGAGAAACGAAACCAGATTGCAAAAGATGTATTACTTGAAAATTTTGGTAAAGTACAGAACAAATACTCAGCTTTTACTGATAAAGAAACATATATTATTAAGAGTTTATATAGCCAATCCACTTATACAAATGAAAATATTATTGTTACTACTCTTGACAGTACTGCTGATGCCGTAGATAAGTCTAAAGTTCTTTATGACGATGCATTGGAAGAATTGTATGTGGAATCACATCCACAATATACATATACTGATGATGTAGAGAATGTATACGCTCTTCCAGAATTTAAGGAGTACCATGAACAGCTTGCGGTAAATGATTTTGTGCGTGTAGGAATCACTGATACTAATTATATTAAACTAAGAGTAATTGAAATCACATATAATCCTTGTGATTTAGATGAATCTATGGAAGTTACTTTTAGCAATATGATTCAGTACAAAGCTAAAAGGAATGATTATAATACTCTTTTAAACGATGCCCTTAATACTTCCAACCGTAATGGTGGTCGTGTTAATTCAGTCAACAAATCTTCTACTTCTGATTATGTCATCACATCAGAAGCTATCAAACAAATCTTTTCAAATCCTCTATTCAATTCAATGTTAGGTGGAACTGTCACTGGAGGAACCGGATCTGGCGGAACCATTACCGCTGATACAATTATTGCAGAACTCGTGAAAGCAAAAGAAGGTGTATTTGATAAGCTTACTGTTGATACTGCTTTCATGAAATATCTCGATGTAAAACTTATTTCCGCAGATAAGATCACAACTCGTATTCTCGAAGCGGAACAGGCAAATATTGAAAAGCTGTCAGCTAAGATTATAGAATCTAATCAGATTAATGCTGATATGATTAATGTAAAAAATCTTCTTGCAGGTCATGCAGGAGTTGGAGAATTACATACAATTCATCTTACTGTAGAAAATGCAGAAATTGATCAGGCTGTTATTACTAATCTCATCGCAAAGAAAATTGCAGTTGGAGATTTAATGGCTCAAAATGCTCTTGCAAATCAAATTGTACTTATCTCTAAAGACAATAAACCTACTATTGCATTTCAAGAAAGTACCCAACAGTTTTATGATTCCAAAGGAAATGTTCGTGTGCAGATTGGTATGGACGGTAAAGGGGATTTCAACTTTATTGTTAAAAATGGAGACAGAGCCGCTTTATTTGATGAAAATGGTATTACCCAGACAGGTATTCCAGATAATACAATTCTTGGAGACATGATTAATAACGCCACCATTACCAAAGACAAACTTGGATTCCAAATCATAGAACCAAATGAACAAGGTGGTATTGATATCACTAATATTTATGATGGTAAAGGAAATCAATGGTGGGGAATAGAAAAGACGACTATTACCGATGACTACACAAAACAGATTAAGAATGTTACAGATACTCTGACTGGACAAATCGAAACTAAGGTTAGTAATACTCAATATCTTAAAGATCAAGAATCTATCCGAACAGATTTTTCTGATATCAAACAAAATGTTTCTGGGATTACATCTACTGTAAGCAGTATGCAAACAGATCTTTCTGAAGCTCAAGAAAAAATTAAAGCAAACACCTCTTCTATTACTCAGAATGCAGATAAAATCAGTTTTATGGTAACTGGTGACAAAGAGTCTGAGTTCACAGTTACTGATAAATTTATTCAGATGATTTCTGACCATATTAGCATTGATGCCAGCACCATTGACATTAATGGTATTATCACTGCAATGAATACACACACTGGACCAGGTAAAACTAAAATCGACGGTGGTATTATTGAAACTAACACAGTAAATGCTATGTTAATTGCTGCTCAGTTGTTGCAATCTAAGAATTATCAGGGACCCTCTGCGGTTGACGGAATTTATGCACAATCTGGACTCCAGGTTAATATGGAAACTGGTGCTATGACAGCAAAGAACTTCGCTATTGATGATAAAGGAAATGCTTATTTTAAAGGCAATGGTGAATTTGAAGGTAGCATCACTGCTAATAAAGGTTATATTGGTGGTATTGGTGGTTTTACTATTGAAGCTGGGAAATTGTATTCTGGCATGGATAGCTTGCCTGAACAACCAACATCAGTATCAAAAGATAAAAATGTATATATTGGTACAGACGGAATTGCTCTTGGTAGTGGAAACTTCAGAGTTGATTCAAATGGTAAGCTTTATGCTAACTCTGGTACATTTTCAGGAACTATTTACGCTGATGGAGGAACTATTGGCGGTTGGAATATATCTGCAAATTCATTAAGTAACAGAGATGGATCCATAAGTTTGAATCCAGATGGTTTAAAACTTGGCAATCAGTTAAATATAGATAATCAAGGGAATGCAACTTTTGGTGGTAAACTATCAGCTGCTACCGGAAGTTTTTCTGGTGAATTAGTTGCAGCAACAGGTAGCTTTTCTGGAGAATTAAAAGCTGCAAGAGGTAGTTTTAAAGGAGAACTTTCTGGTGCAACTGGAAGTTTTACAGGTAGTGTTATTGCTACATCTATTACTGCAAAGCAATCATATTCTATTTATTATAACGATGTTGGAACTGGTGAACCAACTGATTCAGTACAAGTAATTACTGCATTTGACTGGGGAACTAATACAACTCAAATTGGATTTGGGTTGATAGATTCATCTTTAGACTCTTCAAAAATGCATGGAATGCTTCTGATAAAAGAACAAGGCGCAAGAGTTCTAACATTAATTGCAGATGATATTAATACAAATGGATGGTTAAATGTTAATAAACTTAATATTACTGATTCATTCGGACAGTATAAAGGAGTGCCATATAAATCAATTATGTGGAAACCAACAGACACATTTGACTTTAATGGTTATAATCATCATCACACTATTCTTCCTTATAAAAACGGTAACTTTGCAGTAGGTATGGAAAGTACGACTACAGGAATGTTATCTATTAGTTTATTACCATATTTGTTATCAACTGAAACCGATGCATATGGTAATATTACAGTAAGTAAAACTAAAGATACTACTTCTCAGATAAGCATTGGAGCAACAGCTAATCCATATGCATGTATTTATGTAGATGCTATTTATCTTACTGGTGATAAAAAAACTTATACTTCACTGGCTAATTTAGGTGAAGGCGGCACAACTAATTATAATGGACTTACAAATAAACCTAAAATTAATAATGTTGAATTGGCAAGCGGAAATAATACATTATCTAATTTAGGGATCGCTGCACGATCACATTCCCATTCAAGTTCTGACATTAATTGGAGTACTATATTGGGATATAAAGGATTTGGTCATTGCCACACGGTTCTTATTAATAGTGATAAAAATATGTGTGTTGCCATTAGTAATGATAGTGTTCCTGCATTCACTCCTTATAATGTTACATCATATACCAATATTGATAATTATATGGTAAGTGCTGGTGGCACTTGTAATTTAGGAAGTACATCTGCTCCTTGGAATAAAATATATGCAAGTGAACTATGGCTAAACGGGAAACAGTTTACCACTAGCGGATCATCTGGACGAGGAATAGCTTCTATCACTTCTGGTGGGACATCTGCGAATGGACTTAAAATTACTTTTAATAGTAATTGTCAAACAGAATCCACAACCTATGACTGGGTTCAAATTTTCTATGAATCGAATGGAAGAAAAATAGCTCTTTCAAAATTAGGTGGTTCATTTGGTGGAACTACTGTTAGTATCCCATCTACAACATTTTGGTTATATTGGAAAACAGATTCTTCAAGCGATTCTTTTTATGGATTCTCAATTGATTCTATCACACCAGCAAATGTATCATCTCCTTCTCTTTCTACAACATCAGATTCTTTCCCAAGTTATTCCGTAACAGAATTATCAGGGAGTAATTATCCAGAAAGTTCACATGGTAGTTATGGAAATAATATAAATCAATTATGGAGATATACTTATTCTGGTGGAAAAACTGGATCATATAAAATTACACTAGAAGATGGAACAGTTTATACATTAAACACATCACCAACTGTAAATCAGGCTACGAGTTCTACTGCTGGTATTATGAAATTGTATTCTAGTACAGGATCTAATACTGATGGTACTATGACGCAAGCTGCTATTAAAGCTGCTATTGATGCTATTGATACAAGTGGTGGTGGATATACTGCTGGCGTTGGTATTAAAATTGTAAACAATCAAATTAGTTTAACTGGGACTTCTAAAGATAATTATAGATATGTCAGAAATCCTATTGATGGAACACTTCATATGTCTAATGGTTGTGGATGGGATCTTGTTAATACAGATAATAAAGAAGTTACAGGAATTTACTGTAATGGTAGTAATGAAGTAATAATAAGTGAAAAAGATTATGATACCATATTACGTGGCTCATCTATACAATTAGGAAACAGCAACACAATTGTTAAGATTCCATATTTGCCAAATTATACATCTGCGTCAAAATATCTTGTAGATGATGGTAACGGGAATATAGGTTGGAAAACAATTTCATCTTCTGGTGGAGGTTCTTCTATTACAGGTGGATTAACTATTAAACTAGATGGAACTCCTCAGATAAGTTCATGGAAAGGTGCATCAGATGCATCTGTAAACATAACGGCAAGTAGTATTGGAGCTGCTACTACAAGTTGGGTTAAAAGGGAATTTGGAAGTAAAATAGATGTTTCTAATGGATATTTATGCTTATATAACAATAATGGTTCTCAATTAAGCTCTGTACAATTACCAACAAGTTCTGGTGGTGGGGGAACAACTTATTCTGCTGGCTCAGGTATTTCTATTTCTGGAGCTACTATTTCTGTTGATTATAATGATTTATATGTAAAAAAAATATATCATAGTTCGGATACTTCGTTATATGTAGAAGTTACAACTAACGCAGCAAGATATTTTGGTTGTAATTATGATCAAAGTTTGAATTTAGGAGACGCAAATTGTAAATGGAAAAATATTTGGGGGAAAAATGGAAATATAACAGGCTCTGATGAAGAGTTAAAAACACAAATGTCAAAAATTAACGATATTCCAAATATAGAATCTATTTATATGAAATTAAATCCAATAAAATATAAATATAAAAATTTTGATTCAGAAGAAGATCATGATAGATTTCATTTTGGATTTGGAGCAAGAGAAACTGAAAAAATATTCAATGATAATAATTTAGATACAAGTGATTATGGATTGATTTGTAAAGACATTTTACTCAAACCAAATAAAGCAGGTAATATTGTTGAATACGCATTAAGATATGGCGAATTTATTGCTCTCAATACTCACATGACTCAGAAAGCCCACCATCGTATTGACTCTCTCACACAAGAAAACCAAAAACTCAAAAACACTATTCTCTCATTACAAGGAGAAATTGCAATTATAAAACAAAAATTGGAGGAATTAGCATGATTAAAATTAATACAACAACTAATGTAAGTGCAAATATTTATGTTGGTGAAGCAGAAAATCAAAAGAATGTAGCTTATGCAAACGCATCTGTAAGTAAAAACGGTGACGTTTCTATTAATAAATCTATTCAAGATGGTGAAGCATTCAAAGCTAATAAAGAATCAGTTCTGAAAGACTTTACAGAGTTTGAAACATACGTATATGGAATTATTCCTGAATAAATAAGAGGCCATGAGCAATCGTGGTCTTTTATTATGTAAAGAAGGTGAAATATTTGACCAGTCGAGAATATGAACTTGAATTAAAGAAAATTAAAGCCCAAAATCGGCAGATTGAAATGAAACGAAATCTGAAGGCAGCAAAGGTTAAGAGATTCAATATTCCAAGAGTCTCTACAAGTAAATTGATACTTGTTGCTGTACTTTTACTTAATCTACAGATTATTCATTTTGTAGAAAAAGCAATCATGACCTATGGAGATTTATCTGCTCTCTACGCTCTCATTGCTATTCCAGCAACACTCGTCCCTACAGTTTGGGCTTATTATGCAAAGGCTCGTGCAGAAAACTGCACAGGAGGCATTACTTATGATTCTGCAATGGAACAACTTAGACAGTCATCTTCAGAAAATGATGAAGCTGTCGGTTAGGAGGAAATTATGAATATTAAACAGGGTATTCAGGACGTATTATATCTGATCATTACTGGTATTCTTCCACTTCTTATTACTTATGGAATCCTCTTCCTAAAAGTAAAGATTAAAGAACAGGAAAAGAACTTGGAGAATGATCAGCTCGTAAAATATATAGACGCTGCTACTGATGCTATTAGTAAAGCAGTGCTCACAGTTAATCAGACTTATGTAGATGCTTTGAAAAAGGAAGGTAAGTTTGACGCAGAAGCTCAGAAAACTGCTAAACAGATGGCTATTGATAAAGCTAAGGCGTTGATTACAGAAGATTCTAAAGCGGCTATCGAAACATTATATTCTGACTTTGAAGCATATCTAAATGATGCTATTGAAGAACTCGTCAGAGAAAATAAAGTTACATATTAATATAAAAGGAGTACAAGGATTATGAAAAAAGTTATTGTAAATGCAGACATTATGGCAATGTATAAAACATTAAATTCTATGAAGAGTCGTGCGGATTTAATCGCAGGAGATGTTGATGTATTCTGGGCGAATACAATGAATCTAAAGGCTCTTAAGGCGCAGGTAGATAAAATCTCAGAGGTCGAGCAGGAGTTAGTTGATTCTTATTTTACAGAGGAAAACTCACATCCTATTGTTGACGAAAACGGTAATGAAACAGGAAATCGTGTTCTTAATGATGACATAAAAGATAAAATCATCCCTGAAATCCAAGAAAGTCTGCAGAAAATTTATGATAAAACATGTGAACTTGATGTTGAGATGATTCCAGAGGAATCTCTCAAGAAAATGCTTAAATCTAATGAAGACAAACTGTCTATGCTTGATATGACAGTACTATATGAATTTGTAGAAAAAGGTGAGTAATAATGGCAACATATATTCAGGGAATTCAAACCTCTGTTGGTGTTGTTAAGTATGATTACAATTATCTGGCTAATCTCCCTGAATCAGATATGACATTATCTAAACAGGGTGCATTCGCTGATGCCCTTGTTGTTGGAAGAAAACTTACTCAGCTGGGAGCTGATGTGGATAAATTGAAAGAATCTATGACTGCCGTACAGAAGTCTATCTCTGATCTGCAGTCTGCAGATTCTTCTTCTAACACTTCAATTGAACAGATCAATACATCATTACTTAGCATGACCAATAATATCGAAACAATACAGAACAATATTACTACTTTGACTCAGAATACTGCTGAGATCAAGAAAAGTGCTGATGATAATGCGAATTCATCAGTCACAACACTGCAGGAAACTATTAAGTCACTACAGACTAGAATTGAAGCTTTAGAAAAAACTCAGACTAAATAAGGAAGGAGGCAGTTATGTATACACTAAAAATTACAGATGAAAATACTGTTGTAACAACAGTCAAAGAATCAATTGTGGAAAGAAGTAATTATGTAGATAAGATTCAGATTGTAACAAGTAAAATGTATCGGGAACAGATTGATATGTCAGATACAACTGTTTATATGAAGTATAAGCTCCCGGTGTCAGACAAAATTAAAATGACACAACTTATTATAAATAATCTTGAATATGAACAGAATTATATTCAGTATTTAATTCCTGTCGATGCAGCACTTACTGCTGAAGCCGGGGATATCGAAGTATCTTTCACGTTCTTAAAACTTGTTGCTAATGAAGATGGAACGTACACTTCTTATATTCGAAAAACCACATCAGGTGTTATTCATATTACTCCACTTGTACAATTTGATAAATATGAACCTTCTGAATTGTTTACTGAAATTGATCAGAGACTCCTTGCTATGGAAGGAATGATTAAAGATCTCAATGCTCAGAATAAAGCAACTTATGAAGGTATGGTAAAAGATATTCGTCTTAATACGGAAGACAGAAAAATCACTTTAACAGACAGAAATGGTGAAGATACCGGAAATGGTATCGTTGTAAAAAATCTTTCTGCTATGGTAGCCGAAGATATGACAGGTAAAGATCCTGATGGCACACAGGATGGAGTTGTTCATCTTGATCAGGTTGTCGATCTGGATAAATTATTAAAGTAAAGGAGTCATGATATGTCATTTAAAGATTCTAAAATTGCTGCTGCGGCTAATTCGGCAATGACTTTGAGTGCTGAGTTAGCCGTAGATACTGAGGAATATACATTATGTACTGATGGTCGTTATGAAGTATATACCAAATATCAAGACAATGCATATTCAACAGTGGATAACTTAAAAAATATTGCCGTTGATGCTACACAGATTAATATTATGCAGGAAGAAAACAGCCAGTATATGCCATTTAGGATTCAAAGATATTGGGATGGTATGGATCTTATGGATATGCTCATCCAGATAAGATATGAATCTGTAGCTGAGAAAAAAGGTAAAGTAGCAACAGTTATCAATGTAGCTTCCAACAATACTTATATTCGATTTGGTTGGCTGATTGATGCTGCTGTTACAGCAAATGCCGGAGATATAATTTTTGAAATTATGGCTACTGGTGTAAATGAAAAAGGAAACAATTATATTTGGAGAACCAGACCAAATGGTAAGTTTACTGTTCTTCAAGGATTAAATTATGACGGAATCATTGAACCTTCTGAAGATTGGTATACAAGTTTTGTAAATATGATTCTTGGTCATGTAGCCGAAGCAAAACAATACGCAGATGAAGCAAAAGCTTCCGCTGCTTCTATTAATGTAGATGATATAAAAGCAGATGTAACCGCTTCTGTAACAGCAAATTTAAATCAGACTGTAGCTGCTTCTCTAAAAGATTACTATACAAAAACAGAGATTGACCAGACTGTTGAGGAACTGAACACTGCTATCTCAGGTATTGATAGTCTGAAAAATCTGAAAATTGAATATGATAATACTTCTGGACATCTTGTATTTAAAGATAAAGAAGAACAGATTGGTGAAATCACTATTAACAGTCTTTCAAATCTTGTTGTTGAATATTCTGTAGTGAATGGCAAAGGTTCTCTCGTATTCAAGAATGGAGAAACAGAGATCCAGACTGTAGAACTTAGTTCTATTGAACCGTCTGCCGCATGGACTTCTGCTCTTAAAGAGGACATTTCTAAGAGTACAGATGAAAAGCTCTCTCCTGTTGTAGATCGTGTGTCTGCTCTTGAGACTGCAAAAGATGACCTGGCAGGCAAAGTTGAAACAAATACAACTGATATTTCAGGTCTGAAAACAGATGTAGCTGGATTAAAAGAATCTAACGAAACAATTTCTGCTACTACTACAGAAACCAAAAATACGGTAGATATTCTGAAGCAGAATGTTTCTGGTTATGATTCTCAGTTTGAATCCATCAATAGTGACATTACTGCGATCAATGAATCTATTAAGGATTTAGGTAAAAATACAGGTCATGAGTATGACGTTTCTTATGAAGAAAATGTTTTTACTCTGTATGAAGATGATGTAATTAAGAAACAGTTTACAATCACTGGTGGCTCTGGACCATCTGACACTACTACGGTCACAATCGAGAGAATTACAAGTTCTGATGCAATCTTCTTAGCAGGAAACTCTGCAGTGATCGAGTATAACTTTACCTCTGTAGATAATACAGGAGATACAACCGGTAATGGTACTGCTACATGGCGTGTCGGAAGTACAACAGTTGCTACTACTGTAGCTGCTCAGGGTAAGAATAGTTTTGATATTACACAATATCTGAAAAATGGTGCAAACTCTATCAGACTTTCTATCACTGACAGTTTTGGTACAATCGCTACTAAGACTTGGACCATTACAATTGTTGACTTTAAAATTGAGAGTATTTTTGATGATACACTCTTCTATTCAGACGAGGTAACATTTAGATATACTCCATATGATGATATTAATAAGACTGTACATTTTGTTCTTGATGGAAAAGAAATTGCAGGAGTTGAAACAACTGCTTCTGGTAGACAGATGACTTATACTCTGGCAAAACAGAGTCATGGTGCTCACCTTCTGAAAGTGTATATGACTGCAAGTATCAATAATCAGGACGTAACTTCTGAGTCAGTATATAAAGATATTATCTGGGTTGAACAAGGAAATACTACTCCTATTATTGGATGTTCTATGGTTGAATTTACTGCAAAACAGTACAATACAACAAGCATCAAATATGTTGTATATGATCCAGAACATAATCCTGCTACTGTAAAACTCTCTGTTGATGGCAAAGTTGCTTCTACTCTTACTGTTGGAAGAACTGCTCAGATCTGGAGCTACAAGTCTACCGCAATAGGCAAACAGTCTCTTACTATCAGTTGTCGTAGAATCACAAAGATTCTTACTGCTACTATTGAGAAACTGGATATCAATGTATCTCCGGTAACTACAAACCTTGCATTTGACTTTAATCCATCTGGTAAAAACAATGGTGAAGCTGACTGGCTGAAGATTAATGATAATCTTACAATTGAAGTGTCAGATAACTTTGATACAACAAATGGTGGTTATCAGGTCGATGAAGATGGAGATACTTATTTCTGCGTAAAAGCAGGAACTGCTGCTACTATCCCATATCAGTTATTTGCTGATGATGCAAAGAAAACTGGCAAGAACTTTAAATTCATTTATAAATGTACAAATGTAAAGAACTATGAAGCTCAAGTACTCTCCTGTTTTGCAGATAATCTTGGTTATACTGTAAAAGCTCAGGAAGCAACACTGAAATCTGAACAGAACGAAATCTCTGTCCCATATTGTGAAGATTACTATATGGAGCTGGAATTTAATATTCTGCCGGACAGTGAATATACAGAAATGGTTATGTGGGTTGATGGCATTCCTACAAGAGTAAAACTGTATGCCACTTCTGATAGTTTCACGCAGACAAATCCTGTAGGTATTACAATCGGTTCTGATGACTGCGACGTTATTGTATACAGAATAAAAGCTTATACAATGAACCTCACTGATGATGAGATTCTGGATAACTTCATTGCTGATGCAAAAAATGCAAATGAAATTATCAACCGATACAACCGCAATGATATTCTTGATTCTTCTGGTGGACTTGATCCTGATGTACTGGCCGAAAAATGTCCAGACTTGAGAATCATTAAACTGGAAGTACCAGTATTTACAACTGGTAAGAAAAATAAAGTACCATTTACATCTGTACAGCAGATCTATAAGAATGGTCGTCCTGTTGATAACTGGATCTCTCGTGATGGTATTCATAATGGACAGGGAACCTCTTCTGAATATTATGGTGATTCTGGTCGAAATCTGGAAATTAACTGTAAGAATGGATTTACATTCGCAGATGATACAACTGCCGATGTTTATTCTATGGATGAAAATGCTATTGGAATCAACTATTTCAATGTCAAAGTAAATATTGCTTCTTCTGAGAATATCAATAATGCAGGTCTTCAAGGAGAATATCAGGAATTCAACCCATATATCCGTCCTGCTAGAAAGAAAGATCCTCGTGTACGTGATACTATGCAGTTCTATCCTTGTGTTGTATTCTTAAAAGAAACAGATGTAGATAATGCTGTAGAGTTCAAAGATGGTCAGTGGCACTTCTATGCTGCAGGTGATATTGGTAACAGTAAGAAGAATACAGTTGCACAGGGAATGGATCCAGAGAATCACAAAGAATTCATTGTTGAAGTGTCAAATAATACTGATCCTCAGTGCCGTTTCTTATCTGATGACTTATCAAATGAAGAATGGGGTGGAGATACTTCATTCGAAATGAGATATCAGAATCCAAATTGTACAGAAGAAGAAATTCAGGCTGGCAGACAGGCTTGGAACGATCTTTTGACTTGGGTTGTAAATGCTGATTCTGAAACATTTGTAAAAGAGTTTGAACAGCACTTTATTAAAGACTCATTACTCTTCTATTACTTATTTACCGAAAGACATACTATGGTAGATAACAGAGCAAAAAATACTTTCTGGCATACAGAAGATTTGGTTCACTGGGATTTATGTATGGATTATGATAACGATACTGCAATGGGTAATGATAATGAAGGTGGATTAACTCTTACTTACGGATATGAAGATACTGATACTATTGGAACAAAATCAGTCTTTAATGCATCTGATAGTAAAGTGTTCTGTTATATCAGAGATTACATGTTTGATGATCTGCAGAGTATGTTCCTTCAGATGGAGGCCAAACTTACATGGTCTGCAAACCGTATCTTAAATAAATTCGAAACTCTTCAGAATTATAAACCGGAACGTCTTTGGATCGCTGATATGAGAAGAAAGTATTTCAGACCTTACGAGGATAAAGGTACGACTTCTTATCTGGAAATGATGAACGGAAGCAAGAAACAGCAGAGACGACAGTTCCAGAAATATCAAGAGAAATATATTGCATCTAAATATGTAGGTTCTACTACTACCTCAGATGTAATCACAATCCGTGGTTACACTCCAACAAACTGGACTGGTGTAAAACCGGACGGTACATTCCATATTGTTCCTTATGCTGATTCTTATGTTGATGTAAGATTTGGTTCTAACCTTGTTCGTCAAAGAGCTAAGAGAGGTCAGACTTATACAGTCAAATCTCCTATTGCTGCTATGAACGATACAGAGGTCTATGTATATAATGCATCTTTGATGCAATCCATTGGTGATATTGCGCCATTCTATCCGGGATATACAAATTTCAATCAGGGTGTAAAAATGACAGACATTCTTATTGGTTCTGATGTTGAAGGATATCAGAATACAAATATGAATGATTTCTCAATCGGACAGAATGTCCTTCTGGAACGACTGAATCTTGAGAATCTGCCAAACCTGAAAAAGACAATCGACCTTTCTGACTGTAAAAATCTCGAAGAGTTTCTAGCAGAAGGATCTGGTATTACAGGTGTTATCTTTGCTCCTGGCGGAAAGATTGAAACTGCTCATCTTCCTGCCATCGCATCTCTTACCGGAAAGAACCTGTATAGATTGACCGATCTTACTATAGCAAGTTATGCAAATCTTACTACTCTGTCTCTTGATAACTGCAATACTTTGGATGCAAAAGACATTATCAATAAAGCTACTGGATTAACCAGAGTTCGTGTAACTGGCATCAATTGGGAACTGGACGATACTACTCTGCTTGACAGATTAGCAAAAATGACTGGTATTGATGATAACGGATATAACTCTGTACATTCTGTTCTTATAGGAACTGTACACATTCCTGTTATGAGACAGCAAAGGCTGGATGAATTCGCTGAATTATGGCCAGATTTAGAGATTACCTACGATTCAATTATCACTCAGTTCAAAGTAACATTCGTCAACGACGATGAAGAAAATACAGTTCTTGATATCCAGTACGTTGATAAAGGTGCAAATGCAGTTGATCCTATTACAAGAGAAATTGATCCGATTCCTATTCCTACCAAAGAAAGCACAATCAAACTTGATTATACATTCAAAGGCTGGGATGGATCTCTAACTAGAATCTTCGCTGACAGAACTATCAAAGCTGTATACAATAGCAAAATTCGTGAATATACTGTAAAATATGTTTCTAAAGGATTATCTCTTCAAGAATCTACTGCCCAGTATGGTTCTTATGTAAAATATACAGGTGATACTCCTGTATATACTGCTGAGGAATCTGCTTATAAGTACAATCTGTTTAAAGGATGGGATAAGTCAGGATTTGTCGATGGAAATAAAACAATCAATGCAGTATATGAAACCTGCGAATATGTAGATGGATACTTTGATGGTAAGGATCTGGCCAATATGACACAGGTTGAGCTTTATACTCTTATGAAAATGGGACTTGAAGCAAAATCATTATCATTAAAAGATACATTAGATTTCAAACTTGGTGTTGATTATAGCTATGGCGACATTGAAGAGCATGAAGTTATTTCAGCTGCGACTAAATTTGATGGAACAAACTATATTGACACCGGATTAAAGATTATGGAAAAAGACAGAGACTTTACAATTGCTATTGACTTTGAATTTGATTCAGGAAATAGTGTAAACTCCACTCTTGCTCAGTGTTTTCAAGGTGATGGTTCAAATGGATTCAGACTTTGGTATTCTCAGGAACCTCGTTTCTCATGGAATACTGATAGTATAACTCCATCTGCTGGAACAAACCGAGAGATTATTGTATTCCGTCATGAAGCTGGAAGTCAGAAGCTTTATGTGTACAATTCAAACATGACTGGGAAAGAAGTATCTTCTACTACTCTGAATGCGATCAGGATTCCAGAGCATAGTTCCACTCTCGTATTTGGATGTTCTAAAGCTGACGACGGAGCATATGAAAACTTTGCAAAAGGCACTATACATTGGGCTAAAGTATGGTACGCAGATCTTGGTGAAGAACAATGTATGGATATTGCTGCATGGATCCACGAAATAATCCCTATGGAAGTGGCTAAGTTTAAAGGATATTATCTGTCTGACGTTGCTTCAAAGAGAGCTAACATTACATTTGTTGCTTCAAACCTGTTAGGTACTGAAAAGCCTTATAATAATAAGAGCACAAATGCAGGTGGATGGGCTGAATCTTCTCTGAACACATGGCTGAATACACGTCTCCTTAAAGCTATTTCTCCTTTATGGAAAGCCCTGATCAAACCTGTAAAAGTATACTCTTCTATTGGTAATAAATCAAATGATACATCCGTATCTAATTGCAGATTCTATGTTCCATCTCTGTACGAAGTTGATCCTACTGCTACTTCTGAACCATATATCTCTGAAACAAATGCACCTATTGCTTATTTCACAGATGATGATACCAGAAAGAAAGCAAACTCTTCTATTCCTGCAGAGTATAAATCTTATTGGACCAGATCTCCAAATGCTACAGTTGCAAACTGGTTGTATACGGTTAATGAATCTGGTGCAACATATGGATTCTCTTATCCAGGACAGAATTCTGGAATTTTACTTATGTTCTCAATTTCATGCGAGGGGTAACTATTCCCCTCTTATAAGGAGGATATCACATGTATTATAAAGTAATCAAAAATGATGAAGTCGTAGATGTCCTTAATCATATCCTGTATATCAAATATCAGGAAAAACATAGTCTGTTGCTTCTATGTGATATCACAGAAGCACAGGCTATTTTAAGTTCAGACGGAAAATATGGATGGCACATTGAAGGTCTCTATAATTTTCCGCCTGATAATGACATCTATGTAATAAAAGAAATTTCAAAATATGAATATGACAAATTGAAGAGGTGATCACAGCATGGCGTTAATTCCAACCTGGTATTCTGCATCAACTAAGCAAATTGCAGAAAAGGCTTTACAAAGAGGGGTGCTAAAATACCCAGGACTTTGTTACATCCAAGACAGTAAGAGTATAGCATGGGTGACCATCGACAATACATTAGAATATGTCAAAGGAGATAAACAGATTACAGATGTAAAATGCATCGGATCAAATCTTATGTTTTTCTCTGGAGATAAACTACTTTTCTCTTACGACATATCTATGACTGACGAAGATAAAGGTCATATTGTTGAAGAAGTCAAGAAAACAATTGGATTGGATAATTATGTCAAGTCTTCTGAGCTTTCTACTCTTTTAGATAATATAATCGGTAATCTTGAAGATAAGTCCACTGTTGTAGACTATATCAACAGCTTATCTTATAACAAATTATTTGACGTACCTATTGTAAATCTTATAGGTACACTTACTGTTCCTGTGAAGATATCATCACTCGATGATGGTATTTATAAAGTAAAAGGCCAATGTATCATTGGCGGAAACAATACTACTGTTCAATCTTCTGCAGACGATGTTCTGTATCTTGTATCTCATGATGCTGATACTTCCAGCACAACAATCACAAAAATGCAAGGAAAATCTATTACATTGTATTTCATTCAGCAAGATGGTGAATATACGACTGATCGTTATGTCACTGAAAGCTGGATTAATGAACAGAATTTTGCAAGTGCTGATTCTGTAAAAGAATATGTTTCAAATATCATTGAAGAAACTGTTCTGGATGTTTTAGATGAACATATTGACTCTGCTTTAGACCGAAAACTCGGAGGTATTGATTCCGAAGATTTAACAAATATATTTCAAGGAGGAAACTAATTATGGCAAAATTACAGTTCGCTACACTTTCTAATCTTCAGGAGTTTTTAAATCTGCATAACGTACAGATCGACTCTAAAATCAGTGAGGCTGTCAAAAACTCAATTAAAACAGTATCTCAGTCAGAAGACGGATACACACTTTATTTCTACACAAAAACTGCTCCAGTAACTATTGATGAAGCAGCATTTACTATTACTATTCCTCAGCCAACAGGTAAGGCAGATAAAGTAAAAGGAGCTATTTCCGGACATCTTGCAGGTCTTGATGCTAATGGTAATCTGATAGATTCTGGAAAGGCAGCTACAGATTTCGATGCAGCCGGAGCTGCTAACACAGCAAAAACAGAAGTAATGTCTTATGTTGGTACTATTCCTGCTGATGCAAAAGCTAAAGATGTAGTTTCTTATATTAAAGAAGCTGTAAAAACAGGCACATATGATGATTCTGCTCTGAAATCCAGTGTTGCAGCTAATACCGCAGCAATCAGTACTCTTAATGGAACTGGTGACGGATCAGTAAAGAAAGCTGTTGCAGATGCAGTCGCTAAAATCGTCGCAGATGCTCCAGAAGCATATGATACACTGAAAGAGATTTCTGATTGGATTTCTACACATACATCTGATGCTGCTACAATGAATTCTCAGATCAAAACAAATAAAGAGGATATCACAAAGCTGAAGACTCTTATCGGTACTCTTCCAGAATCTGCTACATCCAAAGATATTGTAAGCTATATTGCTGAGTATGTATCTAAAGCTCTCGCAGACTCTGATCTTTCTCAGTATGCAAAAGCTGCTGATCTTGAAGCTGCTGTAGGAAGAATTGATACTATTGAAAAGAAATTACCTACATTAGAAGCTGCTGATAAAAAGAATGCAGAAGATATTACTGCTGTTAAAGGCAGAATGGATACAGCAGAAGGCAAAATTACTGCTGTAGAAAAAGATCTTGCTACTGAAAAACCGAAGATTGCTAAGAACACATCTGATATCACCGCTCTTAAGGGGCTTGTTGGAGATGGATATGAAGCAATTCCAAGTGCGTCTATCAAAGGTTTATTTACTGCGTAAAAATACAATTGATTTTATTGGGAGGAGAGCTGCAATGCTCTTCTTCTATTTTAAAAATAAAAATGGAAGGATGTGACTAATGCAAAATGAAAGAACAATTTCTTAATCTCACTGGATTAACAGAACTGGTTGGTTATTTGAAGACAAGTATAGCTAATCATAAAGAAATACTTCCATATGCTTCCAATAAGTTATTTCCGTCTGTTGGAGATATAAATACTATTTATATAAATACTGCTACGAATACTATTTATCGTTGGGATAGCTCAAGCAAAACTTATATTACTCTAGCAAAAGCCGTAAAGTCTGTTGCTATCTCAGAAAGTACTGAAAACGGAAAAATCACACTCACTGTAGATGGTAATAAAACTACTGTTCCTGTTCACGGATTAGGATCTGCTGCATATACAAATTCAAGTGCTTACTCTTCTGCCGGGCATACTCATACAAAAGCTCAGGTAGGACTTGGTAATGTAGATAATACAGCAGATGCAAATAAGAGTGTAAAACATGCAACTACTGCTGATAGTGCAACTACTGCAGGAACAGCTACAAATGTATCTGCTGGAGAAGGTACTGCTGATGCAGCTAGACATGTTTGGTTTTCTGACTCTACTACAGAGACAAAGCGAGCATACAGCGATAAGTTTAAATATAATCCTGTTACTAATAATCTGACGGTAAATGTTACAGGAAATGCTGCGACTGCAAGTAGTGTCGCATGGGGTAACATTACAGAGAAACCTTCTACCTATGCTCCTTCTGCGCATAATCATAATGATTCAACTATTACTTCTCTCAACGCAAGTAAACTCTTTGGAACAATTGATATTGCAAGGCTTCCCCATGGAGCATTAGAACGTCTGATTATTGTTGAAGATGATACTGCACGTTTTAAACTTACTACTGCTAATATTCAGCTTGGTGATACCGTAAAAGTAACTAAGACTGAAAAAATGTATTATGTTGTTGATGAGAGCAAATTATCTTCTGAGGCTGGTTATTCAGTATATACTGCCGGAACTGCTACTTCTGTACCATGGTCTGGAGTTACTGAAAAGCCTAGCAGCTATCCACCAGCGTCTCATAATCATGATGAACGTTATTATACCGAGACTGAGATGAATAGTAAATTAGATGAAAAAGCTACAAAAGTACATACGCATACTAAAAGTGAAGTCGGATTAGGCAACGTTGACAATACTGCTGATGCCACAAAAAGTGTTAAATATGCTATTTCTGCAGGTAGCGCATCATCTGCCGCTGCTCTTACTTCTAATGCTGGATCATCAACTCAGCCAGTATATTTCTCAGGTGGTAAGCCAGTAGCTTGTTCATATACACTTGGTAAGTCAGTGCCTGCAGATGCATTATTTACCGATCATACTTATGGAAACATGAAGGGTGCTACTTCTTCTTCCGCCGGAAGTGCTGGTCTTGTTCCTGCACCTAATATAGGAGAACAATTAAAATTTCTTCGTGCAGATGGTACATGGGTAATTCCTACAAATACGACATATTCTGTAGGTACTACAAGCTATTCCGGTACAACTAAACTCTATACTTCCACAGGGTCGGCTACAGATGGTACCATGACTCAAAATGCTATTACAACTGCTCTAAATGGAAAATCTGCTACTGGACACACACATAATTATGCTGGATCATCTTCAGTTGGAGGAAATGCGAACGCAGCTGTAAAATTAGCTACTGCAAGAAAAATTGGAAATGCATCTTTTGATGGTACATCAGATGTTACACTTTCAGAACTTGGAGTTGTGAATCCTGTCTATTTAACAAAAGGTGAATATGAAACCAAAAAAGCAAATGGGACTTTAAATTCAGATACATATTATTATGTTGGTGAATTAGGAATATATAAAGGCTCACAATGTATAGTCGAAATTGGCTCTATTCCTATCGCTACAACAACAACATTAGGTGGTATTAAACCTGATGGAAAAACTACATTTGTAGATGAAACTGGAATTTTAAGAGCAAAAGGCGGTATGACCGTTACTCCCAAGCCCGTAAACAACCCAACAATCGAGAACGCAGACGCATCAGTCACAATTAAATGGCAAGACCCAGAGAATACGGTAATCAGTGGTTCAACATTCTCTACTTGGGCTGGTACAAAACTCGTAATGAAAGAAACGGGCTATCCTGCAAATCCAGATGACGGAACACTTGTGGTTAATAATACAGTTCGCGACAAATACAGAACCACAGGCTATACCGTCACAGGGCTGACAAACGGTAAAAAATATTACTTCACACTGTTCCCATACAACACTGATGGCGTATACAACTACGATGCAGGAAACAGACTTCTCGGCGAACCAGAGGATTTGAAGATTGTCACATTCGCTGACGGAACGGATGCTGAAATCGCAAAGATGATTGAAGCGCACTACGCAGGTAAAATCAATATCAGTGATTATTGGGCGGTTGGCGACAAGAGAACCATCCATCACAATGCCATGGATGCAACAGGCGTGAGTGAGTCACACAAAGCGAATGATTATGCCTATGTAATTATCGGAATTGAGCATGATGACTTAGTGACTGCTATTAATGGCAAGACCAAAGCTGCTATTACAATTCAGACAGAACGTATGCTGTATTTGGACACTACGACAGAATATAACAGTTCTTATAATGCGCCACATGAATGTGGATATATGAATAGCTCAAACACGAATAGTGGTGGTTGGGAAGGATGTGCAAGGCGTACGTGGTGTAATAATGTGTACAAGCAATGCTTGCCTGCTTATATTCAGAACATGATGAAACAGGTTAAGAAACTGACATCAGCAGGTAGTACGATTAATACTTCAAATGACTATGCGTTCTTACCGTCTGAAATTGAAGTTTTTGACAGTACAAGATATTCTTTCGCAGGAGAGGGAAAGCAGTATCAGTATTTTAAGAATGCGACTGCTAATAATTATAAGAAACCACGTTATAGCAGTGGTTACGCATCTGGCTGCTATTGGGAGCGTTCGCCTCGCTCCAACAACAGCAATTGCTTCTGCGTTGTAAACATAGACGGGAGTATGAGCTACGATAATGCCAGCAGCACTTATGGTGTTGCCCCCTGCTTATGCATCTAAAATCTTAACAAATCCCATCTACCGCCGTAAGGCGGTTAAAAGGATTTGCGGCAAACACAATTTTCCCATCAAGTCAAAAGAAACTGAATATTCATGAACAGTATCAGACAATCGGGAAAGTAAATTAATGAATTATTTATAGCTGAATGGCTAAGAACAGGAGGTGTATATGGATAAAAAGGAAATTGCAAATATTTACAAAGCCATCAATCGAGTTTCAAACAGGCTAAATGAGATGTCTGAAAAATTGGATTTTGTCATGCAGATGCTTAATGCAGAATCTAATCGCAAGATTTTAATTAATGGTGATGGAATTGATGGTCTTGCTGAACTTGTATCAACACATGATTCAGCACTTGACGAACTTGCTACATTAGTTTCGACAATTGGAGGTGAAAAAAACAATGGTTAAATTTTATGAGGAAAGAGTTATTAATGGATTAAAAAAATGGACAGATGTTCCTGAGTTATGGAATGCAAAGGTAATTGAAAGACTTCAAAAGGATGGCTATGTGCTGAATGAGGATGGGACGGTAACGAAAAAAGTTAAAGAAAATCACATCACTGAGAATTCTAAATCTGATATAACAGAAGATACACAAAATAAATAATATTTCTATCTATCTTAAAGTGAGAAAGTAATTACTACTCTCTCACCTCTAAATCTTATTTACCCAAATCTAACAATTTGTGCAAATATGAATCCGTTTGAAGTACATCAAGTGATGTATCATCATTGTTGACGACTACGAACTTATTCGTTTCATTTTCAATGATTTGCCTGATGTAATCAAACACATGTAACGTATGTATGAAACTTTGCATTTGTTCATATGTGATAATATGTACATCATCTGACATTTCGAATATAAGAATCTTTAGACCTTTTCGATGTTTATACATTTTAATAAAGTCATTTATTTCTTTTTCATCAGAAGTGTTGAGTTCATCTACTACATAACTTTCGATATGGTCAATTCTTATACAGAGTAATTTGATGTAGTTTTTAATCTCATATAATGCCATTGTTTTCCACCTCCTTTCTAGTCATGGTATGGAAATTATACATACAATATAAAGCAGATTCATTAGTAAACGATTGGTAAATATGGAAATAATTGGTAAATGAAAGATAGATTTCATAACATAAAGCAAATTATGAGAGTCTTGTGTGATAACAAGGCTCTTTATTTTTATAGAAAAATGAGGTGATATTATGGCAGAAATTAAAGGAATTGATGTTTCCAGATGGAATGGAAAAATCGACTGGAAAACTGTTGCTAATTATGGAATGGGCTTCGCAATCCTAAGAATCACAGAAAAAGGGAATATTGTTGATAGCACATTCGAACCAAATTACAAAGGTTGCATTGAAAATAAAATTCCTGTTGGAGCCTATAAATACAGCTATGCTACTACTATTGCTCAGATTAAAAATGAAGCAAATGTAGTTATTAAAACATTGAATAAAAGAAAACTGGATTATCCAGTATTTCTTGATATAGAGGATAAATGTCAGGAGAATTTATCTGACAGTTTAATGATGAAAATGATTGAAGCGTTTAGAGCTATTATTGTCAAAGCTGGATATAAATTTGGTATTTATTGCGGGTATTCTTGGTATCAGAACCAGTTACCAAAAGGTGCTAAGAAATATGACTGTTGGGTTGCCCGATATCCTAATAATGATACCGGTGAATTACAGGAAAGATTAAGAGTTCCTGCTTCTACTGGTGTTATTGGATGGCAATATTCTAGTAAGGCAAACATTCCTGGTATTCCAACAAAAACCGATCGAAGTGTATTCTATAAAGACTATTCTAAATCTTCTACTACTTCTACAAACTCTCTCAAACCAACAACTACACAAGGAAGTGATACTATGAATAAAGATAAAGCTATTGATGCTCTTATTGCTTGCGCTGAAAATGAGGTTGGATATTTAGAGAAGAAATCTAATTCTCAGCTTGATGATAAAACTGCAAATGCAGGTTACAATAACTACACTAAATACTGGAGAGACGTATATCCTCAGTATCAGGCACAGGCTTGGTGTGCTGCATTTGTGAGCTGGTGTATGATGAAAACATTTGGTCTTGATGTAGCTAAAAAACTCCTTAAACATTGGCCTTATGTATACTGTCCTACTCTTGGAAATCTCTTCACAAAGTATGCAAATCCACAGCGAGGAGACATTGTAATCTTCTATCGTAATGGCACATTTGCTCATACTGGATTAGTAACAAAAGTCGAAGGAGATAAATTTTATACTATTGAAGGTAACACTTCAGGAGGCTCTTCTATTGTTCCAAATGGTGGTGGAGTTTATGCTAAAAGTTATTATAATTCAAATCTCCCTGGAACAAAGTTTTGTCGTCCAGACTATTCTATTGTCACATCTATTTTAACATCTCCTGCACCTATACAGCCATCTTATACTGCATGGGTAGGTTCTTGTACAGCTAATGGAACAGATGTATTCTCAGACGCTACAGGAGCTTCTAAGCTAAGTACATATCCTAAACTTAATGCAGGTAATCTTGTGGATATCATCGGTGAATCTGGTACAAGATATCAGGTTCGTATCGCTGCAAAATATATAGGATATGTAGAAAAATCTAACATTAAAAATCCTAATACTCCTGCTGCAACAACTACAAAGAAATATCCTTTTGTAGGAAAGGTAACTGCAAGTAAATTGAATGTTCGTAAAAAGGCTGGCACAAAGCATCCATTACTATTAGAGTATCCGCAGTTAAATAAAGACGATCTTGTTAATGTCCTCGGAGTTACAAAAGATACTAAAGGTGACAGATGGTACAAAGTATCAATTACTAAAAAAGAATATGTTGGCTATGTATCAGCCAAATATATCATTAAGGCATAAGGAGGTACGTCATGGGTATTGAACAGATACAGAAAATCCATGAGTTTGGTGAGATCAATGTGATCATATCTTTACTTCTTTGTGCAATGCTTGTTATAGCTTTAAAAGCTGGATGGGAGAAACTTCTTGATGTTCTTGGTCTCGAAACAAAAGCATCTCTACAGAAGAAAGCTTTAGAGAAGAAGTTGTCTGATATGGAACAGAAAATTGCTGATTTTGAGCAGTCTCAACATAATTATCATGACCAGTCCATTAATATCAGAGATAAACTCGAAGATAATCAGAAAGTCTTACAGGATGGCATTAATGAACTGAAGACGCTTCTCATCAATAAAGAAATTGATGATATAAGAACAACTATTTTAGAATTCTCTAATACTGTTATGAACGACAGAGACTATAATAAAGAACAATACGAACATATTATTGATTTGTATGATAAATATGAAAAAATTCTTGAACAGAATGGGATGACTAATGGTCGTGTTACTGCTTCCATGGAATTCGTATTAAAAAACTATCAAGATTTAATGGACAATGGTTTTAAAAAATAATCCTTGCATTTATGTAGGGATTATTTTTTATGGGGAAGGCTACATGGAAAATAAATTTTTATCACCTGAAATAAATCAAAAAATTTATGATTATTGTAAAAATACGATTACTGATTCACTGAAATTTTACTTATATATACATATTGTCCCAAAAGAAATAAATTCATATGGACATGATAAGTATTATGTAGGAATTACTTCGAGACATCCTAAAATACGATGGATGAACGGGCTTGGATATAAAACACAAATGTTTTATAGAGCAATTGAAAAATATGGCTGGGATAACATCGAACATAAAATTATTGCCTCAAATTTAATCCAAACCGAAGCTGAAGAATTGGAAAAAGAAATTATTTTATATTTAAAATCTAATCAACCAGAATATGGATACAATATTGCTTCTGGTGGAATGTTTGTTGGTGGACATTGTGTAAAAATTGCTCAATATGACTTAGATGGAAATTTTATTAAATCATATCCCAGCATAGGAAACGCTGCATTAGAAATAAATCAAAATAAAGAGAGTGGTGGAATACGTTGGGCACTATCTCAAGAAGGCCGTACATGGAAGGGATTTATGTGGAGAGAATATGAAGAAGATCCTATACCAAAAATAGAGCCATATATACCTTATGATTGTCGTACTCCTATCTTACAATATGATTTATATGGTAACTTTATCAAAGAGTGGGATAGCCTGAAAGAAGCATCTGATTATTATAAAACTTATTGTATATCAAATGCATGCAGGCAGCTGGCTCCTACCGCTGTTGGGTTCCAATGGAAGTATAAAAACGACGACAGAATTATAAAAGATATTCATAATAGCACTAATAAGAAAACAATTTATGTATATACATTAGATGGTCAATTTATTAATCAGTATGAAAGTATTTCTGATGCAGTTAGAAAATTAAATATACCAATTAATCGTTCATATTTGGATGTGTCTAATTGTTATGCTGATATTCGGAAAAATTCTTCACATGGATATAGATGGTGCGATACATATTATGATAAATTACCACCACTATTACAACGTGGGAAACCTATTATTCAACTTAACAATAATAAGCAAATTATAAATATATTTAATAACATGAATATGGCAACTAATGAAACATCAGAAAGCCGATCAACAATTACAAACAGTTCAAACAAAGATAGATTAACCAAACGTGGATATTATTGGAAATTTGCATCTGACATATCATCAGATAATCTAAATTTTATTAATGAAGATATTAAAGAAAAATATTATGAAATGACCGCATAA